GGTGTTATAGTGTTAGTAGGTGTAATTGTGTTGGTAGGTGTTATTGTATTTGTAGGAGTCTGAGTCGGAGTTATAGTGTTGGTAGGTGTGATGGTATTCGTTGGTGTGATTGTGTTAGTTGGAGTCTGTGTTGGTGTTATAGTGCTAGTTGGTGTAGATGAATTGACTGGTGTTGATGTATTAGTTGGTGTCTGAGTTGGTGTTGATGTATTAGTTGGTGTAATTGTGTTAGTAGGTGTAATGGTATTCGTTGGTGTCTGAGTTGGAGTTATAGTGTTAGTAGGCGTGATGGTATTCGTTGGTGTTTGGGTTGGTGTTATAGTGTTAGTAGGTGTATTGAGTAGGTGTTATCGTATTTGTAGGTGTTTGGGTTTGTGTTGGTGTACGAGTTGGTGTTATAGTCTTTGTAGGAGTAATAGTTTGTGTTGGTGTGCGAGTTGGTGTTATTGTATTTGTGGGTGTTGGCGTTGGGGTGGAACTTTCAGCAGGTGTTGATGTGTTAGTTGGTGTAATTGTGTTAGTAGGAGTAATAGTGTTTGTTGGTGTATTTGTAGTAGTGTTAGTTGGTGTAATTGTATTAGTCGGGGTGTTTGTTGGTGTCTGTGTTGGAGTTTTAGTTTGAGTTCTTGTTGGAGTACTGGTCTGAGTGTTTGTTGGTGTATTAGTAGGTGTCTGAGTAGGAGTTGGTGTTGGTGTTGGCGTTTGTAAGTTAAAGAAACACCCAACAATAAAATCAAATGTACTTTCATCATTATTTGATGTAGTTACCACTACTTTAATAACCTCAGTGTATTCATTTAACGTAATAGTATCTGTACCTGTGCCACCTGTATAACTATCAGAGAGTGTTATCGGTGTATAAACATCAAAAACATCTTGATTTGTATATCCTGAATAGTCAAATGTTATTGAACCATACGATGTTGTTGGATTAATTTTAACATAATAAACTAATGGTGTTGGTGAATATTCTCCATGTATTAATTCATTACAATCATAAACATCTTTTTCAACCAAACATGATACATTGAACTTATACCTTGTTTCTGGATTTGCATCTGCGATTACCCTTACTTTAATTATGTTAACATTAGATGGTATAAATATTTCTTCTGTCCCTGTTCCACCTGTAAATTTATATGGTGTTGATGAAGCGTTAAATGGTACATAAACCTCAAATTCATCATTAATTGTGAAACCTGTATAATCAAATGTCACTACACCATTAATACCACTGGCGTTATTTATATTGATATAATAATCGGTTGGTGTAGCACTATAGTAACCTGTAACAATTTCATCACAAGGTAATGATACAACACTTGTTGGTGTTACCGTTGGTGTTTGTGTCTTAGTTACTGTTGGTGTAATTGTCGGTGTCGGTGTTGGTGTGTCAGTAGGTAATGTGTCAACAGTCAAACATGAAACATTGAAATCCCAAGATGATTCTGACACATAACTTGTTACATCAATTCTAATTATATTAAATGTTCCGTTAACATATATTTGTTCACTACCTGTACTACTATCAAAAATTTGTGGTGTTGTAGATGTTACAGGTGAATAAACTTCAAACTTATCAGGTGTTGAACCACCCGTATAATTAAACATAAAGTATCCACCTTGACCATTTGCTTGTATATCAACAAAGTATGTTTTAGGTGTTAATGAATAACCACCCGAAACGTTACGATTACATGGATATACAGTTGCAGGAGTGATACATGAAACACTAAACGAATATCTTGATTCAGGGTTGGTGTTAGATGTTACCCTAACTCTTACAACATTGACATTTTGTGTCACACTAATAACCTCAGTACCTGACCCACCAACAAATGAATATGGTGTTGTTGTTGCAAGATATGGAACAAACACTTCAAATGTCTCAGAATCACCTAAACTATCATATGTAAGAGTGATTGTGCCATTGAGTTCACTAATATTATTGATATCAATATAATAATCAACAGGTGTTGCTGACCATGTACCTACAATTGTTTCATCACAATTATACGTGTTCTCACCAATAGGTGTCACTGTAGGTGTTGGTGTATTGGTTGGTGTTGTAGTATTGGTAGGTGTAATAGATGGTGTAACAGTATTTGTTGGTGTATTTGACGCAGTGATAGTTGGTGTTGGTGTATTTGTTCGTGTTTGTGTTACAGTCGGTGTAACAGTCTTAGTTGGTGTTGGTGTTGGTGTTTGTGATAAATCAGGTACAGGTGGTAATTCACCACAGTTTGTCTCATATGTTCTTTCAAGTGAACTAATCGATGGTATTGTGTCACAATTATCAGAATTCGGAACATAATAATATTGTTGTAACTTCATATCCAAGTCAGTAAACTTGGTATACTCATGTTGCACCAATAATTGATAATCTTGATTACCGTTGAATAATATTATGTTAGATAAACCTGTATCATTTTGAATGTTTAAATTGAAATATAAATTTGGTTCACAATAATCTAAAGTAACCCCACTAACTTCAAATAATTCTCCATTATGTGAAATAAGGTAATCTCCACGTCTGGTATAATTAATTGTTTGTCCCACTTCTTCTAATTCAGGACAACAAGAATTTACAACATCTTGTGTTTGTACTGATTCGTCTGTTATTACTTGTAAAAATTCAGGTAATCTATTATCAAATTCATACGTTCTTTTATTTGTTATTGACCCATCTAATTCGTTTACATTTTTATTTGTATAAACTCTTAATCTTGTTGTTGGTAATACTTCAAATATTTCAATACCTGTTGCTCCTGTTGTTGTAATTACATTTTTCTTAATAGAACCCAAACAATCTTTTCCTGTAACAGTTACACCTGTGTATAAGAATGTGAAAGAATAATCATTTAGTTCCTTTGCTTCAACTATTTGTTGATACGAATATGATGAGTTCGGTAGATACACTGCAGAAAGTATTGTATCACCCGACATTATGTTTTGAACCTCAGTGACCACACAATCACCTGATATGATGAAATTTTCTATATCAACAGATGTTGTATTTTCATCAATAGTCGCACTAACTACTTTTATTACTGTTGAACCACTTTTTATACCATAATCAAAACTTTGTCTGTATTGTACTTTTGGTTCTATTGTATACCCTGATGTATTCCCAACAGGTGTACAAACAGATTTTAATTGTAATCCTTGTAATTTAATTTTAACATCACAGTTTCCTGCATCAACAAATAACAAATCAACTTCTTCATGTTCTGTTAATCCCGAAAATCTTAAAGTACAAACATCTTCAACTGTTAATCTTGACAAATCATTGTCACAATCAATAAAAGAATGAACAGGTGAATATGGTCCTCCACCAGTATCTAAGACACCAATAGTATTTCCTGTAAATTTAATTAATACATCACCGACTAATCTACAATTTTCAGTTCCACCTGAGAATATATCGTCTGTTTCATATTCAAAATTGACTTCAACACCACATGTTGGTCCTGTTTTATTATATTCAGTGGCAAATGTTAAATCGATATAATCTCTTATTGAACAATCATTAGTTCCGTAATAAATTGATGTGAAATATATTGTTGACCCAACAATTTGATACTTAATTCTTTCAACGGGATTATTTACTACATTCTCAATTAAATTGATTACTGCACCGCTCCACAATGTTTGTATTTCTGCACTATCAGGTACTATATATGTTTTATAATCACATATTAATGGTAAATTATTAGAACTTACTGATAATGATGTGCAACCTCCTTCATCAATATAATTTTGTAAATCTGTCGCAAAACCTTCATATAATTTTGCAGATACTCCATTTACTGTTGAAGTTCCACTTATAATAACAACTTCATCCTCAGTACTACCAGTGTATATTTCTCCATCAATATTGATAATTGGTACTAAAGTGATACTTGAAATACTTGAGAGTCCACGTAGATTATTTTCTTCACCTATCATGGTTTCTAAATCTTCTTCAATCGCCAATTCAAATTCAGGATATAATGATTGGTTGAATTTTTTAATTTCACAACCTTTTCTATATTGGAATTTATTTCTACCAAAAACACTATTTTCTATCAAATTACCACCACTCCATAATGTTGTTGCGGGAATAAATTGTTCAATTAAATTAGTCCAATACGGACTCAATGTGTTAACAAATTCATTGATTGTTGGAAGATTATATGCGGTAAATCCTGTACTTGATAAATAAGATTTATATACGTCTTCTAACTTAATGTAATTCTTTTTGTATTTTATCAAATGAGAATTTTCAATTTGTGTACTGACAACCGTATTTAAAAACTGTGAAAATGTTACACCTGTTTGTGGTTGTAATGTTGCCGTACCAAATGATAATAATAGTTCTCTTGATTTTCTATAAATGTCATAGTCTTGTCCTCTTGAGGAGGATACATATACATTAATATTTTTTCTTTGTAATATTAATGATGAAAATTCATTCGTTATATGTGATTTGACGTTATCGATTTCTGATTCTAATTCATATCCCGTATCTAATCCAGGTAAAGTTCTAAAAACGTCAAAATACTCTTCCCCGTATGTAAATTCTTTTGATTTTGTTTTTATGACTTTTGTTCTACCTGTTAATATTGAATTTTCTGTATCTAAAATATCTATTGACCTGTGTTGTAATGTTTTCTCGTACCAACCAGACCCTTTTTGAAAATATATGTCTGATGTAATATCAAAAGCCTTTCTTGGTAATCCTGTTAATTCATCTACAGGATATGTTTCTCTTGTAAATGATGTTAATCCTGATAGTATAGCGTTATATATGTCATCCTGTAAATCTAATGATTTGGGCATAGATGTAACTCTATACACATATTCATCCATTACAATCATCGGTTCAGGTACACCTAAGAATTTTAGGAAGAAAATGATACTTTTTCTCGTTCCTTTGGATTTAAATAATTGTGCAAGATTTACTAAAATTCTTCTATAAAATTCATACTCAGATTCAATAACATTAGTACCTAAATTAACCCCACCATAAGAATTACTGACCCTTGTATATAAAAGTTGATTTAAACTCTTATCATCAGTTAAATTAAAAGTTTCTAATCCTAATGTATTTGCAAGATTTTTTAATAAAATATCGGGGACATTTTTTACACCGTCATATGTCACATTACGCATGTATGCAATGTCATCTATGAATTTTTTTACCCTATCAAAACTTTGTCCGTATAATTGAAATACACTCTCACCTTTTTGTTCTTCTGTATCAAATTCATATAATTGAGGTGAGGACATGAATCTGATAAATAAATTGGATTTATAATTATCAACTTCATCCGCAATATCACTTAAACTTTCTAAATAACTTTCATAGTCTAATCCAACTATTTTTGGATTCCAATTATCAACTGACAATGGCCAAGAAACACTTTCTTCAACAATTTCAATTTTTGTTTTATCTTGACTGTCTTTTGGTAATTTAAAAGTTGCTGTAAATTTTGGAAATGTTTCTCTATTTAATAAAACTTCTTCTAACTCATCTAAATTTTTATAAAACTCTTCAACTACCGCATCATTTGGTCTAATTAATACATTCTGAGTGTATGCAGTTAAACTGCCAAATGGTTTACCTTCAACTTTAAGTGTGATTTTTTTATTGTCTGTAGATTGATTAAAATTAGTAACGTTATATGTGTCTCCACTTATATCTAAAACATAATTTGTATAAGAAGAATAAAAATTTCTTATTGTTTGTTGTGAATCATTTCCTAAATTATAATTAGGTTCAATTAATTTGATATCAAATGGATTAAATATCATCGATATCTGTAGTTCAAAACTTGATGTATTATAATTTACATCATATGAAATGTTTCTAACAGTATTCGTATCTAAACTAATTGGACTGTTTTTGTCTACAAAAAAACCAGCAGGATATTTTTGAATTATGTTTGTTATTGAAGAAGATATCCGTTTTTTTAAGGACCCAAACAAAGATTTGTTACCGTCAGTTTTAGATGATTTGAAACGTACAGTTTCATCTTTTTTAGTTTCTATCGCAGTATTTGTTTTAGAATTAACTACAGTGTTTTCTAAATCGTCTAATGTTAAAAAATCTGAAAAAGGTTGTGTTGTAAAATTTTTATCATCCTTTTGAGGGATAACTTTATCTAAAATGAAATTGGTATTTGTCAATTGACTAGTACCATCAGTGATTTGCACACCAATTAAATTATCATTAAATGTATCTGCTCCACTCGCCGCTTGACTTGGTACTTTTCTTTTTGCCATTATATTTCAGTAATAGTATCAAAATTTAATGTTTCATCAATATCTGTTCTACCTTCTCTAATCTCATAAAGTGTTTCATTAAATTCATCTTTAATTTCATAAAGATTGTATTGTTTATAGATATTGTTGTTATTATCATAAATGGTGTATATACCAGGTGCAACCGCTTTACTTTGATTACCATACAATGCGTGTGCTAACGTTGATATATCGTGTTCTACCATTTCAATTTCTATTGTTGTTGGATTGAAAAATGTATTGGTTAATATGATTTTTTGTGATGGTAATCCAATAAATGGTATTGTGTTAGGTTTATTTGAGGGGGCAGAAGATGGTGTCACAGTTAAAAACATCAAATTTGTCGCTTGGTCACTGTATTGATATCTTACTGCTTTTTGTGTTGTACTCGTTAAGTTTGTTGCTACAGGAGTACAATAAAAAGATGATGTTACTAATCTATAAAAATTAGGTATTTTTTTATTGTCAGTACTGTTTATGTACTCAATTCTATATCCAACCAATCCTTGTGGTGTGAATTTATTTCTATCTGCGTTTGGAACATTACTTAAATCGATTATAATACCTCGTACTGAAGGTAATGACGCTAAAATTCCACAATCAGTAATAGTTGTCCTTATTTGTTTTGGTCTAATATGTAGTGTGTAAATTCCTAATTCAGTGAAATCATTAGACGATAATTTTAAATTATACAACCCACCTAATAATTCGATATTAGGTGCGTTTGCATCGTCTGTAGTATCAGAATTATGATATATTGGTGTTAATAAATCAACAGCACTTAATTTTTTTAACGTTACTTCAGATGATGAAATTCTATCTGCAGAATAATGAAAGAATATATCAACATCTTCTGGTGATACGTCTGCTGGCCTTATTGTACCAAATGTTCCTAAAGACATAAAGTTTTATTTATAAATATGAATTTTATTGTTTTTTTATTATAAAAAATTCATTTTGATAAACATCTAATTCACCTACACTATCAATTTCACTCAATCTAAAGTTATTTTCCAAAACACTTTGTTTTTTTCTATCAACAAAAATGTCTGAATATACTTGTGGTTCTTCAACAAAACCTAAGAAATGTTCGTTTCTTGTTATTAATTTATTGAAAACCTCTTCTTTTGTAAAATCTGATGTAGTCCCTGTTATCATAGTATATCCATCAGGATAATCTTTATAATATAAATTGTCAATAGTATATGCCGTATAATTTCCAATACTATCAGTTCCCGTTGTAGTTCCCAAATATTCATTGGACCCATATAATTGTAATTCCCCTAATCTACTTTTACCTATCGCCAAATATGTAAAACCTGGATTAGTGTTTCCTGTGTTATTTGTGTAATCTAAATTATTCAAATAATTTTGTGTTTGTCCTGTTGCGTTGTCATATGCAGGGACTACAATGTTTGTGAACGTACCTAACGGGTTATAATTAAATGTATTTTGAGGTAATGTTATTATTTTAGATAAACGTTCGGTACTCCAAGGAGAATTTAAAATTATCTTTATTTCGTAAACACCATCATTTGAATATGTGTGTGATACTGACGGTAAATTAGTATTTAAAATACCTAAATTTACTTCTATTGATGATGTTTCCCCATCTCCCCAATTTACTGTAAAGGTTTGTTCTACAATTTTTCTAAGTTTATCAGGATTTACCGTATTATAAACAGTTACCGTACTATTCGAAATTGTGTATGTAAAATTTACTATTTGTTCAACTTGTTCTAAATCTCCATCAAATCCAACCATAACACCAAATTCATCTACTTTAGATTCTAAGAATATTGGTATATTATAAGAATTAACAGAATCTGATTCTAATATTGAAGACCACCTGACACCATTCCATTTATAATATCCAACAGGAACACTACCTGTAACATTATAATATATGTCATTTATATTAGGTCCATTATATATACTTCCTGACCAAGGGGTTAGTATGTCATTATAATCATACCAATTTTGACTTGTCAAAGAAACTAATTTTACTTCAGGAATATTTTTCTTGAGTATCTCGTATCTATTTTTTTCCATTAACAATTACCTCCACCTTTTTCATAAAATTTTATTGGATTTGACCTCGTTCCTGCTCTATCACCCATAGTACCATCATATTCATGAATTCTATATGAATAATTATTCATGTCAATTATTACCTTATAGTACATATCTTGAGTTTCATCTACTTCATGAGTAGTATCAAAACAAGTATTTGTAAAATCAAGAATAGAACCATCACCACCATTAAAAAATTTTGCAGTCATGTAAAATGTATTTCCTGTAAGTTCAGTTTCATCATATGGTGTGTCATCTTGAAACCAATAGAAATACATATTTTCTTTATTCTTATAATTTGACCCAATAAAAACAGGAACAAAAACATAATCATTAAAATCGTTCATTGTTAAATAAAACTTTTCTCCGATTGGTAAGTCTAAATTTTTAGCGAATATCAATCTCCTATTTGACCTGTCAGGTGATTCATCATTTGGTGTTTTGAAAAATTCTAATCTAAAAAAACTGTTTGTTGTTTGTTTAGTTAATTTTGCATTTTCTGAATTGGTTATACCTACCGCTTCGTAATTTTGTACATATGTACCTCCACTTAAAAAATAAAAGTAAAACCAAATATCGTTTTGTGTATGTAATGGATTTGTTGTCATCCCATCATATTCTTGATGGATATATCTAACTGTTTCATAATTTTCTATGTCATTGATTACTAAATCTAACATTTCATTTTCATACTCAACAAATGACTCTGACCACCCTAAATTTGTTTTGAAATCAGTTTGATTGTTAAGTACAATATTTAAATTTTGTTGTGGTTTAAGTATTTTCATATCAACATTTAATTCTTAATGTTTTAAAATCTTTTATTCCATCTTTTTTAACTGTAAATGATTTTTCATTTTTAATATAAAAATTTATATTTTTTAACACAAAATGCATATCATTGACAAATGGGTAATTAGTTCCATATCCTTCGTCATCTATAAATCCATGTTCGTATAAATCTCTCCATTTCCATAGTTTTTCACTTTCATAATATTTTACGTTTTCTGGTAAATTGTATACGTTGTCTACTTTTGATGTCTCAATATATGGTGATAATTCTCTAAGTTTGACTCTATGATGCGGTTGATAATATAATCCAAATAAATTAGTGGATGTTGCTCCTGAATAAAAATTAGGGTCATCTTGATTGTAATCAAAGATGTCTACAGATGGTGCAAATTTGTGTAAACATTCACTTACAATTCTTTCTTTAAATTCAAAATTGTTGTACTCAACAAACGCCCCAACTAATGTTGTTCCTTTAGATATTGCATCACCCGAATTAAATGTATATGTTGTTGAATTTTCTGTTTTAGTGAAAGGTTGATATGTTATACTTTGTTCTTTTGATGTATCACCATCAAAATGTTGGTCTATCCATGTATCATGAAAATTAAATTTATAACCAACTTTAGGTGGATAATTAAAGTATCCATTTTTATTTCTGAAAATGATAGAAACATAAACTTCTGTTGGTGTATATCCTAAGTTATTTGTAATTCCTGTTAAATAGAAAGGTTTTTTAAAATCAAATATTACACTCTCCATTCTATTTTTTTCTACTAAATAATCATTAATACCCGCAGAATTTTCGTACAATAATTTTCTTTCATTTTCCCATATGGATGATTCGAATCCAATATTATCCATGATGTAATCATTGACATCTGTTAATGTTTTATGTTTATGAACATAATAAGTAGAAACAGTATTATCAATGTCTTTTTTATTTAAACATCTTCTACCAAATATTACCGTATTATCTGATAATGTTATTGATGAACCAACCTCATTTTTCAATATTTTTATTATCCTCTTATCTGAATTATATTTTTCATCTCCAACCGCATCTATATAAAATATTTTATTTATAACACTGATTGAATTTAGATTAGTATTATTCAAAATCACATATTCACCGACACTCATTCCATGGTCAACATCTGAAGTTAAAATGTAATATCTATCATCAGAAGAAATCACAAATGGTATTCCATCTTGTGCTTTGAAACTATATGTTGTGTTACCTGACGTAGTATATGATAATTGATACTGTGTATCTGAGGTATATACATATGAAAGATATATATTCCAATTATGGTAAGGAGCATCTATATTTGTTATTGTTGTGTGACCTGTAAATTGAGTTAATAACTGCACATTAGGTGTGAAATTGATTAAACTATCTCCACTTGACGGTGAGTTAACTTCTCTTAGTGTGTCTTTTCTCAGTAACGCAAATTCGTTATATGGGATAAATCCCGTATCATCACCGACTTGACCAACACCAAGAAGATATAAATTATTTCTTAAATAGTCATATTGAGTTACACCAACGTACTCATTATTGAAAATCATTTTTATTTTACCATAGATTCGATACTTAACACTTTCATTTCTTTCTTTATCATATAACTCTGAAACACTAAGTATGATATTCCTATCATTTTCTCTAAGTAAATTCTGAGTTGTACTTAATTCTAATAATGAATTTAATTCTTCATCAGGTGCATTAAAATATCTTTTTCTTGGTAAAACTATTTTGTTTTTCTTCATTATTCAACAGGTGTAAATGCATTTTTAGGGCCGAAATATTTTGTGAATATATCAAATGCCGTTTTTTCAGGTTTTATACCAAAATAGAATAAAAATGGTGTTGATAAAACTTGTTTATTCCCACTGTAATTCTTTTGTGTTTGAAATAAAAATATTTCCTGTGAACCTGAAAGATATTGTTCTGTTTGTTTGACCCAAGTTTTATTTACAACCACATAAATATCACCTCTGATTGGGTCTTTTTTAAAATCTGTTCCTCCATATGTCAAAACATGTAACCAAACATTACCTTCAATATATTCAAGAGCACCATTAGGTGATGTATCAGGTGGAGTTAAACTTATTACATCCATTCTTTCTAAAATATCCTCATAATTACCATCAATCATGTATGTCGGATGTGAAATAGTCATAGGTCTCAACAAATATTCTTCCTCACCATCTGCCATGATGTAATTTGTTGTTGTAGAATTATGACTTGATATTGAATAGATTCTTTGTAATTTCATAGACGCTATATTTGTCCTATCCCATTTTTGCAAATCGGAAATTGGTCCATATCCACCAAACCCATCATCTCTTTTATCCCATAAATAAAATGGAACGACTTGTGAAAAATCGCCTAATCTATTATTCAAACATCCTCTTACAAATGCACCGTTTTCATCAAATTTAAAATCTATTGGTGTTGGGCCATAAAGTCCGTTTCGTTTGAAATATGAACCAAATTTAGGGTCTTCAGGGTCCATAAACTCATTATTGTAAATGAAGTATTGTGGACTATCTAAATCAAATTCTTCAATACCCGCTTCACAATTTATTGACATCAATTGTAATAAATCACCATCTAACACCTTTATGTTCGACCCATACTGAGTACCACTAAAAAATTCATCAATTTTTAATTTGGCATTAGATGCATCTAATCTATAGTTTAAAGCGTGTTCTACAATTAATGCAGGGTCTTGATATGATGTTTTGGAAATATCTCTTATGACTGAACATGATGAGTCAACCAATGGGTCTGCACATATTTCGTAAAAGAATTCATCTCTAACACCTAAGTCATAAAATGTAGTAGGATGTAAAATTTGTTTTTGATATTGAGTTGATGATGGGACATTATATAATTGTTGTCCAATAAATTCACCAATACCATTTTGGTATTTATACGGAGTACATCTATAATAAAAATTATCATCAATGATATTATAGAATACCAATTCTCTTGGATATTTTGACCCCCCTTGGTTTAAATCATAGTTTGTTATATCATCCCACTTCAATTTCTTATCAAACTTAAAAAAGTATAAAACACCACTTAACCAATTATCAATAAATGAATAGTTTATTATTCCACCACAAAATGTGGTTGTAACTCTTTTTCGATTATACCATTCATTTATTGCTTTCAAATTGTTACTACCGCCAGTAATCACAGGTATTATAGTATAAACACCATCTCTAAATTCAGATAAACCTGATTTTGTTTTTCGGTCATATGTTGTGTTACCTATTTTATTCCACGTAACTTTATATGGTAATCTACCTGCATTAGATTCACCAATAATAGTTGACAATAATGTGTATCCTACAGGTTTAGTAGTAGATTCTTTAAACTCACTTGGATATGCTGGTGGATTTAAAGGATTCGTTGGACTTCCATAATTATTAGTCGTACCCCAAAGAAATGTCCTTATTGTGGATTCGTCAAATACTTTGTCATATTTTTGACATCCTTGTTCTACTGTTAATTCAAGAGGTTCACTTGAATCTTGTACTAATTTAGACCTATCATGTATTCTTAATATTGCAAATGAATTTGTGTCATCAATAACTTCAGTTTCGTAATCTACACCTGTAAGTTCTCTCCATTCTTGATATGTAAATTGAATATATTTACCTGTACCCAAACCTAAATTTGACATTAAACCATTTCCATTATCAACAATAAATTTAATATCAGTAGGTTCATTTCCATTATTGAAAAAACTTACAAAATCATTAAAAACAATACTGTCACCACTTGAAGAAGAATAAACTAAAGCAAAATATTTTGAAGTATTAGAATCATTTGGAATCGTTAAGGTCATATTATGTAAGTTATCTAAATCAGAAATATTAATAGTTGATGTATTTACACACAAACCTTCGTTTGATTTAGATGACTCATTAGGAAATAAATCAGGTAACAAAGTGGTTCCATTTAAATCACTACTACTAAAATTTGTAGAGTATTGCGATTGATTTATATATAATAAAACATATTTATTTCCTGATACAACATAATTATTAACTTTTAATTTAATTTCAGCAACTCTACAATAGTTATTTTGAAATGTTACGTCTTGAGTTACATAATCATCATCATTTAAACATTCTTCACAATCAGGATATGTTGTCAATGATAATTGAACTGTAAATTTATCTTGTATTTTATATGATAAATCTTTCAATTGTTCCCCGAATTTTCTAAATGGTCTCCACCAAAAAAGTGCAGGATGTGGAATTCTAAAGTCATAGAAAAAATCAGATATTATATAAAAAAAACTTCCTAATATTTCACCAACTTTTATAAAAATTATATTAACAACAAAAAGTAAAAAAAGAAGTATTTGAGATAATAATAAATTAAATTTGGTTCTATTTTTGAATGCAAAATTTGTAGGGAAATAATTAACTTTAGATGCACAATCTTCTTCCGTTGTTGGTCTAATCTGTTTCACACCTAAAAATGCATCTCTTCTTGCTGTTTCATAATGTGTTCCTTGAAAAGAAGATACAGTATAAACTTTACCATAAGAAAATTTATAAAAATAATCTTCAGGTATACCATTATTATTAGTACCTAATATTAAATCTTTTCTATGATTTTTAACTGAGTTACTATAATTTGTAGTATCTAATGTTTCTCCAGATATTGGATGAAGAACAGTTAAATAATCTTCAAATACATCAGAGAATTGGTATGTCGCTAACATACCCATACTATACTCCGCTCTATTGTGTGTTCCTCTAACAATATCAGGAGTAAATTCTCTTATATTTGGAACCAAATATTTTGCGGTTGCTTTCTTTCTATCTTGAAAATCTAATCCAATCCTAAATCTTGATATAGTAGTTGTTGGAACTCCTTTGTTTTTATCATTTGTTATCTCTTGTTCACCGAATTCATTGGTGTACACGTAATCCATATTCATAGGTATTACCGCCATCGCCACACCATCCTCATCAATAACTTCTGTGACGTTGTGATATTCTAACTCAGGATATACAGAAACACCATCAGAACCTATAACTTTGTTTCCTGTAAATCGAACACATTCTATTGTACCTGAACTTGTTTGTAAGTTACATTTATAACCAGATTTTGCTCGTATTTTACCATTTCGTTTAATTGAATCTGAATTATCATCAGTAAATGACGATACTAACATTAATGAAATAGGTTCTATCCTGATTCCCCTATCTGATAAATCAAAATCCGCTCTTGTAATCCCTATTTCACACAAATCTTGGTTACCCCAAAAAGGAAATACCTCTATCGTCTTATCGAAACTAATTATTTGAGGTAAACCATCAATGTCTGCACTTGATTTAAATTCATAATATCTTTCGAAATTAGATTCACCTATACCTTTTTTTATAAAATCATATGGTCTTAAAGAAAAACAACCTATGTCAGATAAATCAATATCAATATGTAATCTTTGTGTACCTATGGGAACACCCCATATCATAAAATCACCAGCATCATTAGTTTTAACTGTATAATTATAATATTTTTCGTATACCTCTAAAACTTCTTCTCTATTTAGTACATCAGATTGACTCGGAAATGTTCCCGTAGGTTTATGTCCACCATGTTGTTTTTTTGATGGTAATAAATTATATCTGAATCCGTTTTCATTTTTATCCCTTAATTCAACATAAGGATATAAAGATGAAATTACAGGGTCATCAGAATCATTCTCAGATAAAGGAACAAAAATCGAAACTTTCGCATTAGGAATGCCTAACCCATCATTTGCGGAAATTCTTCCAACAACAACTCCATAATCAGAACATAAAGTTGTATATACATCTCTTTGAGTAAACTTTAAAGAGAGTATTTCAAGTAAATCAAAGTCCTGTTTTAATTCGACAATGACCTTTTGGTCTTTTCCAATATTAGTTGAAATTCTATGTTTTTGTACCATCACTATAATAAATAGAAAAAATACTATTTTCTATTATTATAATTAAAAAACAATTTAAAATGAAGTCGTTCCTAATGTCTTGACCCTAATTTTAATGTCTTTATTCGGAAATCTAATTTGATAAATTTGATTTGACATCATATAAATAGTCATATCAGATTGTTGTATTTCTTTAGTCGTACTATCTTTATACGGTTGAGATACTTCAGAACTTGAATATTCTCCCCCTATCATATTAAACACTCTAACATCAACAACATTGACTACTCCTGAAATATTTCCAATTAATCTAATTAAATCACCTACAAATAATGGGTCTCCCATTTTTCTTTTATCGATAGAAAAATATGTGGTAGTCTCATTAATCACAGATTTTAAAACATCTGTTTGTGAAACATTTTTATCAAGTACCAAATCGTATTCTAATTTCAAATCTATAACCTCACCGTTATCTAAATCAACATAATCATTAATCATTCTGTATTCTGACAAATAATTGATGATGTTGTTTTTAAGTGTATTTGAAACGACATCCGTCAAATTACCTCTATCATCATAAGATAATATTTTAACCACTACTTTATTATCTATTTCAACTACGTTCACTTTTGCAGGTGCACCAAATGTTGACGGCATGTTTTCAATTAATGATTTATAATCATTTAAAGTGACTGCTCTATTTTGTGCTGCGAAATTATAACCAACCATATTTCGAATTTCTTCTATTGTAGGTTGGTCTGCACCACCAATCGCAGGAGTAACATTTGTTACACGTAAAGATTGTGCAACTTGAGTGTTAATCGTACTGTTTGGACCTAAAACATTAAATTCTACGTCATCAACACTTTGAATTACATTAACCCCTAAATTAGTGTCTTTACCCCCACCAATTCTATATCTAATAAAAAGAGTTGTGTTTGGTCTTGGTATCATTCCTAAAGACATATTATTTAAAAAAGTACCAATGTTGACTTTCATATTATTAGTAATATAATTGTCTAAATTATCTAATGGGTCTACATTACCTGAACCAAACGTCATTGAAAAATAACCTTCGGGTGTGTACTCTGTAATAAATTTATTTACAACGGGTACATATGTCCCTGGTAAAAAATTGTTTCTATCTGATACTGTGGTTGAGTCGGGTACAAATACCTTATCTTCAATTAAACTTTTTACTTCGTACCACTTATTTACATTCGAATCAAATTCTGATGAACTTGGGTTTGCGCCAAATGATGTTCCTTCTTTGTGTATAACGGATGTAATCCCTAAAACATTCTGTTCAGGTAAATATATTTTTAAAAATGGTTTTTGGTCAACATCTGTAATAACTCTTCTGAAAATTCTTGTAACACCATTAACAACCGCTTCTCTTTTTGTTATCGTATAAGAAATTAATTTATTATTACCATCAAAATTAGGTATTTTCAATCTATTAGGTTCACCTCTACTATTGAATGGATTTGAAAAATCAATATCTTCTATAGTTTCAAATATCTGTCCTCCACCTGAAACTTGTGCGCCACCTTTTAAAATACCCAAGTATCTTTCATCTTCTTTATCCCCTCTTACAGGTACATTTATTGAAAAATCACATAGAGCAACAGATGGTCTATTACCAGGAATTCTTAATCCATATGTTTTTGCAATATGAAACAAAGATTGTCTTTGTTGTGCAAAGTCTAACATTGTTTCTTGCCATACTCTATCTATATGAAAATGTAAATTATCTGAAACTGCTGCATTTAAATCCAATAAAACTGAAAATATTGATGCGTCATTAGTATTTTTTACTAAATCAGGGTAATATAATTTTGTTAGATTGACAAGTTCTTGTCTTAGACTCGCGAAATCTCTAACTGCGTATGATATTTTTTTTGCCATTTTATATGTTTATAATTATAAAGTCAGATGATGAAAATGCACCATTATTTACAGTATAATCAATTTTTACTTTTGCGGTGTATGGTTTTGTTGATAAATCTGAAACCCTAAATAATCTGTTATCTTCATCTTCAGATATACTTGATGGTTCTGAAGTATCATCTTCAGCATTTATTACTGTTATTGAATTTATGTCTAAATTAGGTATGTACTTTTTTATTGATTCTCTTATTTCTTCTTCTATCAAACTCCAAGAAATGATGTCATTTTGGTCAAAAATAAATTCATATATTCTTGTACCAAAATCGGGCAAATAATATCTCGTACCTTTTCTTGTTAATAAAAGATGAATCAAATTTGCTCTAACCTCTTTTTCAGGGGTATCTGTCATTCTTAAAAAAGTACCTTTATCACTGTCCCTAAATGGGAAATCAATACCATATGTAGCCATATCAAATAAATATAATGAATGAGAAAATGGTAATAAATAAAAAACTCGGATTATTCATCCGAGTCTTTTTCTCTTTCTTTGATTTTGGTTGTTCCTTTTATTCCTTTCGGGTCATAAGGACAATGTCTACATCCACTTTTTGCCGAACCACAACAATAACCTCTTTGTTTATGATATAACTCTGTGAATACGACCTTATTACCATCTAAATAATAATGAACACCTTCAACAAATGTTTTACTCATACCATATAAATATGGTTAAATTCGAACTATCTCGCAACTGCCCCCTGCACAGCTCATTGCACCATAATCAGAGATATCTTTGAACTGTGGTTTATCAAGAATTTCTCCGAAATCTACTTCTTTGAATTGACGAGTAATTGTTTCCCATTTGTGGAACAAGTGAATGTCTTTCAAACAATATACCATTCTTCTGATATCTCCTTTATAATAATTCTTTGCAAACTTCTTTGCTCTGTCCAACCAATACTTCTTGAGTAACACTTGCTCCCTCGTACCTGTTACAGGTAATCCCTCTATTAATGTGTCACATGCCAACCAAAGGTTGTTATCAAAGTAATGAAGACCGTCTACAACCAATCCTGACGCTAATACAGACCCTTTACCATATTCACTGACAAGTTCCTCAAGATTCAATACTGAGGTGAATGGTGCTTGGTTAAAATCCTTGTCACCATAGTCAGACATAAATGATACTGCTGTGAAATCTTCCTTATTATCCCAAATGTAATCTACGATTGCATCTTTATCATCTATGATAACTGTACAACTTGTGTTATGATTGATTGGATTATAAACACATCTTTCAGGATTAGTTCCTGCGTTGACCCAATTCTGTTGTACAAGTTTAATCAATTCAAGATGTTTGATACCTTTCATGTCCTTTTTGAATAATCCTTTCTTTGGATTCTCAACAGGAACAAATACCACATAATCACTCTTGGTTGTTGACCAAACACTTTCTTCAAGCAAGAATGGCATATTTTCTGTCAACCATTTTGCTGTGTTACTTTCTTTGTTCAATTGCATGATTCTGAAATATTTCTCAGAATGTTCAGGGTGAATACCTGATGCAGTACCCAATACTACAGATGCATTACCTGATGGTTTAACACATGTTGTTCTTGCTGCTTGGTTAATTTCAATAATATCTGCAACTTCCTTATTTACTCTCTTAACTATTTCTGCACCCTCTTTCAACAAGTCAGCATCGAAGAGTGATGGGTTATTCATCCAACCTGTAATGCTAACACCTAACAATGCCTCTCTTTCAAAAATCTTTTGACTTACTTCACCCAAATATGGGAAGTTAGTGTAACCTGCTTGTAATGTACCAAGAACAGCAGCATCCTTACATGCCTTGAAGAACTTTTCTTTTGTTGTACATTTTTCAGCATTAATCTCATTTAAGTTACACCCTTGAATACCAAACTTATGTTTATTGTTACGTACATAATGTTCGATATCGTCATAATGTATCTTTGAAAAATCAATACTATCAAGGATTGGTAATTTTGCAATTTCAAAACATGGATTGAACATATCAAACCAACTGTTCGCAAATACAAAACCAATATCATTTGCACCATCGTTCAATTTAACCAAATAGTCGAATTGCTCTTTGGTAACTTCACTTCTAAGTAATATAACTGAGTTATTACTTCTCGCTCTATGTGGATTGTCAACTCTCCAATTACCTGTCTTTGCATGAATCATTTCATCGTCATTAGGGTCAACAATCATATTAAGTGCTGACCTTCTAACTCCACCTGACAATACTGCGTCAGATGCATGACAGATAATATCAAATGCAAGGATTGGTCTAATCTTATTTCCTTCTTTCTCAATCCATTTTTCAAGGAGTTGTTCAATCTTTTCTAATGATTGCTTCAAACCTTCGTGACCTGGTGCTTTGAAACCACCACTAATGTATGTTCCTTTTTCTCTGATTTGAGAATAATCAAATTTGACTTCATATCCTGCATATTCAGGAAATGGTTGTTCATCAACGAAATAAGATGACAAAAGAACACCAAGAGAATCTGCCCATCCTTCAATAGAATCAGGAATAACATATGTTTTTGTTCCTTTAGACCTTTTTTGGATTCTACTCAAGTTGTTTACAAATGGAATCAAGAGTCCACCACCAACACCACATCCTGATAAACCAAGGTAAAAGATTTCTTGAAACACTCTATTTCTTGCGATGTGTGTACTGGTACAGTTGAACATCTTTGTATTGTGCTTCATGATTTCATTGTACCTGTATTGAAGGTTCCTTTGTGATGCCAATACTACTTGGTCTTTCATACTTTCAACCACAGATTGAAGGTATGGTTCTAATGTGTCATTATAATTGGAATATTTTTTCCTGTGTCCATTTACAATGTCTTCACATGCCTCTTCCCAATTTTCATACCTACCTAATTCTTCTTTCCACTTGAAATAATCAGAATACAATTTCAAGTCACTCAAAAACTTTTTTCCTTTTTGCATAACTTAATGTTTATTTTAATTTTTATTTGTCATTTCTTGTCTTTTCAAAAAAGCAGCTTTAGCTCTTTCTTGTCTGTCTTGAACTTTTTGTTCTTCAACACCTAACAAAGTATTTTGTGATTCAGTATCAATAATTATCAACTCATTATTAAATCTACAATTTTCAAATACGATTCCATCTTTACCTATTCTTGATTTCAATAATGCAATTGTCGCCAAATTGTGTTCTTTCTGCTCTAATGTCTTAGCAATTGACACTATCACATGTGCAATCTGAGCCTTTTTAATTGAACCACCCATTTGGTCAGTATTCACAACATCAGAAGATATTGAATCTCTACCACCTTGTGTTGCTGTCCAAATTGCAATATCGAATTCATTCGCCATTGCATCAAGTCTCCTCATGATTGAACCTTCACCTTTCCATTCATCACCATTATTTGATTTTTCAGGTTGGATACAATCGACATAATCAATAACTAACAAATCAATTTTAAAACCATCTGCAATATTTTTTCTAACTATAGATTTAATTTGTGATATTGTTACTTCACTACTTGCTAACTTCAAAAGTTTTAATCTACCTTTTGATTTATTTTTGATTGATTGAACTGTTTCAATAACTTCTTTCTTATTGTCAGGTTGGTCATCTGATGGTATACCTGTCCAAATAGTATAATGTTTTCTTTTGATATCTCCTAAGTTATCCTCAAAAAATATTTGAAGGACATTATAATCTAAGTTATATGCTGTGTTAGATATTTTAGTCAAAACAGTACTTTTACCAACACCAGTTGGTGCCAATACTACTGCTAATTCACCTCTACCTAAACCACCTTTTAATAGATTATCTATTCCAACAATACCTGTAGGAATTGGATGACGATAATTTTTTTCTAACGCATCTTCTAAATTATCAAATACATCTGAAGGTTCATTATCGTCAACACCGACTTGTAGAGCATTAACAATTAGATTTTCAATCTCATCATATTTTTCGAATTCACCCCCTTCAATTATTTTATCAACACTTTTTAATACTTTTTTCAAGTTCTGTTGACGGCAAAAGTTAAGTGCTGTCTCTTGAACGTAATCAGTATTATGTTCTGAGTTTTTTAAAATTTCTAAGGTATCTAAATGAATCGCACAAGATGAATTGTTTCCATTCTCATTTAAAATCTTTTGTGATAATGTAACATAATCAGGAACCCTTTCAAACTTATCATAAAACTCTTTTATGTTTTCCATGATAAATTTAAAAGATGAATTCTCAAAGAATTTACTTTCAATAATATCTATAATCCTTTCTGCATATTTTTTATCTTCAATGATTGTTTTAATCAATTTTTGTTGAAAGTCAAATCCCAAGTATCCAAAGTTCTTTTCTGCCATATGTCTAATTATTAAAGTTCGTATTGTAAATAAGTTGTCTCCAATTCTGTAGATGACAATATATCTGTCAAGTCTGACAAAATTGTTTTTAACCTATTGCGAATATCCACCGTGTATCTTATTTTCGGATGATAATAAAACGCGGGGAATATTCTTTGAATAAATACATTATCATCTAACTTAATTTCTAATAAAAAATATTCTTTTTTGTCATCATTCAATTCTTCCACATTCTCAGAATTTAAGAAAAAATTTTGATTTTCACATAAATAATCAGAACTTTTTATTTTCAAATCTTCTGAAATTGTGTCACAAATATTTTTCACGTAGTAATGCAAATCCAAAGATTTACGTGATTTTGGATTATGATTTTTAACATTGAAAAATCTTTGACAAATGATGTTCCCATCCAAACTAAGGAGAAATTCAAATTTTGTTAATTCTTGTTGCATAGTTTTTAAATTTTAATCGTGTGTTTTTATTTTAATTGGTTTTTTATTTTTTTCTTTACGAGTCAATCTTAAAAAGGGATTTATGAAATTTATCCAAGCGTCATCAGTCTTAGGTAAAATGTTAAATATCCCATCTTCTGTCATCATTTTAAGAGTGTTTTTGAATGACCTACCCTCAGGGTCTAATTTTTCGTATATCAAATTATGGATGTCTTCTTTTGCAACATCTGTTAATATTGGATTATCTAAACTTACTATCCTTTCATTGACATCGAAAAATTCGTCACCTAAAACACCATCTTTTGTAACCCCTGTGAGTAAATTTTTTAATGTATTATTGTGTTTGTCCTGTTCAAAAAGGGTTGTTGATTTTTCAATTATACCCTTGACAGTTAATTCTTCAGTTTTGACTTCAGGAAATAAATTGATGAATTTTTTTATACCTAAACTTTTTATTCCATGTATATTGTCTGAAGAATCACCACAAATAATTTTGAGGATTTTTACATTTTGAAGTAAAATCTCTTCATTCTTATAAAGAATTAAATCTCCCTTATTATAAATTTTATTATGTGATGGATTAAATATTTTAACGTTTGATGATGCTAATTGTGTTAAATCACCATCGGAAGAATATACAATGATATGTTCATTTAAAGATTGTTGTATATAGTATGCAATACAATCATCTGTCTCACAATATTCATACTCACCTTGCCTAACATATATTTCTTCTAAATATTGTTTTACACGATTGCGTTGATATTTGTATGATGAAATTTCATCTTCAGAACGAAGTCTACTTTTTCTATTTGCTTTATATTGCTGATATATTTTTTTTCTTGAAATAGAAGATTCTTCTCCGTCCCAAAAAACAACAATTTTATCTAAATGGTAGTTTTCAAATGCTCTCCTAAGAGTATTGAGAAAATGATAGATTCCTCCGATATGTACTCCTTTATAGAAATAATTTTTGACACCATAAAAACCAATTGTGAGTAAATTGTCTCCATCTACTAATAATACTGACATTAATTAAATTATAATGATTAAAAATCACTTTCATCATCGTCATCAATAACAGTTGTGGATTCTGCAAGAGTAAATTCTCCACCTAATTTCTCATTCCAAAAATTAGAGTATTCCTTCTTGTAATCTTCTAACGCCTCTTTCGTATCAGGAATATAACCATTATGTACAACAATAAGCTTGCCGTCTCTATAACCCAATCCATTCACATGATTTTTAAGAATAGAAACTTTAGTTCTAACTGCATATGATACTTTTCTACCATTCTTAACAGCATCAATATGATTGATACCTGATTTCTTTTGATTACCAAACAAGAACACTAATGCAGATGCTAACCATATTGCTTCACCTCCTTTTGCTTTGATTTCAGGTTGTCCATAAGGATTATCAGGAAGTTCAACCCATGGTTGATTAACAATAATCATTGTGACATAATAAGGAGCATCTTTGGTTGGATAATCCTCTTTTTTGGATTTGGTAATCCTTGCGTGGATACCCATACCTATTTTGTCAGAAAGTGCAGATGCATTATGTTGTTTACCACCTTTACCTTCAAAAGTCATCTTACAAGGAATAGAACCAATGGAGTCCCAACAGATAAGAATGTTTCTTGGGATTTCACCTTTTTCGTGAGCATCCAAGATTTCATTTACAAAATCGGTTGCTTGTTCAATGTAATCAAATGAATCATTAAATATAAAATCTCCAACCCATTCACCATCTGAATTTTTTTCAGCCTGAAACCCAAGTTCAAGTGCATGTTCCCACTTCCACTTACGTTCAGTAATAATAAGTATTGGTAAATCTCCTTTCCTTTGTGCGTCAACTGCAGACAATATCATTGCAGTTGTTTTTGATGAGTTGGTATGTCCAAGAAACATATTAATGTTCCCCATAACAGGTCCAGGAAGACCACAGGCATCATTGAATGCTTTGCCACAGTAATAAAAGTTTTCAGGTTTGTATTTAGTACTACTTGAAAACTTAGATATATAATCGAATGTTTTTTTCTTAATAGCCATATGTTATATTATTTTAATAAGGAAAAAGGAACCCCCACCAACAAACGGAAACAAAATTTTGATTTATCAATGGTGGGGGTTCACTAAATTGTGTTCAATTAGAACGGAATATCATCATCAACTTCAGAATCTACTTGTGGGTCAGATACCACTACTTTGTTTTTTGGAGTCATATCGAACTCCTCAGTTACATTTGAGACCCATTTATTAGTTACTGAATCCCAACGGGGTTCTTCCCCTTTTGCTATCATTTCAAGATAATCTTCACCCTTTTTTGAGTATACATCTGACCAAACCAAATCATCTTCAATCCATTGCTTTGCAATTTCAGGATTCTCATGGAGTGGTCCAGGGTCTTCAGGAATAACTGAATTGACTACAGTATATTCCTTCCCATTTCCTGATTTGGCTAAGTTTAAAGAGAGAATCAAGTCCCTACCCTTATTTACATCAGTGATGTTACCTTTATTTTTGAAGATTGGGAAAATTTTATCAAAAATACCATCACCTTTAGCGTTATGTTTAAACCTCCAAAATTTTACACCGTCTTGTTCATTGTCTCTATCAATGACTTTTACAATATAAAACTTACGAGAACGATACATTTTTGCGTCCTCCTTACTTTGAGAATCACCTTGTAACATGAGACCTTCATAAACCTCATTAAGAGGTGACCTTTTACCTTCTTGTGCGGGGTCATATAATTTAACCCACTTACCACCTACCTGTACTTCATGAAATTTAACTTCCACAAAAGGTGAAGTTCCGTCTGCAGATGGTAAAATTCTAATTCTTTTCTCTTCTCCTTTTGACCCTTTAGGCAAAAGAGTAGTGAAATACTTTTTCATCCTGTCTTCTTGTGAGACTTTTCCTGAGTTGCCACTTGTGGCTTGTTTGTTTTTTTCGTACTGTGCGATAATCGCGTCTAATGTTGACATAAAAATTAGTGTTTAAAATTGTTGATATTAAAAATCTAAATAAAAAAGGTCAGAAAAAAAAATTTCTGACCCTTAATTTTTGAAAAATATTCTATTATTCGAAAGTAAGTAAATAAGATAGTTTGTTCAATTCTCCTAACATTTCATCACGAATATTCAATAAATTAGTATCTGTTGAATCAATATTATTTGACATGTCAATAAATTGTTTTCTCAAAATCTCAATAAACTTCATCAAATCAACACTTTGATAATTCATTAATTCAATTGTTTTTGATTCTTCGTCTAATTCAAATCTACCGTATCTACCCATACATTGCTCTACAAATGAATCAATTAATCCATCCATAACGTCATAAAAATCACCAAACGCAGTGTGTTGTGCGTGACTACCAACTCCTTTTGTTTGCCAATGAAGTATTTTTATTTGTGACTGTAGAGCCAAAAAAAAGTTCACATTAATACTTAAATTCTTCATTTTCCAAGTTTGAATTAAAAGTGTCCCTTATACTATCCTTAGAATAGTTTATCACATCATCTTTTGTCAAAACGTACTCATTTTTACCTGTCATTTGCATTTCTCCTTGTTTTTGTGCAAAAAACTGTTGTGGATTTTGATTAAATGGATACGAATCCAAAGACCTCATGTTTAATTTTTCTTCAGGTGATTTAGGTCTCATTTTTTCAACTTTAGTCCCTAAATCTTCTATTTTAGCAATAATGTTATCCATACTTGATAACTTTTGTTCCAAATCATCAAGTTTTGTGAAGATGTCATTCATTTTATTTTCAACACCTGAACTATCTGATTTTTTGTTTTCTAATTCTTTTTTGATACTCTTGGTCATATTAACCAAATCAGTAATATCAATTTCTTCGGTATCCGCCATAGAATCTTCAGGTGTCCCCATATCCCCCATACCTTCATTTGGTGGTGGTGTATCTGTTGTTGGTGGTAAATCAGATGGTGGAGGAACATCTCCTCCTGGAGGAGGAGGTAAATCACCACCTGGTGCAGGAGGTAATTCCTGTTCATTCATTAATTTCTTAGCGTAATTGTTAATCTCTTTGTAACGATTAATTTCCTCTAATAATTTTTTTTCTAACATGGCTTTAATCTTGTAATAATTGTCTACCGTCTTCGGTTAGATATTTTTTATTTATTCTTTCTACTATTCCATCTTTTTCTCTTACAACATAACATTCACCCGTGACTAAATCACATTCTTCTTTTTCGTTAGGTTGTAATTTTTTTGTATTAGATTTATTTAAATAATTATCTAAAACATTATCAAATTTTTTTAACATAATTATGTTTTTATATAAATATAGAGAAATTATGAAATTTTTATTCCATATTAAAATATACAATACTTCCTTCCTCTAAACCTAATTTTTTCATTAATGCTTTTGACATACCAATACCGTAATTTTCTATATCAGGTCCAATGTCTATTGGTCCTGACACAACACTATTAGTTACTTGATATTTTACTTCTACTTCCTGTTTTGTTTTTGGATTAATAAAAATAGTTTTACCGTTTTTGTATTTATTAAACACATCATTAAATAATTGTATTTTCTCTATGTATATTGAATAAAATAAACAATTTTCATTATCTGATAAATTTTTAACATCTTTCCACAATACTTTAGAACCATTTATTCTTGTTGCTATTTCCATTTCTCTGTCATCACCATTACTAAATGTATTTTTTTCTCCTCCCATAATAACAACTCTTGCTCTTAACCATTTTGTTTGTGTTCTATTTTGTGATGAATATTTCATTAATTGTATGTTCGCGTTTTCACCATTATATGGTACACCAAATTCAGTATATCCCGCTTCATTAACTATGTTTTTATAGAAATCTTCTTCAGGTATTATTACACCAGGTTTAGTTGTATATGTGTTACCTTTATATGTGAACGAATAACCATTATCCAATATATTTCTATCAGTTTTAATTTTATTAATTGCTCTATCTTTAATCTTATCAAATAAGATTCTATATGATGATGTAAACGAATCTAATGGGTCAGGTAATGATTTATAAGGTATTCTTGTACCCTTAAATGATGTTGTAAAATTATTTGCTTTGATACTATGTGTCACTTCAGTTATCCAATAAGAACCTTTGAACATAGGTATATTTTTGAGATAAAAGAACATAGTCGGTTGTATCATTGCATTACCGAAACAAGTAACATCACATGTATATGATGCTTGTCTATAGTAATCAAACAAACCAACATCAATATTATATGCACCCGCACCACTTTCAGTTCTTGCGATGTTTTCCATTACAACAAAAGATTCGGATGTGTTTTTCAAAGAAGATTGGTCAAGTTGAATTCCTTTAAATATAGATTGGTTTTGGTCACCAAAACTAACTTCAAATGCAACTGCTCTATTTGATTTAGATAAATCTAATTGTTCAAAAGATTTTAGTGATGTAATTAATATTGGATTATTATTTGTTTGATAAATAGGAAATGAATCATCCGCAAATTTATATTTCTTACTTTGAACGTCAATATGTTTAGATGATTGTCCAACATATTGAATTATAATTTTAGGTGTTGACTCTTGATAATCTACCTCTAAAAATGTACCAAATATATTACTTGCAACATTTTTAGATGGTGTAATTCTATTTTTAGTTTTTACATTATTTCCATAAAAATTAACATATGAAGGTAATGCCCTCATATCTAATCCTGAATTTTGTAAAAGAACAGAAATTACACCATATAAATTTATTTTAGAATTTTTAGTATCCCCTAAAGGTATTAATTTATCAATGTTAAGATACAATTTATCTCCAATATCTTTATTTGCTTTATCCAAAAATAAAAATTCTTCTAATAATAATCTTTGTCCAATAGAATTACCACCAATCCATTTATCATTAAATGATTTAAAATAATTATACAATTCTATTTTGGGGTCCTTATTATTATATCCTGATGATATTTGATTTAATGTAACAGTTTTAATTTTTTGATTTAACTTTCCAAAGTTTGAAATTAAATAATCTAAAAATAATTGTCTCCTATTTTCAAAACTTGGAATATCATTGATTGTTGCCTTTCTTAATATATTGACATCAAGATAATTCTTAAATGTTGAAGATATCGCGGCACCCCCATTTTTTCTATACCCTGCGTATATTAGTATTATTGGTCTTAATTCTATAATATTATCTTCTTTCAATTCAATATTATTTATTTGGAAAAATTCCCTATAATATCCATCAATATCTTCACCAAGATAAAGATTTATCAATTTTAAATTGTTGACAGTTAATTGAGAAGAATTATAAAAATTATAAGACAAAGTATTACCCGTACTAACATCCGTGAATCCATATAATATATGTGTATCAAGTTCTTTTGGATTACCTAAAGTAATTTTAACTAAATTAGTAGTTGATAATATGTTTTTTGTTATATCTTGTAAGTTTGTTTTTTGTTTTTGTTTTAATTCTAAAATAATGTTTTCAACGTCATTAGATGTTATTAATGATTTATTTACAGTAACAATATCTCTTAATATGTCTTGAAATTTCGTATACTTAACATTCGGAAATTTATAATCGATTGAATTGTCATTCACTCTTTCAGATGCAAATTGTAAAAATATCTCTTCAAACTCTTCTAATATTTTTGGACTAAATGTTCCAAATAAATCAATTATCTTTCGATAATTTGTGTCAAAAGAATATATGTTATCAGAGTTAGTTTGTCCAGTAACATATGTTCTATGATATTGATTATATAGGGGAAAATTTAACCCATCATAATTATCATTCAGATATTCATCTGCCCATACTATTCTAAAGTTCTTTTGAGTTCCACTATCAAATGTTTCTGAATTTGTAATCAATTCCCCTGTTGTAGTATTGTCACTAGCGTTAATATTTTCATTTCCTCCATCACATGGCAATAAAGTATATTTTTTTTCATCAGGTTTGTATTTTGAGTTATCTACAATAGATGTCCAAAAATTTAATAAATTACTCTCAGTCCTTTTCCTCATCAGTATTTTTTTATTTGTAACATTTTGAGAAAAAGATGTGTTACCTGATAACACGTCATAGTGATTGTAATCATTTACAATTTGATGAAAAATTGCATCATAAAATGGATGTACACCAACATCAACTTGACCACTATATGTTATTGTATCAGAATTTGCGGTAAACGCAGTGAAATTAGGTGACGTTTGGTTATTATTAAAAAATATCGACCCATTGATTGGTCTTGTTTTATTATTAGGGTCTAACATATCTTCTAAAATATCAACTCCCTCAATCAGATATTTTTTATACCTATGATATATTGAACCCCATTTACATATCAAATGATATGGTATAAAATGTGTTGCACCAATTTCTCTGAATAACGATGAATATTTTACTTTTGATGTGGTATTTGTGAAATTACTTAAATTTCTTAATGTATTATTTGATGGTGCATTTAATTGATAATTTATTTTATCATCTAATTCTGAGAATGGCAATGAATTTAACAGTAAATAAGATGACGCTGCGTATTTACCATAACCATATTGTCTAAAAAAATCAAAATACAACTGTCTATGAAAAAAAGATGTATTCATGACACTTGTTCTTGTATTATTAATTGTAATTAAATTATCAAATAAATTATTTTTATAATCCGATTTAACATAACTTATTTCTTTTACTGTCTGTATTAAAGATTCAGAAGGTACAACTTCAAACTCTATTTTGAATTTTAACTCTTCCTCAGAATAACTCGATTCATTAATATAAGACAAATATAAATTTGAATTAAATGGATAAATATTTTTTCTATATGATTCAGGTTGATAAGTTTTTAAATAATTTTTCAAATTTTCATATTCACCTGAAACAGAACTTTTATTTATTTTTATATTCTCCGTTATTTTATACGGTATATTCAAAGAATCAATCAAATATGGTAAAGTAGATAATTGGTCCAAATAATAAGGATATCTATCAATTGGAGAATAATCTTTTAAAGATTGTATTAAATCAGATGTTGTTTTTACTCTATCTTGAAGTATTGCAATTAATTCATTTTGTTCTTCAATTGCATTTTTTATATTGATAAATTCAACATCAGATAATTCTTTTATTGTTTTTGTATCAAATGAATCAACTAAGTTGTAAATATTCGCTCTTTCCCATATTTCATATAAAAAAGATGATGGGGATTTATCAACATATGGAATGTTATCATTGACAATTGATATCGCATTTAGTGGTTGAATGTCGTTATTATTTTCATCATTCGGTAGTCTAAATTTAAGATTTTCTATTCCTGTTTCTTTTTCTGCATTAGGGTCTACTTTGTTAGTCGCAACTTTAACATAATTTTCTAAAAATTCAACTTCAGGCCATATTCGAGAATCTCTTGAGTTTAATTTTGTTACTAAATCATCGTCACCTGGATACGCAACAACATTTTGTCTGTCTTTTTCAGATTGTTTTTTTATTTCGGGCCATGGGTATATATTCTTATCGTCTTTTGTTTCTTTTGATAAATTACCAATAATCTTTGCTCTCTCATCCGCAACTTTGAATGCTTTTTGATGAACTTCTTTCATTAATCGAATATAGACATCAGCATTCGCCAATATTACTGCAAATATATTTTTTACTGTTGGCTCAAATCCAAGACCTAATTCTTTATCAAGAATTATTTTATTCATTTCATCTTCAACAAACTTTACTAATTTGTCTTTTTCATCATAAAATGTTTTTTTAATATCATTTATATCAGATATTAAGGTATCGAAATTCACTTCATATTGTCCATTAGAATTATTTTTTCTGTAATATCTTTCACCCCACACTATTGGTTTTGAAAGAATATTACCAACAGAGAAATTTGAATTTCCTGTTTTTTTATCTTTCATCAATTTTATGATAGCATCTGAAAATAATGAACTTGATTCAAGTTTTTCTTTATTGTTTTTAACTATCTTAAATAAAGTCTGACCGTTTTCTCCAATTATATTATCAGGTTTTGTTTTATCTTGTGATTTTAATTGATACCAATTTATACCTCCTTCAGTTGTAAAAGTATTTAGTAAATAAAATTTCGCCCATTCAATACACGCTGACTCAAAATAGTTTATTGATTTTTCAAATTCATCTAATCCAACAAAAATATCGGGATTTAATCTATTATTTAAAATTTGTTTTTCCAATATTTTATCGAGAGATTGTGCTTTAAAAATAAGTTCACGTAATGTGATTACAGGAAAATTTGATTTTACTAATCCTTTTCTTTTGTATTCAGTATAAATTGACTTTAATATTGAGTACCCCCTTGAGCCTCTTGTAATTTCAACTTGTGTGTCCGTATTTTCACTATTTCCTTGAACTGAATTACTACTTTTTGTATTTTCAACAAAATACATATACGGGGCATTCTTAATTAAATCTAATGATATGTCATTTAAATATGCGAATGTGGAACCAACAAAACTTGTCTGAATGTCAAAATTTCCAGTACTGTCATTGAACTTTGTTGAAAACCTGACTAAATGAAGTCTATATCTTATTGCCTTACCATAATAACCTTTTAAGGTTAAATAAAAAATTGGCCAAGGTAAATGAAAGAATGTATTATATGGTGAATTTTCAGGAGATTCAAACAAAGTTTTACCTCTCACATCGACAAAACTTATATTTACTTGTGGAATTGAATTGACACCTTTAATACTTATGTTTATAGATTCAATACCAAAAGATTGACCTGTTTCATCAAAATTATTTTTTAAAACCTTTTCATTGTTGGTTTGTTTTTCATTTATATTTTTGTTATTTGTACTAACTTCTTGTTGATAAAAAGATTCGGACCACTTTGTATCATAATCACCACCATTCTGATTTCTTAGAAAATTAAAAGTACCTTGTGCAATATTAACTAACGTATTTGTATCATTATCAGATTTCAAAATTGACCTCGGTATCAAATCTGCTTCTAAATTAACATACATTATCAAGTTCTCTTGACTAATATTTCTTGGTAATATATTACCATCTCTATCAACAACACTATTGGGGTCGATATATATTAAATTATTTTGGTCAACTTTTACTAATATTTTTTCACTATCTGATAAATTATTGTTCCCCATAATATAAATTATATAAATCTACACCTCTTTTATAATCTTGTAAAGTACTTATCAATGGAAAGGGTATTCTAATAATAAAGTTGTCAGGTATTTCAAATTCTATACCACCAACCTCAGGATTAGCCATCATTATTAACCAACCAAATGTGGGTGACCCATAGTTGTCTTGTGATACTTTATCTAATCTTGTACGTCCTTTAATATATCTAATGTATTTATCAGTTGATTTTATAGGTATTTCAATTCCTGGTACAATTCTAAAATTACCATCTTGTTCAAAATATTGATATCTATCAAAATAATTTCTACTCATTTCAAAGTTTCAATTTATAAAAGTTTAATTTGTCTTTTACAACTATTGGTGATTTGTTTATTTTTTCTCCATCAATATATATTGCATCAGTTGATGTTACTTCATTCGATGTATCAACTGTAAATGTCAAATTTTTATTTTCAACAATTTCTTTATATTTTTTAAATGTGAATTTTTTTGGTTCCACTAAATTGGTAAAATATTTATCTAAAGATTTTTTCATTTTATTTATTACAGAATCATTGTATATGATTTTATCAGTAAAAATATTTATTATTTGTGATTTTTTATCCTTAAATAATGTTTTTAATATATCAGATATATCATTAGTTGTAAATGTTGGATTATTAAAATCTATACTACTATCCAAATCTTCATAAAATTTTGTTGAATTTTCTTTGATATAATTTATACCATACTCATATTCATCATATAATAGATTTTTTGTAAATCCACTTAATGTTACTTCAGTTCCTTTTTTTGTATTTGTTACTTTATCAGAATTAAGTAAAAAGTCTTTCCCGTGTTTTACAATGAAATTGACTTTATCCATAGATTTTATGACCTCATCTCTTGATTCCTCTATTGCAAATATTTGAGAATTATTTGTTATGTCATCAAATATTATAGACAATTCTGTTTCTAAATATTTGTATAAATAATCGTTATCCGTTTTACTTATTAAGTTTGCATCCATGAATTTATCAAAACCAAATATTGTAGATGGACTTGAATTTTTTAATGTATTGATAAATTGTCTTTTTAATATTTGAGTGTATACAAATAACTCTTTACCTTGAGGATATATTCCAACCAAATCAAATGATTCAGATGGTGAAGAAATACTATCTGTAGATGTCCATACATCATATGTTTTAATTATTCTATAAGTGTTTGATAAAATCAAATTACTTATTTTTTTACCATAAAATGGTACAATTATATTGTACGCAGTCTTATAAATTTCAAAATAATTTTTGATTTTACTATGGACATCTATAATTAATTTTGAATATGTCAATGAATTATTATCAGTAGAAATATCACCAATATATTTACCGTCTCTCAATTCATTACCCTTATTCGAGTTATCAGGTTCAGGTGTTCTATTATCTCTTTTTTGTAAGTCTTCTAAAAATTCTTTAGTAAAAGTATTTGCATCTTGACCTCCAATCATAGTATTTGTCGGTATCGACCTTTCATCATAAATTTCTGTATTTGCATAATAATTTGAAGATAATGCGTTTTGTAATCTTTCAATTGGTTTTTCTAATCCTTGTCCACCCAAAAATGACATTTGTAAAGTAACGGTTGCAATCATCGGTTGTAACCCGATTCCTTCAGGATTATAATCCCATGTTGAGTCATCGTATGATATTTGAGCATCTCTAATGACTACCTTAGAATGATAGAAATCACCTACACGTAATATACATATTGGTGGTGGACCAAATGTTGTGTTTCTTGCATTCAAATCATTTGTATCACTTACACCTTTTATTGGTAATGTGTCTCCAGGTCTTAAACATTGATGTATAAATGTTAATCTCGCATTTAATCCTTCAGGAGTTGTTGAATGAAAACCAGGATGAAAATATTTTAATTTTTCTCTTAATGAATTAAATATTACTGGCGATGATTCATCTAATCTTTTAAAATAATAACATTCCGATAATGTTTTCATTATGATTCTTTTCATAATGTCTATCGGTGGTTTTTTTAGTTTAGTCGGAATTTGAGTTGTACCGTCTACAATAATACTTGTTGGTCCAATTACTTGTTGTGTTGCCGCTGTTTCATTTACTATTGGATTTATTTTATCTGATTTCACACTATAAGTTATATCTACATCAGATTTTCTACAACTAAATGAAATTGGTGAAATAATACCTAATCTTGGTATTTTTTTAAAATCCCTATTAACACAATTAGTATCAAGAGAATTAGACGAATTTCCTGTTGAAGTTTCACCAACATTTTTGATTGAAACAGTTATCACGGTATCATAATCGTATCCAAAATCTTTTCTCAAAGAATAATCCTCATCAACAGAAGGACTACCAGGTGTGTCTGTCCATCTTATTTTAGGTGGTGTTTTTCCTTGCTTCGTTATTTTTTCAAATATATCTAATAATATACTATACGACCTTCTTGATGATAATTTTTGATTATAATCTAATTTATCTAAAGACGATGTTGTTGAATATATTTTTATCTTAATATTTTCTGCTTTACCTGATTCTAATTTTTCTTTCAATTTAGTTAATTTAGAATCATATTCAGTGTAATTTTTTTCTGCATTTGTAAAATACTCATCTAATTTGTTTACTTGATTGGTGATTTTTGAAACATCAACAATTGAATCTTGACCATAAATCTGATTTCTGTCATTTTTAGCTTGAACTAAATCATTACCACTGAAAACAGAATTTAATTCAGTTAAATCTGATTGTAAATTGTTTTTCCATTCTGTTTTTTTAGAAATATAATTATTATATAAATTACTATATTTTTGAGTAGCAATTTCACTTGGGTCACCGATTGGTTCTTTATTATCAAAATATAAAGTAATTTTAAGTGGTTCACCAACAGTACTACTACCTTCTTTTAAAGATGTTGAATTAGTGACAGCGGGAACATTTATATTTGTAACTTCCCCAAAATTAGTTTTTACATTATTTACAACATCGGGTTGTACATTTTTAGAATCATTTAAATATTGTTCAATATATTTAATATCTGTTGGGTCTAATGTACTGTATCTTCTAATCAAATCATAGAAATCTAATGTTTCACATCCAGCAAAAAATGCATTAATATAATTATCAGCTTCTTCATCTGACATATTTGAGAAGAATTCTCTCGTTAATAAATTCAATATACTTGGGTGGTCCACAACAATTTTGAAACTTAATGTACCACTTCTCGATGTGTTGTTATATGTATATATCGGTTCTGGTCTACCTATAAAAAGATTTTCATCCCATTTTGCACTATTACTTTCTGAAATTTTCAAGTCATATGGTGGAAACCACATTACTCTACCTCCATTTGGTCCTCTTTCACAAACAGGTAAATCTAAAACAGTAAAACCAGGTGAATTAGATGTTTTCCATGCTAAGTTTTCTATTGAAAACATGTACTTTTTTGCATAAAAACTTTTATTGTCTTTGTCTGTACCAAATGGATAGTTTTGAAATATATTAGATGAATTGTCAAAACTCTTTTTACCATTAGACATAGGGGCAATATTTAAATTCCATGGGTCAGATACTACTGTTCCATCAAATTTTCTATTATTCCCACCTTTCTTCATTGTGTCAGAATAAGACAAATATGGTCTGTCTTTTGTCCATGTTCTACAATATTCAACACCTGATTCTACTCCTGAAAATTTATCTACGTATTTTATAGATGAACCTCTTGATAAAAATTTTTCACCTTCTTTGAATATTCTTGAAGTTTGGTCAATCACATTACCAATATGTGACCTTGCTTCACCACCTTTAGGCATACTATCTAACAACTCTTGAGTAAATCCTAAAATAGAATCCTCTCTAAACTCATATTGTGTCGATAAAGATTTTGTCAGATTTGATGATTGTCCATTATATTCTTTATTGTTTTCACCTAATTTATTATTTGAATTCGTACTAATCCAAGTCAATTTACCACTAATCTCACCACCATCACCTAATGATTTTATTCTTTCAAATAATCTTGCTTGTGTTTCATCAAACATGACACTTAAATAATAGTTACTTCTAACTATATTTCCATTCATGTCTGACATAGAATTTAATACGTTATTTCCTCTATCATCACCAATATATGCAACACCTTCAGGTGCTTCTGTACCTAAAAACTCTTTTACCCCTTGTGCTGCTTTTTCAATAAAATTGAATATTTTAGATGTATTTTGAGACCTCGCAGTCGTAGTATAATTTGGTGCATATTTAGATTTTGATAGTAAATCAAATAATTGTTTTTTCTGACCACTACCACTATATTCAATTAATAAATCTGATGGTTTTCTTGTCTCTAAAGGTCTTCTTTGTACACCTAATAAAGATAATAACGCACCTGATGCATCTTGTAATGTTCTACCAACTTCAGTATTTGCAGTTTTTCTTCTTTCTGTTTGTCTATTAGGATTTGTCAGATAATCACCAGGAATCTCCGCCCAAGGAAATTCTAATCCTGCAACAGTCTGTACAAAATCAATACCTTTACCTACAGGTGTTTTTGCAACAGTAATTGAATTATTAGACTCAACTAAAGGTTCTCTACCTGTTACAATATTAGTTGCTGTCGCTAAATTTCCTTGTAACGCATCTAATAATCTAATTCTACCTAATGTAGATTTTAATAAATTTTGTTCAATTCTCGAATATACAGGACCTTTTTGGTTTTTATCACGTATATATGATGCTGCGAATTTAAATAACTCAGATTCATTTTCATAATTATCATTACTCATGATACCCACCAAATTATACTGTCCATTTACAAAATAAGGTGTTCCATCATAATACATAGATAAATTTGCTCTCCTTGGAATTGTATCTAAAATATCCTTAACAAAATATTCTGACGGTTTGAAAACGTTATTTGTTTGTGGAATAGATAAATCTCTTTGTCTATCTGTATCAACCGCTCCTGGGTCAATATTAGAAAACTGACTTAAATTTTGTAATCTATAATTTTGTGCAGTAAAAGTTTGTGGTCCATTAGGTGCTTGTAATGTTCTGGATAAAACAAAATCTCTAAACTGTTTAGTTGTATCAAAATCTAATGGCATTTATTTGTTTTAATAATAAATAGAGCAAGAAAAAAAATCAATATCTATAATTATACCTTAGCAGCGGTTTGAGTTGATAAATAACTATTTTCTTCTATAGTTGTCATCTCTTCAAATAAGTTTGGATTCTTATATAGATATCTTGCAAATGTGTCCATAATAGCAGGGGACTTAACTAAATGTTCATGTTTGTGTGTATGTTCAACAGACAGTTTATTATCTTTAGATAATTTTTCACTTAAACTTGCAACATTACCATCTAATCTTGTTAGTGATGTATTTAAAATTTCGTAATTAGTGTTTTTTGACATAATCGGTTCTAATGACGCGATATTGCCTGTAGATTTATTAGTGTTAATTTGTGATACTATAGAAGTATTTAAATTTAAGAAATTTTTTATGTCTGTATTAATTTCCTTTAAATAACCATTTGATTGTTTATTTTCAGAAGAAATACTTGCCATTGTCCCACCTAAATTTTTTATCTCTTCATTATATTTTGCGAACCCGTCTAATGATGATGGGGTCATTTTATTCAAGGAAGATAAATCAGTATTAGTACTTGTTTTCGGTATTTGTGATTGTGGTGTAGATGTTTTTGGTTCCTGTATACCTTCTGTAGACTTATTCTGTAAATTTAGAACATCTTTAGCACCATTCGCCCATTTTTCAATTAAACCATAAATCTCTTTTTTCGGGTCAATTTTTTTAAGTTGTTCATCATCAAAAGTATTAAACTTTTTAGATAATTTACTTACTGCATCAGAAATAGAATCACCTTCTTTTAATTTAACACCCATCATCTTTGCAGCTTCTCTAACCGCATCGTCAGTAATGTCTCCAATTGCTCTACCACCAATATTTCTCATACGAGCAACAATCATACCCATCATATTTTCAATACGAGTTATACTTGTATATTGATTATTGATGACATCCTCTGGTGTTTTTTTACTTATATCGTCTCTATATTTTTTTAATTGTTCAATTTGACTTTGATTCAAATCTTCTAATGCAACTGATGTACCTCCAAAAAATTCTTGTAATTCCTTAGAACCACTTAAATCTATAACCATTTGACCATCTTTCATTTTTGCTATATTGGTTATAAATTCTTTTTCTTCATCACCCACAACTAATCCTGCTCTCATCATTGCAGATGCAGCTGCACTTTTTTCTGCGGTAGCAATTGCACCGTTTGCCAATTCTTGATATGAGACACCTAACTGAGAAGCCATTTCTCTTGCATACCTCAAATTGACACCTGTAATTTCAAATCTTTTTTGTTCTGTGTTATATGTTGCTAAATTTCCTGCCGCTTTAATTAAAGAATCTTGTAACCCTTCAACATTGTTTGTTGCCATATACATTAATTTCAATGGGTCATTGAAATCACCTATAGCACCACCAAGTACTTGTAAATTCGCAGATAATTCTATAGCACCTTCAGGACTCATTACTTTATCTGCAATCTTGAATACTTCATTCATGGACATCCTGAATTCGGTAGATTTTTGAATCATTCTTGACAAACCCGCTACACCATTCTGAAATCCGTACTCATTTAACTTCCCAATATTCTGTGTCAATTCTTTAGTAACAGATTGAGCACGTAACCCTAAAGATACCGAACTCCTACCCACTTCTTCAATTCCTTTCATTGCGTCAACAGCACCTATACCAATTTTTTCAAATGCAGGAAGTAAGTCTGCCAATTCCTCAATATTTGTCAAATAAGCAGCACCAATCTTACCCGCCATTTCCCATGTTTCTTCATTCAATGTATAAAAACGACCTGTTTTTACAATCAAATCACCTGCGGTATTTGCTAATTGTTGGAAACTAATTCCGTATTGTAATAATTTAGGATTAGTATCTGTTAACGTTTTACGATATGCTTCTGCAAATTCAAAATTCAATCCTGTATCCTTATTAATTGCAGTTCTTAATGCGGATTGTTCACTATAATAAAGTTCTAATTGTTTAATTGATTGGTCTTTTAATGCGGATAAGAATCCTCTCGCAACATCACTTGGATTAGTAAAAATAGACAAACCACCGTTAGGTCCTGTCATAATATCTTTTAACGTATTAAAAATACCATTTAAATCAGTTGTTTCACTTTGTAAATTACCAAATTGAGCGCTACTCCTAAATGGAGAAAAAATATCACCTGTTGATGAAAAGGAAGTAGAAGTCTGTGAAGAATTTCTGGTAGAATTTTTTTTATTCCACTCTTTATAAACCTCTTTGAAACAATCAGGATTATTGAAGTCGTATCCCTCTGCTTTACATGCATTAAGATAATCCGTTTCATTTGTATAACGGGTCACTAATATCGAAGCTTTAATTCCTGTACCTGTACATGCCATACAAATAAATACAATATTAATTATTTTCTAACTCAAGTATATACTCAATATAGTATCTCCTGATATAGATTGGCATACTCATTACATCACCATATGTAAACCCTCTTTTAACGAGAAATAAAATTTCAGATAACTGATTTTTCTTATACTCCGTAGAAAACGCGAAAAAATTCAACCCCAAAGCCGATTACAAATTCGACTTCTTCTCCTGATGGGGCGATTGTTTTTCTTCTCAAATTTAGTCCAGGTTTATTATCATTAATAAATTTTCTAAAACTTTGAGAATCTGTTATGGGTAAATTCTGAATGAAATTTCTAATATTCATTTGGTCTCTTACACCAGCAACACTTTTAATCATCATCTCCATCCTTTTAGTAACTGTTGGAGGAATATCAGGACCATTCCAATTTTTTGTCATATCATCAAGTTCTTTTTCTTGTTTTTTATTCAAAAACTTGAATGTTATGTCAATATTAGATTTTGGCATTACGTATTTATATTCTCCGTTTGAATCTGCAATTAAATTAAAATCCTTTAATTCCAAATTACTTAAATCAATTACATGTTCAAAATCTAATTCTGTTTTTGGGTCAACTAATTTTATTTTATATTCACTTCCAAAAGCAGTATTTCTTAAAAATATTAAAATACTTTCTTTGTCCTCATCAACAATATCTTCAAAATTAATATCCCTATCTAATATTTTTCTTCTTAAAAGTTCTTCAATAATTGAATTATTATTCATTAAATTAGGTGCAGACAATACATTTTCATCCGCTGCAGTTAAATAAGCAACTCTCACTGATTTTTTACCATTTGTATAGTGTATTCCTCTACTTGGTAATTCAACTACATCATACGCAATTGTTGGGTCTATCCTTAATTCTTCCATATTATTTTATTTTTTAATTGTTTTTTCTACTTCCTTATTAACTTCACTATATAATGTCATAGATTCGGCATCAGCAATGATTTTTATATCATTCATTTGTAACTCACTATTAGCATAAGACTGTTTTCTACTAAAATTAATACCTTTGACTTTGAATCTTAAACCACTTATCGCATCACCAACAGGGTCTAAATATTTTATTACAACATCTGTGATATCAAAAATACTTTTAGGATTGAATGAATAAATACATGTTTCATAGAATCTTGTTATAAAAATGATATCAGTACCTTCATTATATAATGAATACTCCTTGAATGAATACGAAGGAATGTCACTACCTATTAATTCAATAATATACCTGTTTTCCATTAATGGTTCAATTAATATACCAGAACGCATTATATCAATGTCTTTATTTTCCATAATATTTTATTTAAAATAAAAAATCCCATATATAATATATGGGATTTAATATTAATTGTAAATAGATAGCACTAGTAAACCTGAATACAACGGTCCATACGAAGAGATGCATCAATAGTTGCTAATTCATCTTGACTATAGTTCAAATCACCAAAGTTCAAGTTAGTTAAGAAACAACCTTGAAGAATCCATTTTTCAACTACAACACCTGTTGGGTCAAGCATTTCAAGTTCAACATCTTTCTTGTATCCCGCAGCATAACCCATTCTACCTGTTACTGATTCTGCATGTAAACGGAACCATTCCATTAACGCTTGAGATGCAGAAGGACCAATAGGGTCTTTGAACTGTACTTTTATTTCTTCCCAATCAAATCTACCAGCAACATACGTTGATGTATTTAAGAAAGGAATTTCAACTGATTTTATTTTTGCAGTTGGTCTTGATGTTGAAAACACATACCACTCATTTATACCAAGAGAAGAAGGGAATCTTAATATAAATCTATTCTTCCTTTTTGGTTCATATGGAAGAGGCATTTTCATTAGTAAATCGGCCATGTTGTATTAATTTTAGTAATTTCTATTATTTATTTTATTATAAATATCTGATTAATAAAAAAAATTTCAAATACTTATCAAGTACTTGATTTTGTCAATTTTTTTTTGTATTTTTTAAATACCCAGTATCCAGAACTAGAATAATAAATTAATAAATAAGTAAATAATTATTTAATTAATTAAATAATAAAAATAATAATACTAGCACTAGTATACTGGGTGAAATGTTATATCGTTATTGTTCCATGTGAAACATAAAAAAAGGGAGGTAATAACCTCCCTTTTTTATTTAGTAATCAAAGATTAGATATTTTCAAAAGATGCTCCCGTTGGAGTAATAATAAACTCAACATCTATGAATTCAAGTGAACGAGTTGGTTTAATATATATTTTACCCCTCAAAGTGTTTGAATCAATATCTTCTGGGTCATTAGATACTGTAACTCTGAATTCGGTAAGACCTCTTTCTTTTTTAATTGATTCCAAAATTGGATTTACCAATCTCAAGAACTCATTTCTTACTTGTTCATCGTTTTGTTCAAACAATAACCTAATAGCTACAGCAGAAATCAATTTTCTTGCTCTAAGTAACAATCTTCTGACATTCATTCTATCAAGTGCAGATTCTTTGACTTGAAGAGTTTTGTTACCCCAAATGATTGTTCCAGTATCCGCAAATGTCGCAATTGGATTGATTCTTGCTTGATACAAATCATCTCTTTCATCCAATGTAAGTTTTTTGTACGCTTTTACTGAATTAACCAAACCTCTTTGATAACCAGCAACTGCAAACCAAGGGAATGAAATATTATCTGTTAATGCAATATTTCTCACAACTTCACAAGTAGGTGGAACATATATCAAGTTACTACTGTCTTGGTCTCTTACTTGAATCCAGGGCCAATATGTTGCAGAATAGTTAGAATCAACATCTAAAGTTTCCAAATCAGAAATAACTTCTTGGGATGTTTCTCTATTTTTAGATGCAATGATGTATAATGAATCTGCTCTATCTGATTCAACCATATCTATCGCCTGTTGAGTTAAAGAACTATGGTCAGAGAAGTTGATACCAGGAGTTGCAAAAACGTTAATGTCAATCGCTTCAGGATTTGCGAAGGTTTGAATACCTTGTAAATATGAATAATAGTCGGAATTTCCTGTTGTATCGTCAAACACACCACTTGTAGCACTGTTTGATGAATGATTAGATACATATGAGGTCTTACCAAAGATGTAGTTATCTGTGAATGTCCTTACATCTCTGTATATGTCCCAACCATCAAATCCACCTGCAGTTACAAATGTGAACTTCCTGTATCCGATACTATCTAAAAGACCCTTATTAGTACCTTCTAAGTCATATGGTGTAGTTTCAAACTCATACCCTGTTGGAGTATTACCTGTCAATGTAGAGGCGTTTGTGGACAAATGGAAACCATGTGTGACACCTGTTGAACCTACTCCTTTATATTTCAACAAATCTTTATCAAATCTATATCCTAATTGACTTGACATACCTAAAGAAACCTTTTTTACTTTATCTCCATTAGATACTACAGGAGTACCATCAGGAAGATATCTAACGACATCACCAGCGGACAAGTAATCTTTCTTATATGTTACACCACCTAAAGTAGATGACCCAAAGGTATCGTTTGAAGAATAACCTCTAAAACCTGCAGGAATTGCATCTGTTGGGTGATTTGTTGCCATGTTCAACATGATAAATTTTGATTTCAATTCAAATTCACCATCAGAAGTACCGATTCTCTTTGCAACATATCCTGGTAAATTCGGGTCCATTGAACATCTTGTAAATCTTTCCAAAACAACCATATTTTCGTCTGTGTCGTTGAAATCTCTTACAATCACATCAAATTCACCTTTTTCTAAATCGATGTTCTGAACCATAACTTTTACATCATAGTTAGAAGACTCTCCATCAGATATTGTGATAACTTGGAATAAATCAACAACTTTGTTACCTCTAACTTCAGAAACTACAAAAGGTGAAGATGAAGTATTCCATGTTGTTAAGAAATCAGTACCATCCAAATTAGTGGAGATAGTTGTACTGATACCTCTTACTAAACCATTATCAAATAAATTATTTAATAAGTTATTATACACCTCATGAACATATATTGGGAAATCTTCGAAATCTCTGTCAAACACATCTATACCTAATACTTTAGTTACGAATTTTGAAGATGCACTATCTAATGAACATGTGAAAGATTTCGCTCCACCTGTTGCACCTGTAACACCAATTGTAAATTCACCCAAAGGATTTGATTCAATATCATCAACTTCAGTTAATGTCAGACTTGTTGCACCACTTACTTCTCTAATTAATGTTTCATTTACATATCTACCTCTTGCTCTAAATGTAGCGACAACGATATCTTCATAATCGGTGTTAACTTGTGCATTATATGTATATCTTGTTGTTGTGAAAGAAGTAGTACCACTATTATATACGAATAAGTAAGAATACACCTTAGTTAAGTCATCTGAGAACATTTCATTATACCATTCTTTTCCATTAGTATTTTCACTGTTCAAGAAAGATGTTAATGGAGATGGTTGTTCTAAATCTAAATCCAGACTTGTTGTTCCTGAAGACGGTACGTAACCAAGAACAAACCATTTATTATGGTCTGTTGACGTAAATCCACTGAAATTTTGAACAATATAGGTAGGTATTGTAGTACCATCAATAGATGTTTTACCTGATATTGTAGAATAAAAAGTTGAACCTGTTATTCCTGTTGTTGTTGGGATAGTACTACCTGTTGTGTTACCTGATAAACTATTATCCCATGCCTGTAATGCGGTTGTTCCTGTTTGTGTTGGTTGAAGACCGCCTAATGTTGTTAAACCATATGTTCTGTATGGTTTATAACCTGTTAAACCTAAAATCCTTGTTACGAATAATTGATTTGATTCTTGTAAATATGATTTCGCCACATAACCTAATTCATATTTTGGATTACCATTCCCATCTTTCAATGTTGAGGTTCCACCAAAATATGTTCTATACTCATCGAAATCACGAATAAGAATTGGTTCAAATGCGGGACCTTTTAAGGTCTCTCCGACCAATCCTAAAGTTGTTACACCGATACTTTGTGCAACAAACGTTAAATCTTTTTCTGATGTATAAACACCTGGTGATACAAAAACTCTGTTTGAAGTTGCCATTGAATTAAAATATTTATATTTATTTTATTACTTATAATATAAATATCTTTAATTTGGTCAAAGATTGTTGTATATTAATAAACTTATTTTAATTTTTCATCAACTAAAATATACAATACTAATTTGTGACCCAATGACAGGTGAATAATTAAAAGTAAATTCAGAATTACCTGTTACAGAATAACCGTTATTTATTTCTTCAACTAATCCATTGATATCTACGGTAATAACATATGATATTGGTTGTATAGTTGTGAATGTTAACGATGAACCATCATAAGTGAAATATTCAGTATTTAAATTCACTATTTTACCATAATTGTCTATAAATGTATCTGAACTTTTATTCTTATAATAATTTATAGTAATTACACTTCCTTCTTCAGGAGGTTCATCAAACGTAACTTTTGAAGTTGTCGAAATGTGATAATAATCAACATCTTTTGTTTGTAATAAACCATTTACCCCAACGTTCAACAAATTAGTCATAGATTCACCAACACTATATGTTGTGTCAACACCGTTTGCGATTATAGATACTGATTTTACATTGATGTCTCGATTTATGGATTTCTTTGTCTCTTGTGATGTACCTGTAATAAATTCATTCATTAAAAGAAATCTACTCATCGCGGGTTTTACCTCAAATTCTTCTCTGTCAACTAATAAACCTAACATGATGAATTTATAATTTTGAATATAAAACCTACGACCATCTATCGTATCCATAGGTGTAGTATCATCATTACTCTGTAATATGATTGGTATATAGTGACCTTTTATTAATGTATATGATTGTCTTGAAGCGAATTTCTGTAAAATAATTTTATTCAATAAATTAGTGTCATTAAACTTATTACACACTAACGTAACTTCATATGATATATCAACAGCAACAGGTTGTGGTATTTTATATACATCAGCACCTTTTTTGTTACCATCCCATGTAGGAACTGTTTGATAATGAAAAACTTTCCTATCAGGTATTGTCCTTTGTACAGAAGGATTAGTCCCTGGTTGTACATCAGGTTTTCTTATTACAACGATAAATGGTAATTTAACGTTACCGTCATTATCTGAAAACGACCAATTAGTTGAAAATTCCGCCCATCTTTGTACTGTCAATATTTTATTAATTACAGGTATTCGTTCCCCATCTGATACTACAATAAAATTATTTTTGACATAATCTAACATACCCGTATCCAAATCTTCATGTAAAATTGAATCGGGTAAATATGAATCACTTTTGGTTATATTATCTAATAACCTTTGTCTATTATTTTGTACATCCTGACCTAATGTGGTCAGTTTGTTTTCATATACATCTATATTATTCTTTTTCTTAGGTATTGCCATTTTAGAATCCTCTAAATTCGTTCTCTTGTACTATAGCACAAGTTATAGTTCTGTAATGTGGTTTGAATCCAAACATTTTATGTTTATTATCTGATGTGATTCTACCATCATTAGTGACTTGATAATATCTTAATTTATCTTCTTTATCTGCATATCCAATGTAATCACCGTATCTTATGTCTATATTTAATTCTTCTAAATGAGATATATACACCGACACAGTTATATTACCCGCTTCCTGATATCTCATTATACCACCTTTATAAGATGAATTTTTGGCTTCATCAATTTTAACAAGACCATTGAATTCTACAGGGGGTAAAAATTTAATATCGTCTTTACCAACTTCACCATATATGTTGTTTATATCGGTTTTATCTCTGTCTACTTGATATAAAACAAGTTTTATGTTTAAGTCACCATGCAAATACTCTTGACCTAACTTAATTTGTAAATCAAAGTCATCTTGAGAAAAAAATTTCGATAATCTTGTTACTGGTAGTTTGTTCATTTAACTTTTTGACGTTTTATTCTTTCTTTAATGTGTGATGAGTATGGATATTTATTTTCATCCATATTTTTTATATTAATTATTTTATATGTTTTTTCATAAGGATTTATTTCAATAAATTCTAAATCCATTGTACCGTAAATGTTCAATGGAATTGGAACGACATTATATATGAATTTTTTATAATTTATATCATCTAAAAAACTATACTTTTTTCCAAATCTTTTTTCTAAAAAGGCTTTCAATTTATCATTCTTATTATCATGACCATATGATTTATCGACATATGGTTTATCTCTTGGTAACTGAAATTTTAGCCCTTCTGTTTTAGACACGTATTTATCATCGTCAACAATTGATTGATGACCAAAGAAAAACACTGCTTGTAAAGGTTCATTTTTATGAATCATACCTAATCCTAAATCATCAACAAATCCTTTAATTCCAATTTTATAAACTAAGTTTGAAAAAAAATTACTTAATTTTTTATGACTACGAACTACTTCACCTATTGCATATATCATTAACCAAAAACCCCAAACACCTTCTTTTGATGTACCTAAGAAGTTTGAATATTGTCTATTTGTTTTAATGTATTCATCACATATACTTATAACCCTTGGATTGTCTTTATATAAATCTTTTATTCTATTAATATATTTCATTATTTTATCTTTACTATCATCTGATGTATACAATACATCTGATGTATCTGATATATGAAATAAATAATAAAGTTTATTTTCAGACGCAAACGGGAAAATTCCTCTTGTAAAAAAATCACTATCCGACATATCTCTGATTTCCTTAGTATTAGATAGTTTTGTCTTTTTTTTCAATAAAGGAATAATCGGATAACAATATAGTCCAACGGGTGTGTTATATCTTGTTCTAACATTTATTTCAGAAGTATATAAACCACTTCTAAAAGAAATAAACACATTTTTCAGATTGTGTTTAACTAACATATCTGAAATAATATCGGTATTTTTTTTTGATACTTGTTGTCTAAATAGTTTTTTATAGGTTTCTACATCTTCATTCATTAATGAAAATATATGTTCCTCTAATTGTTTTTTTGTTAGAATCATCTAAAATGATTTTTTAATAAATAGTATATTATGTTATTTATTACTACAATAATTCATAGAAAATATATATATTTAGTGAATATGACAATTGAAACACCTGAAATTAAAGCTCGAAATATTTTAGAAAATTATGAAGGTTCTAATAATCAAATTTTAGAATGGAAATCTAAATTATTGAATTCTAAAACATTTACTTTAACAAGAACACAGTCAGACTACATATACAAATACCATAATATCGTACCAAAAATTGCAAAAAAACATGTTAGAATAGTAAGTTCTTTTGGTGACAAAATAATGGATGATAAAAGATTAGTAAGTCCACCTGAAAAAATATGGGTTGAAAAATTATTATGTGAATCTGAAAAGGCATATCACATATGGGGGAAAGTGATTGATTCTGAAAATAATTATTCCTTTTGGATACCAAAAACTGCAATCATACAAGAAGAAAAAAAATTGAATAGAGAGATTGATTATTCTAAATATGGAAGTAGACCACCTTTAGAACATCAAAAGACCGCTATAGAAAAACTGTTAGCAAATGATAGATTCATATTAGCAGATGATATGGGTTTGGGAAAAACAACAGCATCTGTAATTGCTTCATTAGAATCTGAGGCAAAAAAAGTTTTAATTATTTGTCCTGCATCACTTAAAATAAATTGGAAGAGAGAAATTGAAAACTACACTGATAGGAGAATCTTAATTGTTGAAGGAAGAAAATGGGGTTCAACATTTGATTTCTACATTATTAACTACGATATAATAAAAAATTATCATTCTACAGATAACTCTGAAGATAGTGATGATTATAAATTATTGGTTAACGCAGGATTTGAATTAGCGATTGTGGATGAAGCACATTATCTTTCAAATCCACAAGCAAACAGGACTAAACTTCTTAATGATGTACTGTCAAAAATTCCGAAAGTATGGTTACTTACAGGAACACCTATGACATCAAGACCTATGAATTATTATAACCTACTAAAAATAGTTAATTCTCCATTGACTATTAATTGGCAGACGTATGTAAAAAGATATTGCAAAGGTTATCAATTTAGAGTTGGTAATCGAAAAATATGGAATACAAGTGGGGCATCTAATCTTGATGAATTGAGAGAATTGACAAAAAATATTGTTTTACGTAGATTAAAAACTGATATATTAGATTTACCTGAAAAAATTATTACACCTTTATTCTTGGAACTTAAAAGTACATTTTATGATGAAGAGTTAGAGGAGTTCATGAGGATAAGTAACGATAATAAAGAAAAAGAAAGTATCACAGTTACTTTGAATAGATTGATGAAAATAAGACAATTAATTGCAATGGAGAAAATACCATATACATGTGAATTAATTGACAAAGTTTTAGAACAAGATAAAAAAGTTATTGTATTTACAAACTTCACAAATACATTAGATATACTTCATGAAAAGTACAAAAAAAATTCTGTAACACTTGATGGAAGAATGTCAAAAGAAAAGAGACAAGAAAGTGTTGATAAGTTTCAAAATAACGATAAAGTAAAAATATTCATATCTAATATTATTGCAGGAGGTGTGGGTATAACTCTGACCGCAGCTGAAACAGTTATTATGAATGATTTATCCTTTGTTCCTGCTCATCACTCACAGGCAGAGGATAGAGCATACAGATATGGTCAAAAAAATTCTGTTCTTGTTTATTATCCCATATTTGATAATACAATAGAAAGAATTGTATATAATATGTTACAAAAGAAGAAAAATATTATTGACCAAGTTATGGGTGATGGTGAGTATTCTGAATCATTTACCAGGGACCTTCTTAATGAAATTTTTTAATTTTTCTAAACCATCATTAATTATCGTTGGTAAATTTTCGTCTTTTTCATTACATACACTAACGATAAATTTTGGTTTATCGTTCTCTATTTCATAATGGGCAGAATTAATTTCCCCTTCTAATTGTAATATGAAAGGTATTTTATTTTGACAACAATATCCTAATGCGTCCATAAATGGTTTTTCTGTAATCATATCTTAAATATAAAGTATTTATAGTAATAACTAAAGATATGTCCACAGTAATATCACAAACAGATAAAGAAAAATTATATACACAGATATTCCATTTATTAGGAATGCCTGTAAGAGGAATTGAATTGACTGAAGAACAGATGGATTCTTTCTTGGAATTAAGTATCTCAGATTACGAACAATATGTAAGTAATTGGTTGATAGAATCACAATGGTCATCACTTGTAAATGTGGATGTTGATACAATTTCTTTGACAAGAGCATTCACCACAAGAAGTTTAGATTACGAAACACAATATCAGTATGCATATTCTAAAATTGTTGGTTTACAAGCTGGCGGTCCATGGGAATTGAAAAAAGATTACATTACATTATCAGCAAATACACAATCATACATAATTCCTGCGGGAAGAGAAATTAATGAGTTACTATGGTTCACAAGAGCAGAATTAACAGACTCCATCGTAGACCCATTCTTAGGAGGTTTTGGTGGTCTTGGTGGTGTTGGCTTTGGTGGTGTTGGAGGATTTGCTCAAATTGGTACATCGGGGTCATATTTTATGTTACCAGCATACGACTTACTTTTAAGAATGCAAGACAGAAACATAAAAAATAGACTTATAGGTGGAGAATTAACATATAGAATTACTGCAGGACCTAATGGAACTAAAGTCGTACACTTACATAATACTCCTGGTGGTAAATTTGATTTCGGTTCGATACAACAACACAATTACCAATTATGGTATTGGTACTATGAAACTACCGATAATAGAGATGAGTGTTTAGAGGCAAACAAAGACATCGTGAAATTACCTTCTGATGTTGATACTGAATCATTGACATGGAGTAAATTAAACAAACCTGCACAAAACTGGGTTAGACGTTATTTAATGACTTATGCAAAAGAAGGTCTATCAAGAATATGGGGTAAATTTTCAGGTGACTTACAAGTTCCTGACAGTACAATTAAATTAGATTATACATCTTTACAAACAGAGTATAAAGATGAAAGACTAAAATTAGTAGAAGAGTTAATTGGTCCTGAAGGTATTCTGACACGTTTAAGACCAGAAAAACTAATGGAACGTAGAAAATTAGAAGCAGAAAACTTAAATGCAACCTTAAAGTATAGGGCAATGATTTACCCTATACAAGTCATCTAAGTTTTACTCCATTGCATATAGAGCAAATTCTGATGAATCAAATTCGTTACCTTCATCATCTACTATGATGTCACTAACACTTTTTTCTTCATAATTAACTACTTTCCTATTGTGTTCAATCCAATATTGGTCAACATGTTTTAAACTGTCTTCTACGTACATAAAATATGGGTCCATTTTCATCCTATTCCAAAATATCACTTCCATTTCAGATAAAGTCATTACTTCATCTAAATTATCCTGATGACCATCTTTTAATGGATATCCATTAACTAATTCGCACTGTTTTTTAGTAAAGTATTGTCTATCCTTAGGGTCTTCAATTAATATGTCTTCACGAATTTCAGGATTAAAAACAACAAGTAGAGGTTCAATCCTTTTATTAAAAATACTAATATACCTTCCGACATTATAGTCTCCCGTCATTTCAGGATTATTTAAAATTTCCTTTTCAGGAATCATATAACAATTTATTTCGACATAATCAGGTGGTATTGGTTTTCCATTATTTATATAATATTCTTCTTGTTGTTTTTTTGTCGCTTTTGTAATTTTTTGTACATCTCCCGATGTTTTCTTTTTTCCATTATTTACATAATAAATTGTTTCACCAAGATTTGCAGGATATTGACTTTGCATAACAAGTTCCATGTGTGCCTGTCTTGACATTAAAGAACCCGATTTCGTTCTTTTTGTTATGTGTTTTTTGTAGTCTTCCACAGATTGTTTCATCCTACTTTTATTTGCAATTTTTGCTAACGGTATCTTTTTATTATAAATTTTATCTATGGTTTCATAATATAGTTCGATAAAGGATAGACCGTCACCATTCATTAAATGATGTAAAGCATCATCTAAGAAATCTGATATATAATGTTGTAACTTCTTAGATTTGATAGTGTTACCTGTTAATTTAATTTTTTCTTTACCTTTTTTTACTAATTTGATAATGTAATTTTTTCTTGAAATATTAATTGTTGATGGTGCAACATAATCTATATCTAACCCCATTTCATTTCTCATGAAAATATCGTTAAATTCAGCAATGTCTGCGGAGATACCATCATATTTTTTATTGTGTTCTACTAATTCATTTTTTCCTTGACCGATATATATGTGTGTATCAACATCTATAGGTGTTTCGAAGTTAACACCATCAGTATCCATAACTAATGGTTTATACCCCTTTTTCATGAAAAACATAATCATCATACGAAGACACTGACGACCAATACATGTTGTCATTTCACCCATGTTCATATCACCCCAAGGAAAGACCTGAGGTGCAGATAACGAACCAAAAAACGCATTAATGAATATTTTAATGGGTAATTGTTTCCTATCGTACATTTCAGAACTGACCGCATCAATTTCCTTTAGTTCGCCTGATAGTCTTTTATAATTAATCCTAATTTTTCTAAAATACCCTAACATTGATTTTAAAACACCTGTAACATCACAATCAGGAAATACATCATACACTAACTCAATCGATGGATATAGAGATGCAAAGTCAAATTTTACAACATTTTTAGAATATCCAACATTTAATAATCTTGATAAACCACCTGTAATTTTACGTTTTTCATCTTTTTTAGGTATTGCAAGATTATTTTCATATGACCAAGCCAACATGATGAGTTTCCATAATGTTGCGGTCCCCATAGTTGCAACTCGTTCATATGTTGTTGGAACTAATTTAGAAAGTAAAAATGTCGATTGACTAAAAGAATCGTCAACCACCATAGTTTCATACAAGTCATCATCAAGATATTGCTCAACTATTCGTTCCCCTTTCCATATTTCATATACATTTGGGAATCGAGACAACAAGTTTTCTGTACCTTTTTCTCCTACTTTTTTATACTTACCTGTCTTGGGGTTTACATAATAACTGTCATTTTCTAAATATATTTTGGAGATTTGTGAACCTTCGACATATACACGATTTGGTTTTTCTTTTTCCAAATATTTCGTGATATACTTCAAACTCCACGACTTAATATCTGAATTGATTGCTTGTGCTCTTCTAACTGCATGAGATATATCAATAATATTAAAACCAAATAGAACATGTTGTGTGTATGGTTCCATTTCGTTCGCCAATTTCAAAACACCTTCTTTTTCTTTTAGTCCCTTATCACCATATACACAAGATAATTTATTAATGTCTAACCCATTTATTTTCGCTCTTTCTAAAATAAAAGGAAAATCAAAAGAAGCAGAATTATATCCCCCAATAATCGTTGGTTTTAATTCTCTTATAATCTCAAAAAATTCAATAATTGCAATTTTTTCACCTTCGTCACCAAACGCAGATAATGTTTTATGAAACCCTCTATTATCTTTTAATCCTATTAATATTATTTTATCTACTGATGGATTTAATCCCGTAGTTTCTATGTCAAATACTAATCTATGAATATTACTATAATCATCAATACCTTTGAAAAGTCTTTTTTTCTTCTGTACTAAGAATTGTTCAACAGGAGTAAGTATTGTGAAATACGATTTGTACTTTTCATTCCAAGGGTCTATACCTCCTTTTTTGAAAAAATTAATGAGAGAAGTATAACTCTTTAGTGATTTTATTAAAAACTTATGTCCATTATTTAATCTATCGTTATCTTTTGTGTCTAACTTATCAATAACAATCCCATAGTCTTTCATCATTTTTTTCTGTTCAGACTTAGAATTGTTATAAAAATTGAGACCATTTAAATCACCACACCACAAAAATGCTGTAAAACTATCTGTTTTAATAGTTTTTCCCTTAATTGGGTCTTGTATTATTTTATATATTAAATTATTAGCATAATCATATTCTACACCTACAATAAATTCCTCATTATCAGAACCATTCAAGAATGATTCTATGATTTCTTGTGAAATAACTTCTCCCATATATAATTTTTTGATTGACGTATTTGCTTGTGAAATGAATTCACAGTTTGTCTTGAATATTATAATATACCAAAAAAAATCATGATTAAAAAATCATCGATTAAGAAATCTACATAAGTTTTGTATTAAAAACCTTGTGATTCTTTTATTCTAATTACGAAATTATCTACTACTGTTTTACACTCGTTGAATGTAACTTGTGCACCCGAACTTTTACTTAACAAGGTCTTAATTGCTAAAATATTTTTTGTACCTGTTCCTGTTGTATATAATGCAGAACCATTAGAACCCTGATTTACAGGTGCACCATTGTATATTACTGTTCCAAAAACAGAATTCCAATTACTATGTCCTAATAAAATAAATAAATCACAATGTGAAGGGTCACCTGCTGCATATGTTTGTCTATAATATGAGTGTACAGTAAAACCACTGACAGTATTCCCTGTGTATATTACATTTGCAGCTAAAGTACCACCACCATCTGCACCCGAATTTCCTCCTGATTGGAAACCTATTGGTAATCCATCACCATATACTGAATTATTTCTTGTACCTAATACTGTAAGAGGAAGATAAGTCAAACTTTGAGTACCTGTGAATTGTTGATATCCTAAACTTATATAATTAAAACTTGTGTCTATGGTTGTTGTAGTTCCACTATTTTGGTAGTTTATTGCATTTGGATATGTACCTAAAATATATTGTGTATTTCCAGTATACGATACATTCGAAATTAACCAAGGAGAAGTTATATTACCACTATCGTACATGTCAAAACCCCCATCAAGTATATGAAATCCATTACCATCTAATTGATAAGCATAAAAACTCGGATTTCTAAAATCAGACATGTAATTTCGTAAATATTGTGCAATTGTAACTAATTCATCATTTGGATTTTTTGAAATACCTAAATCTGATGGTGTTAAATCAGAGGTCTGAACCCATATATCAGTCCTACCTGTTGACCAATTTATAACTTCTGTTATTGTTTCTCCTGTTGCACCAAATGACTTTAAAAAAAACACACATTGATTATCATTATGTGCTACATGAATAGAAGGACCACCTGAATTTCTATGTACATATATCGTATAACCACTTGGGGGTGGTGTAATTCCATTATAAAAACCATGAACACTTGTAGGACCATAATCATCTGAAGAATCAACACCTATCAAGAAATTGGTATTTCTTGTTGCTGTCAATTTGGTGGTTGACCCTGATGTTTTAATTTTATTAGGCATTATACAATATTAATATATAACTTTTCTCTTATTGGTAATATTAATTTTGTTGTTGGATTTTGATTGGTGTCTAAAAATTGTACTGTTATTACTCCCTCAAATCTCCCTTTTACTTCAGTTTGTGTTTCAGTAAACCTATGTGTTATATAATATTCATCTGTGGTGTTTTGAAACTTTTTCGTTCTTGTTGTAATATTACATGATGAGTTTAAAATCACAGGGGCACCATCTTCAATATCGTACATATCAAGTGTTATGTCAGAATTTTCCAATAAATCATTGAATGATGTTTTATCATTTTTTCCATCATCTATTAATTTCAATTTTAATATTGGGTCTGTAGCGTCTTTTCTTATAAAAAATTCCATATTTATAAATATTCTTGATGTCCATTATATTTTATATATGATATTTATTAATGACAAAAATAATAAAGTATATGGGTAACAACAAAGTATTTAGTTTTATTGGTTCGCTATTGGTTATGGCGATTGCAATTGGTATTTTCTTCATGTTAATGGAAAAAGAAATGCCACAGTCTAACAGAGAGTTATTAATTGCGTTTGTATCAGTTTTATTTGGTGCAATGGCAACATCAATTAAAAAAATCACAGGAGACGATGAGAAATAATGAAATTGTTATAATGATTATAGGTTCAATATTACTTCTTGGATTTGTAATTTACATGTTGATATTTTCATTTCATATGTCTAAAACAAATCTAATAAGAGAAGATATCAAAAATGATAGTATTATCTTTAAAGAAAATCTTCAGTTAAAAATGAATGATAGTGTCATGATAGAAAATAAGAAAAAATTAAATAATCTTATTGACAACCATGAAAACAGATTACAAAGATTAGAAAATAGAAAACCTATAATTAATCGTGATACTGTATTTCTTTTAAAAGAAAATTAATAATAAAAAAGGGGAATTTAAATTCCCCTTTTTTTATGCTATTCTTATTTGAATAACATTACCGTTTCTATATAAACCACCTAAAGGCACTCCTCCCGCTTGTGCAGCGGTATCATCTGCAAAATTTAAAGATTGTGATACTTGTTGTAAAATTGTATATCCATAATCTTGTCTAATTGAACCACTTACGTCTAAATTATATAATGGTATTGGTTTATTTATACCTATTTTACCATTTGCCGAACCTGAAAATGGGGTAAAGGTTGAAACATTAGAATATGACCCTGTACCGAATATTATACCACCAATATTAATACTATCTTGTCTTCCATTATCAAGTGTGATGTTAGTACCAATTATAATATTATTAGATGATATACCACTGTTTATCCCTGTTTTAGCCCCTGCCAAATAACCTATTAGTGTAGAATACGGTGAATTATTTGTAAACTCACCAGCATAATACCCAATAAAATTAGAATACGCAGAATTTGTTGCGTAATATCCTGCATTATTTCCCATAAAAACTGAACCAGATGCATTAGTTGCTCTGTACCCTGTGTTTCTTCCAATAAAAACTGAACTATTAGCATTAGGGGATTCTGCCCCTGAAATATAACCTAAGAAAATAGAATTATTCGCATTTGTAGATTGATATCCCGAAGAGTTACCTATGAAAATAGAGTGACTTGCATTTGTAGATTGAAATCCAGCCTGATTTGTCAATATGACAGAATTAATTGCATTAGAAGCTTGATATCCCGCTAATCTACCAAAAAATATTGAATCGAGATTATTAACCTCAGAAGTGTTATATGTTAATAAACTACTACCTGTAACTTTAAAAGGATACGATGAACTTACTGCATTTATAGACCATGATGATGTTCCTTCTAAAGAACCCGTAATACCATTAGTAACCTTTAATGAACCTGTTATTTGTATATCATTTGTTGTTGACCAAAATGACCCTGTTTGTGAAAGTATACTATTACCTGAAGTTCCACTACTACCATTAGAACCACTTGTTCCACTTGAACCTGAAGTTCCACTTGTGCCTGAGGTTGCAGCTGTGTACGATGTTCCATTAATAGATAAAGACCCTGTTATATTTACAGAACCTGTAAATTTATGTGTATCATCTAATGAATTACCAAAAAGTGTAGAACCACTAATACCTTCAGTTGTAATGTTAATATATGACGAACTAATAATATATTCTTGCGCTGTTAATGAACCACTAATAGTTAAATTTCCATTTATGACTTGACTACCAGTAAATACGTGGGAACCACTATTAACTAATGTTTGTCTAAGCGTTGATAATGGTAATTGGTATGTTACACCATTTTGAACAAATGCAGTTACACCTGATAAACTTGGTGTTGATGACCCTGTTGGTAATTGAGATATTTTTTTACTTATCATGTATATAAATATTAATATAATATAAGAACATTATCTTCTGTTGTGAGTAATTCATCATTTTCAGTTATGAGTGAAAAAGGAAAAACTCCAACAATTTCTTCTGTACAAACATCATTACATTCACTAATAGTAAAGTTTGGTTTTATTGATGTGATATAATTATGTTTTATTCTTGGATAACTTAATGGTTCTTCAAAATATTTGACTTGTTTTAAATTAAAAGATGTGTTACCACTATGTAATCCACCTGAATTATTTGTACCACCTCCAAATATCTGAGCAATAATGTTTGTCGATAATCTTTCTGAAGGTATAATTTCTTCCCAATCTTTTATTTTGTATATTAATCTACCATTTAAGTAAATTTTCAAAGTACCTAATCTATTGTATCTATTAGATAACCAATTTTTATTTATTACTTCATACATTTCTATATCTTCAGTCGCACCTGATATGACATCAATTGGATTATTTACAGTATAACCTGTTATATAATCATTTGAACCACCCTCATTTAATATATCACAATTAGTGAATTCGTTATTTCTTCTAAAGACAATTGAAATATTGAAGTCATTTGATGTACCACCTGTACATAAAACAGATGTCTGTCCACTTGAAATATAGGGTGTCAGAGTATAACCTGAAACAGTTTCACAATAACCTGACATATGATATTTTTCCCATTTAATTCTACCATCATTGGTAAATGAAAATGATAAATTATTGTCTAAATAGTTATTTTGTTCAGTTTCATTCAATATACCCCAATAATAAAATGTAGAACCTGATGACCATGGTAAAGAATCCCTATTAAAAACAAAATCTAATGTCCATCCTAATTCTGTTCTACGTCTAACAGTAAAATCACAAGTTTCACCTGTATATGGTTTATTAATTTCAATTTCCCACGGTTTGATTGAATCTAAATCATCAACACATGTTGAGTCAATAACTAAACTTGTATATGTAATTTCGTTAGTAAAATCTATCGCATCAATATCGAAATCATATTCCGAACTCGCGAGTTCGTAATCATAAAATTCAGAAGAATCTAATTTTATTTTAATTCTTTGTCCCCAGTATTTTAAAATATTTTGACTATTCATGTATTAATAAATATCTTTCATAAGATTTGATATTTATATAATAAACTGAATTGATGAATAATTTTATAAAACAAGTTATAGAAGAAAAATTTGCATCAAAAGCACAACAAAGATACTTTTACGCTCAGGCTGGTAAAGGAGGTAAAAAAGGTAAAAAATGGGCGAAATGGGCAAAAGAATTTTCAGATAAAACTGATTTCGAAAATATACCTGATAAAGTCGAAGAAAAAGAATTAGAAGAAATTGTAGATGAAAATGGTAATATAAAAACAGATAAAAAACCCACGAATTTTAATGCTAAAGGAATCACACAAAAGAAAACGTCCGATGAAGTAGTAAAATCTGCAGGTGGTTCTATGGGTACTCACGGTGTTCATGGTACTCACACAACTTTAAAATATTGGGCGGAAGGTAAAGATAGTCTCAAAAATTTGATTGAAAACTTTATTGATGAAATCGAAATGGACGGTGCTTTAGGTTATGATGAAACATTAGGAGATGATGCATCATATGAGGAGGCAGAAAGATATTTTAAATCTGAATTAGGTTTGTCAGATGAAGAAACAAAACTTAGATTACAAAATTTAGGTTATGACGAAAAATTAAAAGGAGATAAAGTCAGATTAGTAGAAAAAAATAAAAAGTATTTTGAAGAATTCATAGAAAGTATTATTTCAAAAAGAAATGTTGATAATGATATAGTAAAAAATAAATCAATACAAATTGATGAATTAAATCCTATCATAAAAAGACAAATAAATTCTTTGAAAGATACTCTTGAAAGTAATAATTTGAAAATTGAAGATGTTTTAGAATTTTTAAAAAATCATGAATAAAGAATTAAAACATAGGATTTTTAATATTCCACAAAATATCTTGGATATGATAAATCATACTGTGGTTACTTTGGAAGGAGACCATGTTGATGGGGTAAAAAGAGCCAAAACATTATTACAAGATAAGAAAGTAAAATATGGACAATTAAAAAGAATTATTCATGATTTACAAAATACAGATAAATTTAAAGACAGGTTAAGATATAACTTATATGGCGGAGACAATATGTTAAATTGGGGAAAACAATTTTTGAAGGGAGAAAGGGATTTTATAAAAAATAAAAAAGAATCATCAAAAATATCAAATAATATTGGTGGTATTGATGGACAAAGAAAGAATCCATATTTAAAAAAACATAAGAAAAACCCTAATTTTAGTGTTCCAACAAATTTAATAAAATCAAACTCACATAAAAATAGTGTTAGTTTTATCACTGATTTAAAATTATTTGAACAAATAAAAAAAATAAACAAACTAATAAAATACTAACATGGCAACAGAATTAGAAAAACTTGCGGAAAAGTTTAGAAATGAACATTTATCAAGAAATCCTTATACTCTGAATAATATTTATGATTCTAATAATAGAAACGCATTATCTGATGGTGATGAAAAAGGTAAAGGAGATAATAATGGTAGTATTGGGTCAAGTGTTGACATTCAAAAAAGGAATGAATTAATGGCAAGGAACCCATATACAATGGTTAATGAATATTCATCCAATCATCCAAATGCAATATCTAATGGTGATGAAAAAGGTAAAGGAGAAAGTAATGGTAGTGTTGGTAGTACAACTGATATAAGTGTCAGAAACGAATCGAAAGCGAGAAATAAATATGGTGAAACTAATAGATATCCAAATTTCTAATGAACTTATTTAAACTATATAGTAAATTATTACTTGAACAAAATTATGGTAATAGAAAAGTAAAAACAATAATTGATGCTATGAAAAATAGACATCCAATTACTTTCTATTATAGTGGTCCACAAACACCTCCAAAAGATAGGGTACTTAATGGTGTTAGAATTCGTGCTGAAGTTGTTGCGTATGGTTTAAGTAAAAAGGGAAATGAAATAATTAGAGCATATATAGGACCCCCCTCAACTACTTTAAGAGGATATGATAAAACTCATTGGAGAACATTTAGAATTGACAGAATCAGTTCTGTTAGAGTTATTTCTGATGAAACATTCGAAAAAAGAAACGATGGTCAATATAAAGAGGGTAGTGAGAATTCAAATGGTCCTATGGCGAAAACTTATTTTACAGTAAGTTGGGATTCAAGTCCTGAAATAGTTAGTAAACCTAAAATCACAACACCAACACCTACAGTTAAAAAAGAATTACCTCCCGAAGAAAAACCTGAACCAACTGTAGAACCACTACCTGAACCTTTACCGAAAGAAAAACCAACTATATCACCAACGGTTGACTTAGGACAAGAAATTTTCAAGAAGATACAACCAAACATAAAAGAAAAGGAAAGTGGGAAATATCTTTCAAATATTGATTTTGAAACTTTTTCAAAAGAATTATATAAATTGAAAGAAAAAGAATGGGTTGATAATCAAAAAGTATTAAATAAAAATATTAAACCAGGTGAGGGAACAAGGAAAAAATTTGAAATTGATTCAAAAAATGAATTAGCACAAATATTAAGAAAAAATAATATTAATGTAGTGAATAATATAGATACCATTAATGAATCTTTATTGAAGATAAAACATTTAATGTATCGATAAAAATATTTATCATTAAAATAAAAATATATGTCAACAGGAGCGATATCAGAAAATGACTTAATGCATAGATTAGTCCAAGCAAAAAAAGTAATGAATAAAGTAGATACAGGTAATTTTGAAAGAGGTAGTGTAAACGAATCAATTTTGACAAGTTCACCTGAAGAAGTTGCACAAATGCCTAACTTACCAAAACCATCACAAAAAGTTATTAATGTAGATAAAATTAACAACTCTAAATTACCTGATGTAATCAAGAAAGCAATGATAGAAAATCCAATTCCTCAAATATCTTTGAATGACACAATAGACATGGATTTTGTAAAAGGAGCAAAAAGATTAATGGAGAAAGAAGGATTATCCAAAAAAAGTTCGGAAACAAAATCAACAACAGTATATAACAATAATATTGATATGAATGCCATATCAGTATTGATTGAAAATACAATTAGAAAAGTATTGGATGAAAAACTAAATCAAATTCTGAGTGCACATCAAACAGCATCAATTAATGAAAATTTGGTCTTAAAAGTTGGTGATTCAATATTCAAAGGAAAAATTACAGGAGTTAATAAGGCAAAATGATTTTGTTTTTCAAAATATTTTAGTATTATTTAAACATAATATTATGTTTAAATGTCTAAAATTAAATTATTAACAATACCTTCTGATACACATGGAGTAGGTAAATTCAGAATTCTTGACCCTTTTAAATTTATTGGTGATAATCATTCAGACGAATGTCATGTAGATATCATGTACGATGTCCCTGAAGATGATAACTTATTTTTAAATTACGATATTATCGTATTTCATTCCTTTATTCATAAAGCCCCTCATGAAATTAATATCAAAAGAATCAATTGGTTAAAGTCAAAAGGTATTAAAGTTGTTATGGATATTGATGATTTATGGTTTGTTGACCAAAGACATCCTATGTATCATCAAGTTCTATTGAATAAAATTTCAGAAAAAAAAGTGGAAATGTTAAAGTTGGTTGATTATGTTTCAACTACAACACCATTTTTTGCAAAAACTTTGAAAGATAGACTGTCTATAAAAAATATAGTGATATTTCCTAACGCGGTTAACGAAGAAGAAGAACAGTTTAAAATTAACAAAATTCAATCAGATAAAATTAGATTTGGATGGTTAGGTGGTTCTTCACATTTATATGACATAGAATTGTTAGAACAGGGTATATCAAGTATACATGCGTCATATAAGGACAAGATTCAATTTGTCTTATGTGGTTTTGATACAAGAGGAACAGTTACAGAAATTAAAAAAGAAACAGGTGAACAAGTTCAAAGACCAATACAACCTTTTGAAACTGTATGGTTTAAGTATGAAAGTATTTTCACTGATAAATTTAGAGTTTTAGACCAAGATTATAAAACATATTTATTTAATTTTATTGAATCTCCTTATGATGATAAAAATAAACCATATGTAAGAAGATGGACAAAAAATATTAATACATACGCAACTAATTACAATTACTTTGATGTATCTTTAGCACCATTAGTTGATTCTATATTTAATAACAATAAATCTCAACTTAAAGTTATTGAATCAGGATTCCATAAAAAAGCATTAATTGCAAGTGAAGTAAATCCTTATACGTTAGATTTGGTAAATTCAATAGAAAATGGTAAATTTAATGAAAAGGGTAATTCTTTACTTGTATCACCAAAGAAAAACCACAAACAATGGGCTCAACATATGAAAAAATTAATCGAAAATCCAAATCTAATTGAAGATATGGGGAATAGACTTTATGAAACAGTTAAAGACAAATACTCTCTAAAAAACGTATGTAAAGACAGAGTACAATTTTTCAAAACAATTATTAACAAATAAAACAAAAACCATGCATTATTTAGTGACTATCGGTTATGAAACAGACCAACAAGACAGAAACGGAAATCCTCGTCTACAAAAATTGAAATACATTTTGGAGGCAGAATCTGTTGAGGAAGCAACAATAGTTGCAAGTAAATACAGAGCAGGAGATATTCGTTCATCGGAAAGTATCTCTATCATGAAAATGCCAATTGAATGTGTAATTGACAAAAAAAATACACCCGAATATTATAAATAATAATTATGGAGTTTTATAATAGAGATATTCAAATATTAAGACAGTCTCAGTCTAAAATGGCATTAGAATATGTAAATCATATTGGTGCAAAAGTCACCTTTTCTGAATTACAAAGAATAACTGATGTTTTTATTGAGTGTTGTCTTAGACCTCAAGATGATGAATTGAAAGAACGTATTAAAAAATTAGATGTTTGGTTGAAACAAAAAACTGAAAACAATGGACAATAAGGAACTTGAAAATTTTTTAAATAAAATTAAAAATTTAGACGATATTATTAATGACGATAATACAGATTCGTCTTCATTCATTAACGAATTTGATGAAGTTATGTCAATGTTAAAACCAAAACATAATTTTTCATCATTGGATGTTAAAATTAAAAAATTACATCCTGATGCTGTAATTCCAAAGTACGCTAAAGATGGTGATGCTGGTTTGGATTTGGTGGCGACAGAAATTATTGATAATACATCAACTCAAGTGACATATGGTACAGGACTTGCTATGGAAATCCCATATGGTTATGTTGGGTTATTATTTCCACGCTCATCAATTAAAAATCATGAGTTAGAATTATCTAACAGCGTTGGTGTTGCGGATTCAGGATATAGAGGTGAAATTCGTGCGGTGTTCAATAAAACAAATGGTCCTGATTCAATGAAGTATAAAGTTGGTGATAGGGTGGTACAACTTATCATTCTACCTTATCCTAAAATTAACTTTGTGTTAAGTGATGAATTATCTGATAGTGAAAGAGGTACAGGTGGATATGGTAGTACTGGAACTTGATATTTATGTATAATAAATAAATTATTTAAAAATTAATGGGTTGAGAAGTAAAAACAAGGTAGTAGAAGTAGAGGAAAATATCACACCAAATAAAAGAAGAATTAGAGAGTTATTTAGAAGACCAAAAGAAAAATTTTTAACAAAATCACAAAAAGAATATTGGGATGTACTTCATGAAAATCAAATAACATTATGTTTTGGTCCTGCGGGTGTGGGTAAGAGTTATATCGCAATGAAAAAAGCGGTTGACTTATTGTGGGATGACACAAATAAGTATGAGAAAATAATCATCGTTAGACCTGCAGTTGAGGCTGAAGAAAAATTAGGTAGTCTTCCTGGTGATTTAGAAGCCAAATTAGACCCATATATTTATCCTTCTTACTATTTGCTTAATAAAATCATAGGTAAAGAAGCAAGAGAAAAATTGAAAGATGAAGGGTTTATTGAAATCGCTGCGTTGGCATACATGAGAGGATGGAACGTTGATAATACCATACTTGTTTTTGAAGAAGCACAAAACGCCACACCATCTCAAATCAAACTTTTGTTAACAAGAATTGGATTTAATTCAAAATTCTTTTTATCAGGAGATTTAGAACAATCAGATAAATTTAAAGACAAGACTAAATCAGGTTTATTTGATGCAAAGAAAAGATTACATGATGTAAAAGGAATTGGTATTTATGAATTTGGACATCAAGATATTGTTAGAAATCCAATAATATCTGAAATATTAAATAGATACGATTAATTTAATGTTTACAAATAAATCTCCATGTACTATATTTAGTACATGGAGATTTTTATTAGTATAGATGGTGTATTGAGAAATTTAATACAAAAAATTGAATATCATTATAAAGATACATTCTTAGATTCTGAATTTATTGGAGAAGATGATTTTGTATATGATGTAATTAAACCGATACAAAATAATAATTTACTCGAATCATTCAAATTTCATTCAGTAGAAGAATTTGAATATTTTTTATTTGTAGAATATCCTATTGAAATTTTTGGTCATGCTGGTTTAAGTTATTCTAATACTTTCACAGAATTAAATAAAATGATACATGAAAATACTGACCATAATTTTACATTAGTAGGTTTAGATGAATTTGGTAAATCAAAACCAGCAACACTATTTTTCTTATCCAAGAACGGATTTTTAGGTAATAATATCAAGTTTATTAAGAAAAATGAAATTGAAAAAAAATGGGATGAGTGTCATTTATGGATTACGGATAATTACGAAATTTTTAATAAATGCCCAATAGACAAACATGTAATAAAATTTAATACAGAGTACAATGATTTTTTTCATTGTAGTAAAGAAATAAATAAATTATCAGAAATTAATGAAACATGGTTCAAATTTTCGGAAAAAACTACAGTATAGATATTGATGAAATTATTCGAGTTTGTGAAACATCTAAAGATGAAGAAACCGAAGCAACCGAAATTAATATTTTCAAATATGAAATTTTAAAATTTTGTTTAGACAGAGTTTTAAATGATATAGATGGTGAAATTGATGAAGAAATACCAATTTATGCTCAATCAGAGTTATCAGTTTCATTCAAAATCGCATTTAATACATTAATAAAATATAATATTTTAACAGAAGATGAATATGAATAATTTAGAAAACATTGAAAAAATTCAAAAAAGTATAGAAAGTTTAGAGAATAATGATAGTGTCATTTATTTTTTAACTTATGATACCAAAGGGTATCCAAAAGCATCAGTCAAATACATTTATGATTTAGCATTAACATTAAAAGAGAATGGGTTTAGTTCTAAAATTTTAGTTGAAGACAAATCATTTAGTGGAGTATCAAGTTGGTTGGGTGATAAGTATGATTCTTTAGAAGTAGTATCAATAAAGGAAGATAAAATTCAAATCAAGTTTGAGGATATTTTAGTTGTTCCTGAATTGTATTCACAAACATTACAACAGCTTTCAAGTATAAAATGTACTAAAGTAATGTTAGTACAACAAAAGGATTATATCTTTGAATCTTTACCTATCGGTAGTAAATGGTCAGATTTCGGATTTGATAATGTAATTACTACAACAAAAAAATCAAAAGAGTATATCTTAGAGTATTTTCCTGAATCATTGACATATATTATTCCACCCATAATTGATGACGTATTTCATAAATCAGAAACACCATTAAAACCATTTATTGCAATCTCTTGTAGAGAAAGAACAACAAGTAGAAGAATCATATCTGAGTTTTATTTGAAGTATCCACAATTGAGATGGATTACTTTCAAAGACATGGTTAATATGACTTATGAAGATTTCGCAAATAATTTAAAAGAGTGTATGGTATCTGTATGGGTTGATGATGAATCAACTTTCGGAACGTTCCCTTTAGAATCTATGAAATGTGAAGTACCTGTTGTTGGTAAAATACCAAATACGGAACCTGATTGGTTGTCCGAAAATGGTATGTGGACATACGATTTAAATAAAATTGTTGAATTGTTATCAACATATGTCCTTGCATATATCGATGGAATTGGATTGACTGATGAAGTATATGATAAAATGAAAGAATCATTATTACCATATGATACGGTTGTTACTAAAAACCTAATAGTGTCTGTTTTTAAATCTTTAAACAATTCCAAAATAATCAAATTAAAAAAATTAATAGAAAAATTAAACACTGAGGAGGCAGAAAAATGAAAAATATTACTGTGATATTACCCATCCATAAGATGGACGATTATTATAAAATTATGTTTGATAACGCGGTGTCATCATTAAATAATTTCTATAATGATATTGTGTTGATGATTGTACACCCAAAAAAGTTGAAATTAGAATTAGAAATTAATCCTAATATTGAAGTTACATATGTGACACATAATAATGATTCAGGATTTTGCAGTCAAATTAATGAAGGAATTTCAAAATGTCAAACAGAGTGGTTTTCGATTTTGGAAATAGATGATGAATATAGAAAACCTTGGTTATCTTCTATGAACGAATATGTGAAAACATATTCTGATGTCGATGTTTTTTTAACAATAGTCAAAGATATAAATGTTGAAGGTTCATTCTTGAGTTTTACAAATGAATCAGTATGGGCATATGGATTCAGTGAAAAACAAGGATTTTTAGATAACGAGGTTCTATTAGATTTTCAGAATTACCAAATCAGTGGTGGATTGTATAGAACAAATGTTATCAAAGAAAATGGTATGTTTAAAGACAATATCAAATTAACATTTGGATATGAATTTTTATTAAGATTGACACATAATGGTGTGAAAATTATGACAGTACCTAAAATAGGTTACCAACATGTCAATTTTAGAGAGGATTCACTTTTTTGGTTATACAAAAACAAAGAAAAAGAAGTCTTATCTGAAGATGAAGTTAAATTTTGGTTAGATACATCTAAAAAAGAATTCTTCTTCAAAAATAAACGTGATATAAATTATGTAAAACAATAAATGCCAAGAAAGAGAACCCAAAAGATTTATTTTGGGGAGGCTCAAGAACAAGCGGTGATTGATTATATCAAAACAGAATCCGAAGAACAAAAGAATAAGATATTCAATGAATATTTAAGAGAACCTCTCATTATAATGGTCGAAAGTATTATTAGACGTTATAAACTATATAGGAAAGATTTAGAGTTTGAAGATATACATAGTGATACTATGTCATTCTTAATTACTAAGATTAATAAATTTGACCACACAAAAAACCATAAAGCATATTCTTATTTTGGTACAATATGTAAGAATTACCTTATGGGGACAATACAGAAAGAAAATAAAGAAAAAAATAGAAACATATCTTACGAAGATATTTCTTCAGACTTGGAAGATAATGAAGAACTATCATATACTATTGATGACACAATAATTGATTACAGAGATGTTATTATTAAATTCACTATTGAATTAGAAGAGTTTATTACAATAGAAAATTTGAATGAAAATGAAAGAAAATTGGGATATGCATTAATTGAAATTTTTAACAATTTTGATAAAATATTTCAAATTGGTGACGGTAATAAATTTAATAAAAATTTGATTCTACTTTCAATTAGAGAAATGACTTCATTGAACACAAAAGAAATTAGAATATCAATGAAGAAATATAAAAAACTGTATGAGGATATTTTAGGTGGATTTTTAGATTAAATCTATTTATGGGTATGAGAGATAAGAAAAATATTATATCGTTAGAGGTTGAATCTGCGTTAGCATTGATGCAAGAAATTTATAATGATATTGTCGAACAAAAAAACTATGCATCAATGATAATGAAAAAGATGTTATCATTTATGAAAGACCAAGAAGATATGAGTACTATTGGTCCTGTAATTAAAGAACAACAAAAAATTTTAAATGAATGTACTGAGAAGAAAATATCATTAGTAAAATTACAAGGTATTTTACATAAACAAACCCAAGGTTCTAATAAAAATATGGGAATGGGTAAATTAACCTTGAATGAAGAAGAAAGAAAGTTATTAGATGAATTGGTTAAAGATACAAATTTAGATAATAACTCACCTAATTATGAAATGGAATGAGAAAAGATAAAGATATAAAATCGAGAATACAAACTATAAAAACAATTACAGATAATTCTAAGAATTTTTCTGAGAATTTATCTGATAATGTTATTGAAGATTTACCAACAACAGACAAATTATTTGGTAAAAAATTAGATGAGTTTGTAGAGAAAAGAAAAAAAAAGAAACAAAACAAAAAGGACATATTTACAAAACTTAATGATTTAGCAGAAACGTTTATTTCAGATAAAAAGTCACCAAGGAAAGATAAATATGGAGCGAAGAAAAAATTAAAAAAAATTGCACAGGAATCACTAAAGGTCACAGTAAATTCCACTAAAGATATCTTATTGTATAATATTACAAATATCTTTTTTGTGGGTGATGGAATTTGTGGTAGAGAATCAACTATGAAAATTGATGAAATTACATTGAAACCAAGTGAAATTGATTTTTTAAATGTATTTTCAGTTGACCCTAATAGTGATATTGGTAAAATAGTATATGAACCTGAGTCACCGAACATAAATAGACAAAAAGTTAATAGACAATTTTACACAACATTCAATTCGTCAACATATAACTTTGTATCAAATAACAATAAAGTTCTGTTTACAACTAATTGGGATGTAAATGAACAATCTTTTAAAATTACAGGTCTACAACAAAATACTGCAATAAAAGTAGAAGATTTTTTTTTAGATTATTTTTCTTCAATTGAACTACCTGATATTACAGGTATAACAAAAAACGCAATTTTACTAACATTGCAACCTGGCAATAGTGTGAATATTAAGTTCAAAACAGGTTTAAATGACTTAGAAAAATTAACAAGTAAATTGTTTTCTATTTGTGGTAATTCTACTGATAGAGAAAACATAAGAAATCAAAATCCTGTAAAGTTATTTGATAATACAGATGAAGATGAGTCTACATATTTTGATTTTGACTCTACTGAAGGTTTTGATTTTAGTTTGGAAGATTCTAAGTTTAGGAGCGTTTTGAAATTTACTGATTGTGATAATTTTGAAATTCCTGTAAATGAAAATATATTAGAAGATTTCGCATTTTTTTCAAGTCAAAAAAATATTGATGATTTAGTTGAAGAAACATTAGAAAAGGCAGCATCGGATGCATTTGAACAGTCAGATGGAAACATCCCCAAACAAAATTTTAATCAAAATTTATTCAATAACTTCATCATCAATCTACCTAAGGCACTTGTAATGTCAGTTTTGACACCAAAACTTTTTGTACCTGTTGTTATAATTTATAAAATGTATAAATCATTAACAACACAAGTTTTACAAGTAAAAGATATGATGAAAAAATTGTATAAACTATTTTCTAAAATTATAAAAGATTTGTTTTGGAAATTTATACAAGAATATTGGAAAAGATTAAAAATTGAATTATTAAAATTTGTTAAAGAATTAGTTGCGGAAATATTAAAAAGTAAATATAAAAGATACGTTACAATACTAACTGCAATATTCAATTTACTTAAAAAAGTACCAATTAATGGTATAGTCAATTGTGATAATTTATTTGACTCAATCTCAAAAACATTAGAAACAGTATTAGCATCAAAAGGTGGTTTTCAAGTACCAGGATTTTTATTAGGGTTTTCTGATAATTTACCTGGATTCAGTAAAGAAGGTGCATTATTAAATGCCATTCAAAGAGTAGAGTCGTTTGGTATACCAACAGGTCCAATATATAACGAAGACAATAACGTACCTAAGATATTAAAGTCATTATTAGATGGGTTTTTTGAAGAATTAGATAAAAATTCATTTGTTAAAGCGTCCAATAAAGAAATAACAATTCCAACTCCAGTTGGACCTATAATTATTCCACCAGGAATTATAAATGTAAGTGGTAAAATATTTTAAAATTATGGAAAATAATAAAAAAATATTTGACATAATAGAAGATGTACAAAATAAATCAAACAATGATTTATTTTATGCTATAAATGAATTACAAGAAGAATTTGAAAAGACTAAAAATTTAATAGTTAACTTAACAAGACACTTAGATTCAGTTGAAGAAATGTATAATAAAGTAAATAATGAAATTGGTAAAAGAGTAAAAAAATAATGAAAATAATTGACTTAGGTATTTGTATAGATAATATTGACCCAAAAGGTATCGGTAGAATCAGATGTATTAGATATAATGATTATGTCGGTGAAAAGGAAAAGTCTATAAAATATACTTCTTGGAGTGATACTGACCCTTTTGTCGCAATACCTTTTTTACCAAATAATATTAACATGATACCTGAAATAGGTCAGGCGGTTAAAATAATTAATTATAACACACAAAAGGAATCTGTAAACCAAGAATATATTTCTGGACCCTTTACGTCTATGTACGACTATAATAGTCAACAATTTTCTCTACAGATTGAAGACACGTCTTATGGTGTTGCAGTAAAAAATAGACCAAACATAAGAAATACAACAGGTGAATATATTCGTCAAACACAAAATGTTTTTGCAAAAGAAACTGACTACGGAATATATGGTAAATACGGTTCTGATATTTTATTTACAGAAAATGGACTACAATTAAGAGGTGGTAAATTAAAAACAAAAGAAGCGGCGAATGCACAAGAAAGATTAAAAATGTTATCAGTACCGTTATATACTGATAACAAAATATCTAAATTGTCATTAAAAAAATTTCCTAAAAAGGGTTTAATAAAAAAGAAAGAAGAAATTAATCAATCAACAACAGATGCTGTTCTAAAAACAATTGTAGAATATGAAATAAACAGTTTATCAACCGATAACATCACAATAAGTTTTTTTATATATAATGTAATATCATCTTTAGGTAACACATACAAAACAAGTTTTTTTAATAGTAACGTTGCATTAGTTAATTCCGCATTAAAATTAATTAATGAAAATAATGACAATGTTTCACCGACATATACTGTAACAACCAATTCTCTAAATTATGTTCCAATCATTGTAAGAGACACAATATATAACATTGGACAAAACGGATTATCTTATTTAAATGGTAATTATAGTACAGAAGATATTCATCCTTTTTATTTTAGACCATCTCAGAATTTTGTTTTTTTGAGTGGAACAGATACTCAAATCAGTAAGAAAAATGAAATATTAAATAAAGTTATAGTAAACAAAATTGGACCCAAACACGGGTTAATTTGGTCTAAATCAGAGTCTAAACAAAAAAGTACAGAAACAAAAAAAGTTGTAGAATATTTTGATGTTGATGAATTTTCAAATGAACAAACATTTGCTTCTTTAACTTCAGACAAAATATATTTAATTTCTACCGACTCAAACGAATCTAATAAAAAAATTACGTTTGAAAATTTGAACAAATATGAATTAACACAAGAAGACTACATTATTAATATTGACAAAAATACTTATTCTATGGTTCGAGGAGATAACTTGTTAATCTTTTTGAATAAATTAGTTGAGGTTTTATTAAAACATGAACACAATGTTGTTGGACCATATGTTAAGAATGGATTTGGTGCACATGATGATTTATTGGAATTATTAAAAAATTTAGAAAATGACGTTTTAAATACTTCTATCAAAATTAATTGATTTTGATATTTATTAAATAAAACCATGTCATATTTTCGTTCTTACTTTGAAAAGAATAACACAATAATCAAAGACTCCTTAGTAAACACATCAAAAAATCCTACAACTGAAATATTCTACGGTTTAGGTTTTTCTAAATTTATATTTAAAGTTGATTTTACTGATTTAAAATCTAAAGTAGACAATGATGAATTAATTGTCAACGAGAATACAAAACATTACCTGAAGTTAACTAACACAATATTTGGTAATGAAACTTTTTTGGGCGCTCGTAGAGGCACAGGTAGAGATAGAGCAACATCTTTCGATTTAATCTTATTTAAAATTTCAGAAGAATGGGATGAAGGTGTTGGTTTTGATTACGAAGCAACAGAATATGATTTAACTGAAGGTAATAAAACGTATGACGCTAGACCATCCAACTGGTATAATAGAACATCGATTAGTGGATGGACAGTACAGGGTATATATAGTACATCTCCTGATATTATTCAAACCATACATTTTGATAACGGTGATGAAAATATTGATGTTGATATAACAAATTATGTTAATAGTATTATTGTAAGTGGGTCAACAAATTACGGATTAGGGTTGACTTTTGCTGTTCTTTATGAAGATATAAATTTGAATGTGGAACAGTCTGTTGCATTTTTCACAAAGTACACTCAAACATTTTTTGAACCTTTTGTTGAATCAGTATTTGATGATGTCATAAAAGACAATAGGTTAGATTTCACAGAAAAAATCACACAAAGATTATATCTGTATGTAACAGAAAATGGTAACTTTTTTAATTTAGATTCAAATCCAATAGTAACAATTAAGGACAGTACAAACACACCTATACCTACTTTATCAGGTTTGACAACAACACACATAAAAAAAGGTGTGTATGAAGTTGAATTTGGTTTAAGTGGTATCACATGTGATGGTAAAAAGTTCTTTTACGATGAATGGTCAGGTTTGTCAATAAATGGGATATCTATTTCGAATGTCACACAAAAATTTGTTCCTAAACCAATTACTTCTCGTTTTTCAATAGGTCAAAATATATCTGAAACAAAAAACTATAAGTTGCAATTTTATGGAATCAAACAAAACGATAAAATAATAAGAGGAGACATAAAAAAACTGACTGTTTATTTCAAATCAATAGATAACCCACTAAATCAAGTTTTAGATGAGGTTTATTACCGTGTATTTATACCTGAAGGAAAATTAAATGTAATTATACATGATTGGACATTAATGGATAAAACAAAAGAAAATTTTGTTTATTTAGATACTTCATTTTATATCCCAAGAGAATATTTTATTGAAATAAAGGCAAAACATAATGGTGAGGAAATAAACTACCCTGATTATATTAAATTCGAAATATTAAGTGAAAAATAAATATTTATACATATGAACATAGAAAATTTAATTAGAAAAAAATTGAGAGAACTTCATGAAAGTCATGGAGGTGGTCACGAAAACTATATGTTTTTCGGTAATCTTCAACAAATGCATAGACAAGCAGAAATGTTGATGAATGAAGACCATGACAGAATCGATTCAATTTTAAAAGAACATGATTGGGCACAAGACCATATTGCTGAAGCAAAAAGTCTTTTAGACCAAGTTTTTGACTTTTTGATGAATGAGACAAAAAGAGAAGAACCCAAAAATATGACAACAGGGTTCAAACCTGATATGGAATCATTCAATATGAACGAATCAGAACAGATTGATGAAGGTAAAAACAAACCAACAAATCCTAAATTATGGGCACAATGTTTAGCATGGGCAAGAGCAAGATATAAAGTTTGTCCAAGTGCATATTGTAATGGTGCTGCTGCAAAAAGATATAAATCTAAAGGTGGAGGTTGGAGAAAAGCAAAAAAATAAAATATCATGAAAATATTAATCAACGAAGAAGATTTAATATATGTTGAGGAAGCCATTATGAATGGTTATGTTCTTAAAGAAGACCTTAAAAGATGGTTCAAAGAGAAATGGGTTGATGTAAGCAGAAAAGTTGGTGGAAAACATCCTCCTTGTGGAAGAAAAGACGCAAGTGGTAAAGCATACCCCAAATGTAGACCATCAAAAAAGGTTTCCAAAGAAACACCAAAAACTGCAAGTTCCTATTCAAAAAAAGAAAAGAAATCAATGACTGCTCAGAAAAGAAGAGCAGAAAAAAAGGAACCCAAAGTAGGTACAGGGAATAAACCAACGATGACCAAATTTGATGAATCAAAATTAATTGACTTGGTTATTACCGAAATTAATAATGTCAATGGTCCAAAGATAAAATTGAATGAATCCGTTGAAATATTGTCTGAGGGTATGATATATCATGTGAATAATGATAAACCGCTCACAGAGAACATTTACAGGGTTTATTCTGATAAATTCTATCAACTATTCAACGAAGCGAGACAGCTCCATAAACAGGCTGTAATTGAGTTATACGGGGATGATTTGGAATTGATTAAAACCGACATAGGTAAAACAGGAATATACGAAGGAGAAGAAGTTTATTTAGACGTACCATTTGTTGAAGGAGAAGAAGAATATTTGGTAGAAGCAAAACATAGAGGTAGAAATGTCAAATTGAATAAACCATTTAGAACACCAGGTGGACCAAAGAAATTTGCTGTATATGTTAAATCACCTGGTGGCAACATAAAAAAAGTAACTTTTGGCGACCCAAATTTGAAAATTAGAAGTTCAAATAAAAAAGCAGCAAAATCTTTTAGAGCAAGACATAAATGTGCGCAGAAAAAAGATAGAACAACCGCAGGATATTGGAGTTGTAATATCTCAAGATATAGAAAAGCATTAGGTATAAAAAGTTCAAACCCTTGGTAAAATGAAAAAAATAGTTATAACAGAATCTCAATTAAAAGCAATAACAAAATTATTGGTAACAGAACAGTCAGCAAATATCAACATCGAAGGTAGAAATGGTGAAATATATGATGATGGTACAATATCTTTAGCCAATAAATCAGGTGCAAAAATTAGGATAAGATTAAAAACATCAATTTTGGGTGACGTTAATATAGTTAAATTTCAAAAAAATGAAGATGGTGATTATCAAATCCTAACTAAGAAAGGATTAAATAAAGACTTTCCTTTAGATAAAGTTAAGATGTTAATTAATTTTATAGATTCCCCAAAAACTGTTTCTCCTGCTATTGACAGTTCATTTGCAACAGGAAAATTAACAGCACATAAAGTATAATATGAGTTTACCATTTAAAGAAAACATCATTGATGGATATCATGTAAGAACATTTTCATCATCATTAGATGAAAATGAACTTAAATGGCATTTTGATGAACAAGACAGGATTGTTGTTTGCGAACACCAAACAGATTGGCAAATACAAATGGATAATGAATTGCCTCAAAAGATAGAAACCAATAAAAAATATTTTATACCTGAAGGTACATATCATAGAATAATAAAAGGCAATGGTGATATCACTTTTAAAGTGAAAAAGTTATGAAAATTTTAAACATACTTAACCAATTATAACTTTATTATAAAAATAATGTCAGAAAATAAATTAAGGTCTCCTAAATGGTATACCTCTTAATGCTCTACCTATATCTACCCTACTCATTCCTAACCTAACCAACTCTGCATAATCTTGAGGTTCACGATACCCTCTTGTTCTAACCATATTAACATAATCAGATGCCGTTGTTGGAGGAGGAGGTGTTATATTAGTACTACCTGATGTAGAATTTTGTGAATTCGTAGTTGACCCTGTTGTACTTGAAGGTGTGTTTCTCGAACTTTTAATAGAACTTGGGTCAACATTTAATGTTTTACTTAATAATATTTCCATTTGGTCAATAGCATTTGCATATGTTCTAAAAGAATCTTGAACTGTTTTAATACCATACAATAAATCATCTTTTAAATCATCCTTTAAATATACACCCTGAATTCTTGTTTCTAAATTTTTTAATTTTAACATTACCCTTTCGTTAGGTTCATCTATTCTTTTTAATTGACGTAAGATATTCCTAATCATTACAACAAACGGTAAGAATTTACTTCCTGTACCTGATTTTATTCCTTTGATACCATATTTCAATTTTTGAAAAGGTTCCTTCATTTTATCCCATATACCTCTTAAATCTTCATTAACTTCTTCATGAATCTCTTTCTTCAAATCTTCACTTATCGGTCGTTTATTTTTTGCTAATTCTTTAACAATATTTTTTAATTGATTTTCATTAATCTTTATAATTTTAGACATACTATTTTTTAATATATAAATATCAGTAAAATTCTATTTTTACACCACATTCTTCAAACATCACTTTAGTTCTAATAGATTCTTCATCCCATTTTTCTCTATTAAAGGTGGTATCCTGTTTTTTACAATATACTTTTACAATCCCTGCATTAATAATTGCTCTTGCACAATTAGAACAAGGAATACCTGATGTTAAATAGATTGTGGAATTTTTGAGTTTTGTTCCCACCCTTGCAGCATTTAGGATTGCGTTTAATTCCGCATGTACCATCCAAAAGTATTTTTCAGGTCTTTCCTGACGTTCTTTTATATTATCGTCTATTCCCCTTGGAAATGAATTATAACCCGTAGAAAGTACCTCGTTGTCGGTCCCAACGATTACTGCACCAATCTGTGTTGATTGGTCTTTAGATTTCTGTTTTACAGTCTCCGCAATATTTAAAAAATATTCAATCCAATTCATTTAACAATATTAAATATTTTTTTTTCAACTAAAAAATTAATATATTTTAATCATGGAATTCAATAGTGATTTTCAATATGATTTAAGAATTGGACAAGAAGGGGAAAAACAAATTGCATTAATATTTGAAACCCCTGTCGAAAAAATTGAAGTAAAAAGAGACTTGAAAGCATTAAAGACAGGTAATTTATATTTCGAGTATGAAAGTAGAGGAAAAAAAAGCGGTATTGCAACCACAAATGCTGAGTATATTTTTATAATTGTTGAAGGTTCCTCTGGTGGATTATTTTTTGAAACTAAGAAATTAAGAAATGTTCTGAGACCCTTAATACCTACACACACAAAACTTGGTGGTGATAATAACACAAGTAAAGGTATTTTAATCAGTATATCTGAATTAATGAAACTATATACTATATAATCATAAAATTTTATTTGATTTTGAAATATTTTCAGGTCCCCATAATGGTCTTAAATTTTCTAAAGACCAACATTTTTTAAATTCATTATCATCAACCGTTTCAAATTCAAAGGAAGTTATTGGTAATATATGGTCAACATGCCACTTGCCATAATTATCCCATGACATATTATCAATAAACTGTTTTTCTAAATGTTCAATTAATTGTTCAGGAGAATATCCTAATGTATCAAAATAACTTGAATATTTCTTTAAATTATTTTCTTTAAGTACGGTATATATTGCAGTTCTAAAATTAGCTACTAATTTATATTTCGGGTCAGAATCTTTTCTTTTTTTCTCGTATATACGTTTAGTTTCTTTAATTCTCTCTTTATTGTTTTCTCTCCACTCTTTTATATATTGTTTTCTATATTCAATGTTTTTAATTCTCCATTTTCTATGTTTCTCACTTGTATGTTCTTTATTCGCATCTCTCCATTTTTTATCAGCGACTTTTCTTCCGCCATTAAACATTCTACCCGAATTTCTTAATTCAACATTGTTTTCTTTTAAAATTAATAATATTCTTTTTTTTGGTATTTTATATTTTTCATTTAAGGCATTAGTACTAAGTTTATTTTCTATGTAATCTTTGATAATTTGATTTATTTGGTCTACAGACACATCTATTTTTCTCATAGTTATAAATATACACATATTACACCAAAAAACAAATTGTTCATCAATAAAAATAAAAAACCCCCGAATTTTCGGGGGTTTTTATATTTAAGTAATCTTACGGGATTATCTTAAAGTGTCGAGACTGAATGTTACAAGACCCTTCACATCAATAACGCCAAAGTAGCGATTATTTACCATTTTTTTCGCATATCTGGTCATGATACCTTTGATTGGTGTGAAATTGAATGGGTTGAACATTGTTGGGGTTAATTGTAAGGGCACGTATGGTGCGTAAATGTAACCCGCGTCTAACAATGATTTACCTTTGTGACCAATGAGGATTTTACCTGCTGGGAAGTATGGGTCACGATATACTTGGTATCTACCTGCGAGAGTACCAATTTTTTCAATACCCATGTTGTATTGGTCTTGCTCAGGATGAGCGTTTGAAACGTGGAAATATTCCAAATCATCGAATACTGCAGATACTTCTGAAGAAACAACAATCCAGTTTGCTCCACCTCTCAAGGTTGTTTTATGGATTTGAGCGGAAACTTGGTTGATTTTAGTAATCAATGTTTGGTTCCAATCTTTCTGAGTGTAACCAACATATGAGGAACCTTGATTACCATACTTCCATTCGTTGTAATCCCACTTGGTTTTCCATGCTGCACCTTTTCTGAGGTCACGGAGAATTTCCCTATCTACTTCAGCAGCGATTTGCTCAGAAAGTAATGCGGTTAATTCAGCCTCAGCGTCGATGTTATGGAATGCACTAACGTCTTGTGCTAATTCAGGTGACCATGTTGCTCTGAGTTTTCTTTCAGTAACAGAAACTGTAACTGATTCGAGGTCGAAAGAAACTTCACCGATAGCATCTTCAAATTCGAGAGTGTCATACTGACGATATGTGATTACAAAGTCAGAACCTGCTAATGCAGTTGCACCACTCCAAGTTGAAAAACCTGCAGTTGGTGAGTATGTTTCTAAATCAATGTTAAGATACATTGTACCTTCTTCATCACAAATATCTTGGAAAAGGTTACCGTTAGTACCTGCAGATTTTTGACCGTATTGAACGATACCTTTACCATATTTCTGTGTAACCACATTAAATGGTAATGATGCTCCTGATTGTACTTTTGATGTTGATACCTGTAAAGATGCAAGGAATTCTTCAGTATCCATTTCGTTACCATCAGGACCTGCGATTTTACCTTGACCATTTTTAGAGAAACCTGAAACAGCCAAAATCACTGATGAAGTACTTGTACCTGAAGCAACAGTAGTTGTTGATGCAACACCTGAAGCAAAAGTAACAAGAGTCCATCCTGTTAAAGATACTGTTTGATAATCACCCTTAGAATAATCGAAGAGACCTGAAGATGCGTCATCACTTGTCTCATAGAAACGGTCATAAAGGTTAATACCTGTGTAACCTGTAGCAGGATTAGTACCACCAGCACCACCAGGAATTCCATAAGGAGAATAGTGTGAACCGTTGTTTCTGTCCTGAATTTTAGGTACAAAATAGAACAATTTACCAATTGGTAAGTTCATTGCTTGTACTGATACGATATCGTTTGCTAACAACTTAGAGAAAACTCTTCTGATGATTGGGAAAACAACAGTTTCGAATGAACCTGATGCATCTGCAACCGCAGCTTCGTTAATTAAGTATGAAGCTTGGTTTTCATACAATTGTGCAATGTTATCTTTTTGATGACCCTCTAAACCTTCGAGGAATCCGAGGTCATCCCACTTTCTGATGGTATCTTCTTTGATAACACGGAGGTGCTTGAGACCTATGTTACCAACCATACCTGAATCTAATAATGCTCCCATTTTTGTTTTTATTTAATTTTTATTTTTTATTTTATTTTTGTCATCAATTCTTTCATTCTTTTAAACTGTGGATTCTCATATGCTTTCGCTTCTGATAATACATTTTTAGAAGATGAGGATTTAGACGTTGAAGTGATTTTATCTACTACTGTTTCAGTCACTGGTTTTTTAGTGTCTAATTCAGATTTGATAGTGTTGTACAATGTTTTTGATTCATTCATTGTAGAAATTGAATCAAATCTCTTCAAAATATTCAATTTCTCTTGTTTAGTTGTTGAGTGTTCAGTAAAAAGACGAGTAGCGTATGCAAGATTTGCGTTGAATACTGCGACTTCATTAAGTTTATCTTTGAAAAGAACAAGTGCTTTTTTGTATTCTTCATTTTGTTTTTTCAACTTGTCAAACTCTTCATTGACAACTTTAGAACCAGAACCTGCTTTGAACATTTTTTTGTTCTTTAAACCTGCTCTGTCAGAACCACCTTTATCTCCATGAGGATTCCATTTAGTTCTTGCCGCTTCAGTTGCTTCAACTTTTTTCTCATCATCTTCTTCTTTAACCTCTTCATCAGACTCTTCATCTAACTCGATTTCATAGACAGTTTCTTCTTCATTTGACATATCATCTCCTTCAGTCATGTCTTTTTCAGTCATTTCTTCTTCGGACATTTCCATATCATCAGAATCTTCTAAATCATCAAGTTTGATAATATATTCATCTCCTGATACATCGATTTGAAGATTATTACCATCCTTCTTTACTATGATACCATCATCAGGTTTCATTGCTTTAAATACTTTCAACACTTCTTCATCTGACGCATTTGTCATGTCTAAAGTGTCGGGTTCTTCCATAGAAGGAGTTTCATCATCCATAGAGGACATATCGTCATCCATAGAGGGAGTTTCATCTTCGTCATCCATTTTTGATGAGTCATCCATAGATTCATCATCATCCATTTCACCATCTTCAGATGATTCGTCTTCAGTTTTTGATTCTTCATCACCTACTGTATCTTCAGTTGGTACATCTTCTTCCGCTTCTTTTGATTCTTCTTCAGAATCCATATTCTCTTCTTCAAGCAAATTTTTCAGTTCCGTTTTCAATGTTGCAGAAAGTATACCTTTTGAATTTTGCTTCATCGCTTCTTCGAGATTTTCCATCTGAAGTAAAGCTTCTTCTAAAATAGATTTTTGAGCCATTTTTTTAATTTTACTTTTATATAAATATTATTGAATTAGAAAAAATTTCAGATACAATATAAAATAATTAATATTTTTTTATTTAGATAAAAAATTATTTAACTTACCCATCAAGTTTTTCATTTTATCGACATCTACATCTTTCTCTTCGATAGATTCTTGATACTGTTCTCTATCTTTTAAATCTGAAAAAATGTAAGCACCTGGTGTAGAGGGTGATGAGACTAAATCAAAACATACAAGTTCAAAATCATCTTGTACCACGTTTTGACCTTTTATTTGTTTTAAGGAACCGACACCTCTTGATGATATACCAAGGGTCGCACCATTCATAAGTAAATATGCAGCTTGGTCTCCTTTTGTAGAGACAATACCCATTTTTTGCCAACCAGGTGTTAAGTAAATTTTGATTTTACCCATCAAAATTTTACCATCCCACCAAGTTTCAAGAATTGAATGTGATACTCTATCTAAATCGATAAGAGACGATGTTGGGTGGTTTAATTCATTGAGTGCCCCACCCTTCTTAATTATTGATTGATACTTATCAACTTCTCTTTTTAATATAACTTCAGGATATAATCTACCATTCTTGTTTGGTGTATCGTACTTTTGTAAAACAGCATAAAGAATCAAATCTTTACTAAAATCTAAGTCTTTCATTTCTTTGATGATAGTTTTATTATCATCATAAGAGATGTAACCAGCGTCATACTCAATCAAAAATCCACGTTGATTATAATCATTTGGACCTAATATCTTCATTTATAGTTTTTATACTATAAATACATCGATATTGATTAATTTTTAGTTTTATTGAAATTGAATAAAGTTTTATCTTGCAGACATGTGTCTATAATATTTTTAATTATATTTTTAATTAATGATTTATATTCACTATCTTTGATGTCGAATGGTTGATTTACAAATAATGTGATTTCTAAATTCATAAAAGATTTTTTAGATGATTTGATACCATTAATTTTGATATCTAAATCAACAATACTTTCTTTTTTAAAATTAGAATTATTTAGTTCGTAAATTAAATTTTTAATTTTTCTTCTCGATGATAAAACAATCAAATCATATTCAGTCTCATCATTCAACGGTAATAACCATGAATTTAATTTAAGATAAACAGTTTTCAAATTTCTAAAATCTACCGTACCATATCCAATCTTTACATTCTTATAATTTCCTAATTCTATAAATTTACCAGCCTTCATTCAAAACATGTTAAAAAATATTAATGTTATTAATAAATTATAAACAAAATTTATTTTTTTTCAAAAAAAAAGTATATATATTTGTAAAAAAGAATTAAATATGATTATAATCAATGTATCAGAAGAAAAAAATATCGAATCAGCATTAAAAACCTATAAGAATAGAGTACAAAAATCTAAACAATTGTTGATTCTAAAAGATAAACAGACGTATATTAAACCGTCAGTTCAAAAAAGAGAAAAAATACAGAAAGCAAAATATAGTCAAAAAATAAAAAATGGTCTTGATTAATCAAGACCATTTTTTAATTGTGTTAATTTGTAATAATTGTATTTAGTTGGTGAACTATTAATTACTTGTTCTTTTGTGTTATTTAGTTTATCAGTTAATTCGGAATCTTTAGATTCATTTAAAAGACTATCTAATTTATTTAATAATTCATTTTTTATTGAGTCAATTTCATTTATAATTTGTTCATTGTTTAATGATGCTATTTTTTTAAATTCTTGTTTTTCTTCTTCGGACATTAATTTTTGAAAATTACTGTTAAAATTGTTTGTTAAAACCGCGGATAATAATTTAGTATTTTCTGTAAAAATATTTGATGGTTCTTCTTCTAATTCTTTCTCTTTTTTAGTTTTAATATATTGAATTAGTTTGTTTTTGGCGATAACCTTTTTTTCTAAATTTAACAAAGTAGTATTTTCTGATAATATATCTATACATTCATAAATTTCATTGTTTTGAACATTTACGTCTGATAACTTTTCACTCATAGTTTCTAACATGGGTTTTACTTTCTTAATCTTTTCAATTAAAAAAGGTTCCATATTTTCTACATATAATTTTGCGGTGGCATCATCATTTAATTGTATATTTTCTATATTTTCATAGAATAAATATAATTCTTTAAAATCATCATTACTTTTTATTTCCTTCAATAGGTTTTTTAGTTCGCTTTTATTTTCATTTTCATATAAATTAACTAATTTATTTATGATAGATGATTTTAATTGTCCAAATGTTTTTTTCATTTTTAATCGTTTAGTATATCTTTTATTTTCTTTTCCATTTCATAAATATTTTGTTGAGCCTTTTTTATATCAAATAAATCGTCTAATTTTAGATTTTCTTCATTTACTCCCAAAAAAATACGTTTTTTTGACTCACTCAATGGTGGTTCACCACCCGCAGGTGCTGAAGGTTCTGACATAGGTGCAGGTGCTCCACCACCAAGTGCACCCATATCACCACCAGATTCTCCACCTTCACCTGATGTTGCTGCTTGTTCTTGTTTCTTCCTTTCTTCCTCAGGAATACCATACTTTGAATCTACCTCATCGAATATCCTTGTTCTTTTAATTATATTCTGTGTATTAGTCAATTCAACACCAATCGCTCTTTCAAGTCTTTGTTGTTGTAAATCAAGAACGACTTCGCTATCACTCATTCCAAGGATATTTTTCTTTGCCCAAGTGTGTGATACAGGTAAAATACCTAATTGAGATTGGTCAGAAGTTGCGTCTTTATATAATGTGATTTTTTCTTTCCACTGTTCTATTCTTAATAGGTCAGATTGTGCAGATGGATTTGTTAGAGATAATGAAAAATTATTTAATTCATCTTCTAATCCTAACAAGTATAAATGAACTAACGCAATTTTGTTTAATTCTTGAATTAATGACTTTTGAATTCTATTGATAGTTCTTGCAAAACGAATATCCATCAATGCTAATTGTTTACCTTCTCCAACAACGTCCTCAAATCCAAGAAACGCTTTAGGTATCCTTAATGCTGCTAACATTTTCTTCTGAATATATTCAATATCTGCAATCTCACCTAAATTTTGTGCACCTGGTAGTGTCTCAATAGGGTTAGTTTGTGCAGGGTCTCTTACAGCAATGAAATAATCTTGGTCTACCGCCATTTGATTATATCTCATATCAACTTGACCATTCTTTGGGTCTTGTATTTGGTCTCTTTTAAATTTGTTTGCAACACGTTGTACATACGCCTCAACATCTTTATCATCCATGTTACCTACAAATATTTTGAACACTCTTCTTTCAGGTGCTCTTGATGTTCTATATATCAACATAGCATCTTCAGCGAGAAGAAGTTGTTTCCATATTCTTCTAATTTTATCTAACATAGATGTACCGTATGGTAACTTTCTATCATCACCTAATAATCTAAAATGAGCAATTTCCCATGACTGAAATTCCATTTCCTTATTACTCCATTTGAATCGAAGTTCACGACTTGGAATATGAAATTCTTTTTGATTGACAGTTGCAGATGGTGTTCCTTCCCATCTTTCTATTTCAATGTTTGGTAACTGTTGACACCCAATAATACCTTCTTTTGGGTCAATTTTTAAATACACAAAATCATCACCATACTTACACAATCCTCTTGTCCACATCTGAAGATTAGTGTTTATATCTAATCTATTTACAAATAAATCGTGTAATATATTTTTTACTCTATCAGATTCAGAAAATATAGTTAAGATTTGACCTTGTTCTGAAAGAGTTGTAGATTCTTCCGCATATATGTCTAATGCAGCAGATATTTCAGGAGTAAACTCCATACTTTCATAATCATAATATGCTGCTAACCTATTTGGTTCATAATAAACCGACTGATTATATAGTGATTGGTCAAGTTTTACCCATTTGTCTGATAGATATTGTGATTGTTGAGACTGAAGTAACGCTTTTTCATATTCTTCTTTACTACTTGTCTTTAATAATTCGTCTTTTGAAAAGTTAAACTTTGGGGTATTGTCTTGTTTTATGTCTTCAGGTTTCGTTTCACCAGGAAAACCAAAAACTTTAGTTAATTTTTGAAATATTGTTAAATTCTTTTCTGCCATATTAAATAAATATTAATATAAATAATACCATAAATTTATTTATGTTTAAATGTTTATCTTGGTTTCCCAAATAACCATGAATATTCTTTATAAACTTCTTTAGGATGATTTAGTGGGTTGTTTTTATGAAACACATTAGTACCATTAGTATGCATGGATGCAATTTGGTCTAATGTCTGTCCATATGAATAATACGACTTATTTACTTCATATGTTCTTTCAGATAATGTCCAAGATTCGATAATTGATTTATTTAAATTCTCGGCTCTTTCTAATTGACTAAAAGAAATATCACCAACATATAAGGCAATTGAAATACTCATAATGGAATCATCATGAGCTCCTTTCATATGGTCAGGTCTGCCATTGATGTACACAAAAGTGTTCAATTCATTTAATAATCTATTAGAACGAATTGCAAATCCTTTTCTTACTTGTTCCTCAAACGCAGCAATTATTTGTGTTCTTTTATTATTAAAATTTATCCCTGGAATTTTATCTAACGCATTTTTCTTATACTCCCAAATGTTTTGAACGTTGATACCATCGATATATAAATTTTTATATCCCATTTCAACCAACTTTCTTGATGTTGCAACACCCATACCACCTGTAATATCTATCGCAATAAACGCATTACCGTATAGTACACCCCATTTGTATGCTATTGATGCTAAGTCATCAGGAGGTATTTTACCTACATATTCAACCACTTGTTCCCTTTCATCAAAATCTATTATATTCATTGATGAAAAATCTTCACTATCTCCTCTACTAACATCTAAACCCATAACATAACGATGACCATTTATAGGTTCTTTCCATTGCCATAAAGTACCCTGCATAAATTTTTCTATCGGTACTCTAATTAGGTTTTTAGCAATGTTTTCTTGTATGTCATTTGGAATAACACCATCACCTGAACCTAAGAAATCACATTCAAGTTCTTGTGCAATCTTACGTCTATCATATTTGAATTTTTTCGACATAGATTCAAACCATGATGAAAATGGTTTATATCCCTGTTCTTCATATTCTTTATATTTGTTAATGTCAAAATCATAAAGAACTACTTCATCATCATTATATTGTTCTCTGTTTAACATATAATGTACAATATCTTGACATTTTACCCACCTCAAATCTTTTGTGTATCTTGGGTCTTTAAACCATCTTAAATCGGTAATATGAAAGTCATTTAACTTACGTATCGCTTGGTCATAAACACCATAATAAATTGGGTCATAACCATTAGGTGTTGATATTAATATAATTTTACCACCTGTTGACAAAGATGCCATAGATGCAGCCCAAAAATCTTCACCTGCTTCGATATATGCAGCTTCATCAAATACAAGTATTGTTGGTGTATAACCACGTAGGGCATCCGCAGATGTTGCAACTGCTTTTACTTCACAACCATTATTTAATTTAAATCTACTTTCTGAGTTTTTATCAGGTGAAAATCCTACATTAATCCATTCTGGCCATTGGTCTAAAAAATTCCTGATTTTATTTGCCATTTCTATTGCGGTATCTCTTTTATTCGCAATAATCAAAACTCTTTCAGGATTTTCTCTTTTTGCTGTTTGTAATTTTTTCGAAATCCAAGCAGCAGTCACAGTTGTAACACCTGCCTGTCTATATTTACGGGTAATATTTTCATTATATATCTCGTAGTCTTTTATTAACTGAACTTGGTCAGGAAATAATTCTAATGGGACATATCTTTTTTGTGTGTTATCATATGTTTGTAAATAAGTTCTTAGTGCATATGGTGCATCTTTAATTATTTTAGCGTATTCTTTTAATTGTTCTATTTTTCCACTCATAACAAATCTATATTCATAAATACAAAAAAAGTGGTCAAATTTGACCACTTTAATTTTTATTGATTTTTTATTTCAAATTTATTTACTTAATTTAGTTTTAATTAAACTTAAAATTTCACCTTTTGAGGTAAATGGATGGTATTCCGATTCTACAATATTGTTTAACCATTCTTTTACTTCAGTACTTTCATTTTTTTGTGAATCGTCTTTTTTAGATTCTCTTTTAATATTTTTCCACATTGCTGCTCCCGCGACCGCTTTTGGATTATCGGCTCCCGATTCTTTCGCTTTTTTCTCTATTTCTTTAAATCCTTTACCTTTTTTTCCAATATCCTTACCTGATTTCGCTGATTTTACAACTTCACTTTTCTTTTCTTTTGATAATCCTGTAGATGGTTTTTCTTCACTAACTTCTTTTTTCTTTTGACCTTTAAGAATTTTAAAATCTTGTGCGTCAATTTTACCGTTATGATTTTTATCTAATTTTTTTTGATTACCTTTTAATTCTTCTTTCATTTCTTCTTCATAGGTAACAAAATTTTGTTTAGTCTTCTTGGCTTGGTCTATTGCCACTTTATTATCCTTAGAAACATTTAAAACTTGTTCTCCTAACATTCTTTTTGATAATGCAAATATTTGTTCGTCACTAAAATTGACTAATGTTTTTTCAGATAAACCTTCCTGAATTAACATTTTTATCATATCTAATCTTTTCATATGTTCTTAAATTTAATTTCTTGATTTAATAAAAAATATTTTCTCTGTTTCAGTTTTTTTGAAACAGAATCAATTGTTTCACCAAACCTGAAATAAAGACGCTCATTCTCGGATTCATTGTTGTATTTTTCCCAACCTAAAGATATGATTCCATCAACGGCATCTATTATACCGAAGTAATCTGAATTTTGTATTAATTCTAAATCTAAATCACTATCTTTTAACAAACCGACCATGTCTATAAATTCTATGTCAGGAGATTTGGAATTAATAGAAGAAGACGCAGGTATTGTAAACCATTCATCATTACTTAATTCTTCAGATTCACTAAAAATGAATTCGTATTGTTTTTGTCCTTTAAAATCAACACCAATTTCATTTATATAAATGAGTTTCACTTTGAATATTAGATTTTATCAAAATATTTATTCAAAATATCACTAACACTTTTATTTACACTACTTTTTATTTCGTCTAAATCTAATTCGACTATTTCGTCATTATCTTCACCTAACTCACTAATATCCCAAGATTCAAAATCTTCTAAGGCTTTCATACCCTTATCATATTCAGACATTTCTTGAGATTTTTCTGTATCCATTTCAGGTTCTGGTGTTTCATCACCCATATCAGGTTCAGGAGTTTCATCAGACATTTCAGGTTCTTTACCCATATCTGACTCTTCATCACGTTCAAATTTCTTACCGATTTCTTCTAAATCTTCAAATTCTAATTTATCTAAATCAACGGCAGAAATAATCATGTTAAGAACATATTTTATATCATCACTTTCTAATCTTTCTTTTTGGTCTCTCAATTCCTGTCCGAGTTTACCTGCAAATTTTTGAATTTCCGCCATGTAATCTGAACGTTTTTGTGATGAATCGTCACCACCCATATCAGGAGTATCACCCATGTCAGGTGTGTCCATTCCTTCAGGAGATGGTGTATCACCTGTTTCAGGTGACATCTCACCACCCATATCAGATGGTGGAGGTGGTGGTATAGATTCTCCTGATGGTTCTGCATCCATGGGAGGAGGAGGTGGTGTTTCAACTTCATTTTGTTTTGACTTCTGTTTCAAAACATATTTTGTTGCTTCTTGGATTTCTTCTTGACCTTTCAACAATTCTAATCTTTTCAATGCTTCAGCATATGAAGAAAATTTATTCTTATTTTTCATGAATAATCCACCGATATAATCTAAAGACGATTCATTTAATCCTCTTTTAACATAATATCCGTCTTTTTCTTTGACAATACCATAAATGCCACCTGCTTTAGATTCTTTCACTAATTCAGGTTTAGTTTCCTTGTTACTTATGTTTTTTGAATTGTAATATGTTAATTCGAGAATTCTTTTTAATTTCTCGTCACTACTCAATTTTTCACTTCCAAGTGGTTTAATATCTGCCATTTTTTTAAAATTAAATAAACTTATTCTTAATCTATAAATACATAGATAAAATAAAAAATTTTAATTGTGAATCATTCTATTGATAATTTCTTATCAAGAAGAGTACTTTTTAAGTCTAATAATTTTTTTATAGAACCATTTCTTCTTAATAACTTGAATGTCAAATTCTCGAAAGAATATTCACCACCTTTATCTAAACCTGTTTGTCTAAAATTTTTGATTTTTTTATATATTTTTTTTAGGTCATCCATCACATCATGTTGCTGTGATTTTTTTACTAAATCATCAATTTTTTTTGTGTATTCATCAGATTTAGATAGTATTTTTTCATCATCAATCGATATTTTTTGTTTTACAGGTTTTGTGACCCATTTATCTTTTAAAATTGAGTATATACCTGTAGAAGTTGCTTTTTCATTTAAATCTTGTACATAAATTTCAACATCATAATTTTTTATTTTGATGTCATGTTTACTTTTCCATGCCTTTTCTTTGGCATCAAAAAATTCTTTCATGATGTCTACACTATATTTTTGGTCTTCAAAATCAACTATTATGTGTAAATCTATATCAGAATAATTGGACCAATTATAATTTGCTAAAGAACCCGTAATTACAATATCATGAATAAAAAATTCAATACCGATAAAATCTATGTATTCATTTGATATATCGATTAATTTTTTTCTGATTTCAGAGTGCATTTTTGATTCGTCTTCAAAAATAACATCTGATAGAGAATCTTTTGGTATGAAAGAGTCAACTATTTTTTCATCCTCTTTTGTATATTCATTAATATCGTAATTGTTTATCATTGAATTTTTTTATATGTATAATTTTTAGATATATTAGTATTGAAATATTTTCCTTGAGATTCTGACATTCTAAATCTTGTAAATACTTCCCAAGGAACTCCTTTGTATTCATATACACTGTTATTGTTGAAAGTGATTTCCAAATCTTTAGATTCTGTATTATATTTCGCAGATTTAAGATTAGAGGAATTAATCTCAACTATAATTAACTTCCCTTCAATTTTTTCTGTAATAATACCCATATATTTTTTTAATAAATATAAAAAAAATAAAATCCCCCACAAAATGTGGGGGATAAAATCAACTAATTGTTATTAGTTTTTGTTTTAATTTTTCTTTATCCTTGGGTATTTTTATTGTACATACACCATTTTTAACTGTAGCATCTATTTTGTCTACCAAAACATCTTTTGGAAGTTTATATTTCTTTTCAAATTTTTGAATAAAGATATGTTTAGATTTTTCATCTTTTTTTGGTTCATGGTTGATAATAATTAAATCATTGTCAACCATAATACTCAAATCATTTTTAGTCAAACCAGGTACTGATAGATGTATTTGATAATCATCATCAGTTGTTTGAATTTTATAATCACCATACCATTCTGATTTTTTGTAATCAGATAAAAATTCGTCAAAATACGAATCTAAAAGATTGTTAAAGTAAAATGTTTTGTACATAGTATTATAAATTTTTACAAAATATTATCAAAATATTTACCAAAATAGTATATCTGTTATAATTACATACTAAAAATGATATTAATGTCATTTTGACATTATTTTGTTTTGTTGTTTGACTTTTGTATATTTGATATATAAATTTTGTCACCTATGTCTGTAGACTATTTTGAAGAGAACCAACCATTAAATCCTAAGAAAGTCAAAAAGGGGTCTAATACACCTATATTAGATAATTTTTCGAGGGATTTAATCAGATTGGCAGAAGAAGGTAAAATTGACCCTGTTGTCGGTAGGGAAAATGAGGTCAAAAGAATCGCTCAAATCTTATCAAGAAAAAAGAAAAACAACGCGGTCATTGTTGGAGATGCTGGTGTGGGGAAATCAGCATTAGTTGAAAAATTAGCCTTGATGATAAGTAAGGGTGATTGTCCAACAAATCTTTTGGATAAAAGAATAATGTCTTTAGATTTGACTTCATTGGTTGCGGGAACAAAATACCGTGGACAATTTGAAGAAAGGATTAAAGCAATATTGAATGAATTACAGGAGGCACCTAATGTGATTGTTTTTATTGATGAATTACACACGATGGTTGGTGCAGGAAACGCCAGTGGTTCTATGGATGCTGCAAATATTTTAAAACCTGCTTTGGCAAGAGGTGAAATCCAATGTATTGGTGCAACAACGTTTGACGAATTCAAAAAACATATTGAAAAGGATGGTGCGTTAGTTAGGAGATTTCAAAAAATAATTTTGAAAGAACCTACAATACAAGAAACTATCACTATATTAAATAATTTGAAAAGTTCTTATGAGGACTATCATAGAGTTAGTTATGAAGAAAATGTTATTGAATCTATTGTAAAATTATCTCACAGGTATATTACTGATAGACAATTTCCTGATAAAAGTATCGATATATTAGATGAATTGGGTAGTGAAAAAAGAGTGTCAAATAAAATACCTGATTATATAGAAAAATTAAAGAAAAAGGCGGATGATTTAAAACTGAAAAAAATTAAGGTAGTAGAAAAACAAGATTATGAAGTTGCTGCAAAATTAAGAGATGAGGAAAAAGAATCTCGAAAAAAATATGTAACAGAAAAAGAAAAATGGGAAAAAAGTTGTTTAGAAAATAAGATACCTGTCACTGTTGAAGATGTTTATGAAATCATTTCACAAATGACAGGGGTTCCAATCAGTAAATTAGATAATAAAGAAGTTCAAAAACTTTTAGATTTAGAAAATATTTTGTCAAAAAAAGTTATTGGACAATCTGAAGCCATTTCATCGATATCTAAAGCAATTAGAAGAAATAGAGTAGGAATCAAAGATGCTAATAAACCCATCGGTTCATTTATATTTTTAGGTTCAACAGGTGTTGGTAAAACATTTTTGGCAAAATGTTTAGCTAAAACATTATTTGATGATTCTGAAAAAATAATCAGAATTGACATGAGTGAATACATGGAAAAACACAATGTATCTCGTTTAGTAGGTGCACCTCCTGGTTATGTGGGATATGATGAAGGTGGACAATTAACAGAGAAAGTAAAAAATAATCCGTTTTCAGTAATTTTATTTGATGAAATAGAAAAGGCACATAAAGATGTCTATAATATTTTGTTACAGATACTTGATGAGGGACATTTAACAGATTCGTTTGGTCGAAAAATTAATTTTACAAATACTTTGATAATCATGACATCAAATGTCGGAGCAAAAAAAGTATCTGAATTTGGTAATGGTATTGGATTTGCAACATCCTCAGAACAAAAATATGATGTCAAAAAAAGTATCATTCAAAAATCTTTAAAACAACAATTTAATCCTGAGTTCTTGAATAGAATTGACGATATAATTTTATTCAACAAATTGGATGACGAGACACTAAAAGTTATTGTTGAAAATGAATTGAAAAGTCTTCAAAATAGACTGAAAGACAAAAATTACACAATAACTTTTGATAGTTCAGTGATAAATAGAATTTTAGAATTGAATAAAGAAGAAGAATACGGTGCTAGACCAATTAAAAGAATAATTCAAAATCTTATCGAAGATTTTATTAGTGAAGAAATTTTGAAAAGTAATATTGTAGAAAATGGTACTTACTTATTGAAGTATAAAGATGAAAATTTAAAAATTATAAAAAAGTAATAATAAATATATGAATTTTTGTTTTTTTTCATATATTTATATATGAAGGTAACTTTTGTCAGATACCTTTTCGTTTTTTAGATTCAGGGTTGAACCTGCTTATGACCTTATAAAACCCCAACAACTTGTTGGGGTTTATTTTTTTTATTGTCTTTTTTTTATTATTTTTAATTTACAAATCATTTGTAAATGAAGAAAAAACTCCTGTTTGAAGAAGACTATTCTGACTTCGCAGATTTTTATGATGAGAATAAACACATTATTTATTCTGAAATTGTCGAACTCTTTTCTGAATTTCAAGAAGTCAGAATAAAAACAATCAGTTTAGTTGTTGTTGCAAAAATCCAAAACATGGATTGGAATACTGAAATAAAATTTGATAGGAAAAATATTAAAATACTTAGTAATGAAATTCTAAAATATTTTGAAAGTATTGATGATTATGAATCATGTCAAAAAATCGTAAAACTATATAATGACTTGACAATATAAAAAAAATATCCTATATATTCATTATCGATTATATATCTCTATTATTTTTGTCAACAACCCCTGTGTTTCTACATAGGGGTTTTTAATTTATAACATCATCTTCAGAATAATTACTGTCTTGTGAAGATTGTGAATTTGAATCAGGTTTTTTTGAGTTTATATACTTGTCCACAGATGCAATTCCAAACGAACCTAAAGTTATGATAAGAAACGAATTAAATATAAATTCATTAACAACCAAATCTTTACCAAAATACCCTGTCACTATATCTGCAATTGCAAAAATTATCATTATCAAAAATGCGGCAAATCCTATTACAGATTTTTCATTTATATGATTATCATCTGAAAACAATTCTTTAAAGTTCATAAAATATTATTTTTGTCTATCTATAAATATTATTTAATATAAGACTTGTTTATTCTTATCTAATATTATTTTACCATAATCAATTCTTGAAATAATTTGAGGTATAGAAAAATCAACAATCTCTACTATTTGATTTATTAAATCATTATCACAACCAATAATCTTACTATTATCATCAAAATAGATATATTTTTGTTTTTCAAAAATATCTAACATTTTATTATGTGAAACCTTAAAATCATTTAGTTCATGTAATATTTTTTCTAAATTTAAAAAATATGGAGATAGATTTTTTATATAAAATGATTTATCAACCTTTTGAAGGTATGCAAATAAAACATATTGTTTATGTTCAAAATCTATAGGTGGTTCTATGTACCATGTGACGGGTAAAATATCCTTACTCATACCCATATATATTTTAAAATATATTTTATTTTATATAAAAATTATTTATTCAATTTACTATTTATAATTGACACAAATCTGAGAAAAATACATGAATCCATTGAAATTGCTATTTTTATTGAAAAGAAGACACGACTATAATTCTGAAAAACATATTAATTTAAATATTAGTACGGGTTTATACAATTCAGCGTTTTTTATGTACGACATGTTAAATGATTTAGGTATTGAGTCTCATATTTCAGTAGTTATAGATAATAATTGTATTGATAGAGAAGTTTCGAAATATAAACCAACCCACGTTGTAATAGAAGCACTATGGGTTATACCGTCAAAATTTCAAGTTTTAACTAAATTACATCCAAATGTAAAATGGATAATAAGACTTCATAGTGAAATACCATTTTTAGCTAACGAGGGAATGGCATTTGATTGGATTGGTGATTATGTGATGTTTGATAATGTTTATGTTGCGGCAAATTCTGAATACGCGTTAGACGATGTCAGGTCGTTTATTAAAAGTAAAGTCCCTCAATGGCATTATACGCACATAAATAAAAAAATAATATACTTACCTAATTTTTATCCTCAAGAATTTAAATCAAAAAAATTTGATAAAAATAAGGATTATATAGACATTGCTTGTTTTGGAGCTATTAGACCTTTGAAAAACCATATAATTCAATCAATCTCAGCTTTAAAATTTGCAGATAAAATAAATAAAAAATTGAGATTTCATGTTAATATTGGTAGGGTAGAACAAAAGGGAGATTCAATTTTGAAAAACTTACAATCTATATTTTCACATGTAGAAGATTCAGGTCATCAATTAGTTGGTCATGTATGGTCACCAAGAGAAAAATTTTTAGAGATTTGTGAAACTGTTGATATTGGAATGCAAGTCTCAATATCTGAAACATTCAATATTGTTGCCGCAGATTTGGTAACAAATGGTATACCTGTAGTCTGTTCAAATGAAATACCTTGGTCCAATCCAATTTTTAGTGCAGATTCTACAGATATGCAAAATATTTATGATAAATTGTTGTTGACATATAATTTTCCTTTTATAAATTATAAATCACATCAATTTTTACTAAGAAGATATACAAATAAAACCAAAGAAGTGTGGTATAATTACTTCACAAATAAAGTATGAGTAAATTAAAATTAACAATCTCTCATTGGAATAATGGTATTTGGGGAAATAGAAACTATTTTTTCAAAACTCTTATAGATGCGAAAAATGAAGCAAAAAAACACAAGGGTAGAATTAAAATATATAATGAACAAAAACAAGTAATTTTATCTGAAGAAAACGAAAATAATGGAGTATATTCGTAATCAAAAAATATGAAACTTTTATCATTACTTTTTGAAAATAATAGTTACAAAACATCATACACAGGTGTCATTTTAGATAAGAATTCTACAAATAAAATATTAGAAATTGTCGATGTTCCGACAGGATGGAAACCTATCGCTCATCATATGACGATATCTTTAGGTGGAATACCTGAACAATTCAAAGATTTGTTAGGGAAAAAACAAACTTTACGAATCACTAAATTGGGTAAATCCGATAAAGCAATTGCATTAGGTGTTGATTCCAATCTAAGTTTGAATAAAATACCACACATAACTGTTGCAATTAATACCTCAATAGGGGCTAAAGCAAAAGATAGTAATGAAATCACAGAATGGGAAGAAATTGAACCATTTGAAGTGATAGGTTATGTAGAAGAAGTTCTATATCAACCACCATTTAAAACATCAGGTACACCAAAAGTATTAAACGTATTCGATTTTGACGGAACACTCATGGATTCACCAACACCTGAAGTTGGTATGCCATTATATAAAAAATTAACAGGTAATGATTGGCCGTACAAAGGATGGTGGGGTAGATTGGAAAGTTTGACATCTTTTGATGTTAAACCTTTAGAGAAAACTAAAGAATTATATGAAAAATATACTTCAATACCTGATTCAGTAAATGTTTTGATGACAAATCGTATCGCTAAATTTGAAAATGTAGTAAAAGACAAACTCAAAGATTATTATGTTTTTGATTATTACGACTTCAAAAACGACCAAAGAGAAAAACCTGACAGAATATCTGAAATCTTGAAAAACAATCCCACAATACAACAAGTCAACATATTTGATGATATGGAAGAACAAATAATTAAGTTCCAAAATTTCAAAGAAAAACACCCCGAATTGGAAATAAACATCTTTAAAATATAACAGTATTATTTTTTTTACTACAAACAGTTTCTATATAAAAAAATTTTGTTTATGTGTATTTCTTTACTACATTTACAAAAAATTGATAGAAATGAAGACAATTAAAGATTTTACCCCCGAAATTAAGGCGAAGATTCCCGACTACATCTCAAGAGCAAAGGATGACCTTTATTCAGGTGTTGAAGCGGCAAATTGGAAGAAAGAAGATACCATAGTCTATCTTAATAAAGTCTATCAGTACAGTCAAAAGGAATTACCCGCAGTTGTTGTTGCCAATAACCCTGAGGAATATAAAATGTTTTTCGATTTGCTTTTTAATGGCAAGAAGAACAAAAAATTTGAAAAAACCATTGAAAAGATTGTTGAAGACAAGAACAATGGGAAAGAATCTAAAGAGGAGTTGAACATCGAAGAAACTCTTCGCAAAACAAAATGGAATTCAGGAAGTGCTATTGAGGCGAAATATGATTATCTGTTTCTTACCTCTGAATATGCCCGTGTTTATTTGATGTGGTATCGGTTCATCCACAAGGAATTTGATATTCCTTTCTCAAAATCCGAAGACCTCGAATGGTTCTATCAACATATTAATCAAGCGTCCATTTCAAGGTGTTATTTCACTGAAAAAATTTGTTTGGTTCTGCGAATGCCAAGCAAGATAATCCGAAATGAGGTTGGTTTCCATTCAATTCATGAACCTGCAATTCAATTTGTTGGTGGTTTCGGTGCATATTATTTGAACGGAAGGAGAGTACCAAATTGGGTTTTTGAAAACTTTGAAAATGGTACACTCACGTTTGATATGTTGAACAATGAAAAGAATGAAGATATCCGTGCGTCAATTATCACATTGATAAAAGAAAGAAGTGGTAACGAAGGATTGATGAAGTTCTTGAATGCCACACTTGTCGATGAGAAAAAGGTTGAACATGAAAATGGGTACAGTGAAACCTTGAGAATTTGGAAAACCAAACAGAAATATTCTTTCTTGGTTGACAGCAAAGGAAATACCAATGTACCATACGCTTGGATTGAAATGATATGTCCTTCAACAGGTCAGACATATCTGATTGATACCTGTCCAACATTCAAAGACGCAATCGAATGTGCGAAATGGCACAGACCGAAAATGGTACCAAGTTCTGTACCTTACGTTTGGCAATCAGCAAATTAATAACCAAAAAATCAATCAATGTCCTGTTCAAAGAATGTACTCTTTGGGCAGGACATTTTTTTTAATATGAAAAATATATTTTTTGAAATGTATCGTTTAGATACTGATGAGATTGAAACTAATCTGAGTAATTCTTTTGATGAAATTTCTATTATCCATGTAAGTGATGAATTGAATACATTACTTTATACAAATATCACACAAGAATTTTGGTTTGAACTTAAACAAGAAATTAATGAATATTTACTCTGAAACTTTCAAATATAATTTATATTCAAATATCACAGATATATTCCAACAACGTGAATATTTTACACTCATTTATTGTAAATTAGTCAGTCATTTAGATGACGTATTATTCATTCAACTTCAAGAAGAATTGTGTAATGAAATAAATTCATTGATAGATGGGTAATATTATAGAAAAACTAAGGACAGAACTTCGTTCACAACTTTTGTTAGAAATTGATTTAATACTTTGGTTAGTACTACAGTCAGAACTTGATTCAAAACTTCGTTCACAACTTTTGTCAGAAATTTTTTCAGAATTTGGTTTAGACCTTGAAAGAGAAATAAATTCAATTGTAGATGAATACAATTAAAGAAGAATTTTGGTCAGAACTTTTGTCAGAACTTGATTCAGAACTTCATGCAGAACTTTGGTCAGAACTTTGGTCAAAACATCGGTCAGAACTTGATTCAGAATTTGATATAGAACTTGAAAGAGAAATAAAATCAATGATTGATGGATAAAAATAGAAAAGAACTTTCGTCAGAACTTGATTCTAAACTTAATTCTAAATTTCATTCAGAACTTGATTGGAAACTTCATTTAGACCTTTGGTTGGGATTTGATTCAGAACATTATATACAACTTCAAAGAGAAATAAATTCAATAATAGATGGCAACTATTAGAGAAGAACTAAAGACAGAACTTGATTCAAAACTTAATTCTAAATTTAAGTCAGAACTTGATGAAATTCTTAATTTAGACCTTTGGTTTGGACTTGGTGTAGAACTTACGTCAGAACTTAATACAGAACTCAGACCAGAAATAAAATCAATGATTGATGGACAACATTAGAAAAAAACTTGGTTGGGAACTTCGGTCAGAACTTGATAGAGAACTTGGTTTAGAACTTCGTCCAAACCTTCATGCAGAACTTTGGTCAGAACTTGATTGGGAACTTATTTCTGAAATAAATTCAATGATAGATGAAAAACATAAGAGAAGAACTTGTTTCAAAACTTGGTTCAGAATTTTATTCAGAACTTCATGAAGAACTTGATAGAAAACTTCATTCAGAACTTTGGTCAAAAATTCGTTTAGAAATTCGGTCAGAACTTCGGTCAGAACTTTATTTAGAACTTTATTTAGAACTTGAAAGAGAAATAAAATCAATGGTAGATGAAAAACGATAGAGTTGAATTACAATTAAAATTTAAATCAGAAATTTATGCGGAATCTAAAGAAAAAATTTGGTTGCCATTTAGAATAGAACTGAGGAGAAAACTTATATTAGTATTATTTGTCGAATTTAGAGAAGACCTTCGTTCAGAAATAAATTCAATGATAAATGGACAACATTAGAGAAGAACTAAAGACAGAACTTGATTCAACACTTAATTCTAAATTTAATTCAGAACTTGATGAAAAACTTAATATAGACCTTTATTTAGTACTTTGGTTGAGACTTAGTTCAGAACTTGATTCAGAACTCAGACCAGAAATAAAATCAATGATTGATGAATAACATTAGAAAAGAACTTTTGTCAGAACTTGATTCAAAACTTTGGTCAGAACTTCATCCGAAACTTTACTCAAAAGTTGATGTAAAACTTCGATTAGAACTTGATACATTTTTTCATTTAGAACTTTATACAGAATTTGATTTAGAACTTAATAGAGAAATTTATTCAATGATATATGAATAACATTAGAGAAGAACTTCGGTCAGAACTTGATTCAGAACTTTGGTCAGAACTTCATACAGAACTTCGGTCAGAACTTGGTTCAGAACTTTGGTCAGAACTTGGTTCAGAACTTGATAGAGAACTTCGTTCAGAACTTTATTCAGAACTTTGGTCAGAACTTGATTCAGACCTTAATTCTGAACTTCAAAGAGAAATAAATTCAATGATAAATGAATAGCTTAAAAGAAACACTAAAGACAGAACTTCATTCAAAATTTCGTTCACAACTTGATTCAGAACTTTGCACAAAACTTTGGTCAGAACTTCGTTCAGGTCTTTATTCAGAACTTTGGTCAGAACTTGTTTCAGAACTTCAAAGAGAAATAAATTCAATGATATATGAAAAACATTAATGAAGAACTAAAGACAGAACTTCATTCAGAACTTTATTCAGAACTTTATTCAGAACTTGATTTAGAATTTCATTCAGAACTTGATAGAGAAATTTATTCAATGATATATGAAAAACATTAATGAAGAACTTCATACAGAACTTCGGTTAGGACTTCGGTCAAAACTTGATTCAGAACTTCTGTCAAAACTTGATTCAGAACTTTGGTCAGAACTTGATAGAGAACTTCATTCAGAACTTGATTTAGAACTTTATTCAGAACTTGATTTAGAACTTCATTCAGAACTTGATAGAGAAATTTATTCAATGATTGATGAATAACATTAGAAAAGAACTTTGGTCAGAACTTTGGTCAGAAATTTATTCAGAACTTCGGTCAGAACTTCTTTCAGAACTTCGGTTAGGACTTCGGTTAGGACTTCGGTCAAAACTTGATTCAGAACTTTGGTCAGAACTCGGAGCAGAAATAAATTCAATGATTGATGATGAACAATAAAATAATAACCAACACTCTTACGGATACATATCCACCATATCTGTACGAAGTTTTATATAGAACTTTGGACAATGAAACTTATTTATATCTCAGTCCTTTTTTATTTTCAAAATTAAGTAGGGAAATGAATGATTTTTCTAACCATTTAAGATTTGAATTACAATTTGCAATAAAAGAAATGTTAGATGAATAACATAATAGATAATATTAAAAAAGAAATTTATTTTGAATTTCAGATAAAATTATGGTCCGAAATTCGGTCAAACATTGATATAGAATTTAGTTTAAAACTTGATTCAGAACTTGATTCAGACTTTTATTCAGAACTCAGTACAGAAATAGATTCAATGATATATGGGTAAAATAAAAATAGAACTAACGACAGAATTATATTTAAAACTTTATTCAGAATTTGGGACAGAACTTTTTTTAGAAATTGATTTAAAACTTCTGTTAGAACTTCTGTTAGAACTTGAATCAGAACTTCGGTCAGAACTTCATTCAGAACTTGATTCAGAACTCAGACCTGAAATAAATTCAATGATAAATGAAAAACATTAGAACAAGACTTAAATCAGAACTTTATTTAGAACTTCGGTCAGAACTTAATTCAGAACTTGATTCAGAACTTTGGTCAGAACTTGATTCAGAACTTGATTTTGACCTTGATTCAGAACTTTGGTCAGAACTTGATAGAGAAATTTATTCAATGGTATATGAAAAACATTAGAGAAAAACTTTGGTCAAAAATTCGTTTAGAACTTCGGTCAGAACTTGAATCAGAACTTCGTTCAAAACTTGATTTAGAACTTGAATCAGAACTTTATTTAGAACTTGAAATAGTACTTTATTCAGAACTTCGGTCAGAACTTGATTGGGAACTTTGGTCAGAAATAAATTCAATGATTGATGAAAAACATTAGGGAAGAACTCGCAGAAAAAATGCACACAATCACCCTATCCATTGATTTGGAACACAAACAACATATGGATGAATTATTATATAAGAATGTGTACATCAATTTAATTGATGATGACCATGCCATAGATATGATAAATTTACAAACTATAATTCCTTAGTTTTAAAACGATTTTCACAATATTTATAAAAAAAGACCACAAAATTTTTTTATATCAATAATAACTCTTACTTTTACTAATAAATCAACAATTATGAAATTCAAAAACAGTAACTTCCATCAAGGAGACACCCAATGGTTCGCCATCAACGCCATCCCCAAAGATGCAAAAAAGATTGAAAAACAATTCATCGCAGCATCCGAAAGGTCAGGGTCCTTCCACGCACTCTTCGGAAACTATGACATGTACGAAGTAGAAGACGGGTTCGTAATCGATGCAAAAGAAGAATGCATCCTGAACCACTCACTGAAAGAAGTACTCCAAAATACAGGAGTATCCCTCAGTGAAGCCAAAGTCCTCCCCAAAAAAGACCACAGACATACCGTAATCCCCAAAGGAATCCACTTCGTTGGTATCCAACAACGCTTCGACCCCCTCAAAGGTCTGAAAGAAAAAGTTCGTGACTAATTTGGTTTTTATGCGTAAGTTTGTTATCTTTGTAATAGATTAACGTTCTTTGACATACAAAAACAAAAACATCAGTCTGACAGTCTTGTTGGACTGAGATGCTCCGATGATGGAACTGGGAGACATGAAGGACTTATACAATTTGAGTGCTTAGGAGGAAACTCCTAATGTAGAATTCCGTAAATTCGGTGAACCCTGAAATGGGAATACCGAGCCAAGCCTTAGAAATAAGGAAGGTGTAGAGACTAAACACGGAACACCTAAATCGAAAGATATGGTGAAGATATAGTCCAGACCACAAACAGAGATGGTAGCGAAAGCTATAGTGGTAAGAAAATCCTTTTCGCAGTAATGTGAGTGCGGGTTCGAATCCCGCTTGGAGCACTTTAACACTGTTTCTTTGAAAAAAAGGAGTATAAAAATGGATATATTATCATTTGTTTTAGGAATTGGAGCAGTAGTGGTTGTAACTGGAAATATAGTTGCTATTGTTTCTTTTGTTAAGGTGAATAATCAAAGAACAGAATTAGAAAGTCTAAAAGAATCTATGTCACGAAGAGCCGATGAATTTGAGTTTTCAATTTCTCGTCAATTTGAAAATGAACATAGAGATAGAGAAAGTATAGTTCACGAAATTTATAGAACTATAGATTCCAGACTTGATAAACTTGAAAATAAACTTAAAGGCGAAAAGCCATAAACAATAAATAAAAAGTTTAAAGAAATAGTGTTAAATTAGGGGGGACAACAATTCCCCCTTTTTGGTCCCGTAACTCAGATGAATAGAGTGCAATCCTTCTAAGATTGAAGTCACAGGTTTGAATCCTGTCGGGACTACTGATTCAGTTTGCCCGTGGTAACGACCCGTTAGGAGAAATTCTAACGGGTTTCTGTAATCAAAATCCAAGCGATGTCTCACTGTTGTTTGGGCTAAATGTGAGGAAAAAACGGGATGTTTAGTCAGGTGGTGTAATGGTAGCATAACAGACTTTGACTCTGTTTGTATAGGTTCGAATCCTGTCCTGACTGCTAGGTAAGTTCCATGTAAAATGTCAGGGTCTATGAACATGGTGACCACTAGAAAGAGAGTTGACAGCTGGAAACGAGACAGCAAATAGTCAGGTGGCGGAATTGGTAGACGCTATGGTTAGACTGGATAGCAACCAGCATACGGCTTTGTAACAAGCACCGAAGGTAGCACCATACAGGTTCAAATCCTGTCCTGACTACATACATTTAAAAATCAAAAAACGATTAAAATGTTAAACATTACAATCAAAACAGAAAACGGCTCACGTTCTTTAGGCTTCAGCCAAATTTTAGTAGATTATATTACTAAAACTGAAAGATGGAATTATGTATTCGATTGTTTAGTTAATGGAAATAGAATAGACAAAACTAATTGGGATTATTAAAATACAGTCAGGTGGTGAAACAGAGCAGACGCAGCTAACCGATGGCAGATTGATACGTTCGGAAGGCGGTAAATCAATCGTACAGGTTCGAATCCTGTCCTGACTACTATGGGTTGGTTCACACTATACAACGAATAGAGGAAGTGTAAACAGTCAGGTGGCGAAATTGGTAGACGCTAACGTCCCGTGTAAGAGTGTCAGGTATGCATGGTTAGCCGAAAGGTAAAGATACTCACTTACAGGTTCGAATCCTGTCCTGACTACTAAATACGGGGTGAGTTCTTGTTTGGGTTAGACTCCCAAGTATCGGTTGTAACCGAGAGGAATATCGGAATAAAAGGTCGCTCCTTAAATGGGTTCGAATCCCATCCACCCCACAAAATAGTATTATGATGAGACGAGTTGTAAAAAGTAAAATAGGGTATTTTTCAATACTAAATCCAACCAAAGTTATCAGAGCATGGAACAAGCACAAAGCAGCTAAAAAACTTAAAACAGAAATTAACAATATAAGAGAGAAATAAAATTTGGTCAGGTGGCGAAACTGAGCAGACGCTGTGAGAGTATGTGTATGACTCCGTTAGGTTCGTGTATCGATATTAACGAGAATTAGTAGATGAATTCAAAGATAAAAGCACATACAAAATCTACATACAGGTTCGAATCCTGTCCTGACTACAAAAAATAAAAGTTATGTTGGAAAAAGATTTAGAAGTATACGATGTATGGGAGTCTCCAAATGGTAACCTTTTTATCAAGGTTTGTGATGAATTTTCAATTGCCATTGGTGCTAAAGGGAATCACGCACCTAACTTTGAATTGAGAGAGTTGGAGAGAAGTCAATACGTTAAATCAAGCGATGTCGTACCAGTAAAAAAAGTAGGGAAGATAGTATTTGATTAAAAACAGTCAGGTGGCGAAATTGGTAAACGCTATCCTCGCAAGGGAAATGGAGAAGCCTACTAAGTAAAGTCCTGTGGTAAAAGTCCAATGCAGGTTCGAATCCTGTCCTGACTACAAAAATGATATTATGAAATACCATCAAAGGTTTATTGAATCTCAACGAAGAATTGATTGGTATATTGATGGATATCATGTACATTGCATACCACATACGGTATTCAAAAACATGCCGACTGAAAGAATTGTTGAACTTTACAATGTTGATATGTCTTATTTTAGACCAATAAATTGCTCTTGTCCTGACTACTAACAAATAAACAAAAATGGACTATTGTTATTTATAAATAAAAATATTAGACAAACCCACGCTTCCCATCTCGAAGGATAATGAAGAGAATAATACGTCTCCTAAGGTTTGTCTTCTTTTAAACTAAATAATATGAGCAAAATTCCTATTGGCAGATATGAAGATGGTAGCATTAAACATTGCTACTTTCGGAGGAGTAAACACAATCGAATTAAACGAAATGGATTTAGTAAGATTAGATATAGAATGTTTATTGCAGGTTGGATTAAACAAGAATCTGCAACTGACAGATACATAGAAAGACAAAAAACAAATAATCATGATAAATGAAGTAACAAAAGTATTCTCTGACATGACTGATTTGGAATTGTCACATGCTATCAGAGAAATGAAAGAAGATGGACCTAAGGGTATTATTCGTGAAAACGGTGTTGTTCGTGAAAAGTGCAAAATGGTACAGATAATTACTGGTGCAACAACTGCTTATGAACATCTTATGATGACTCAGTTTTCAATCTTACAAGAAGCTGCATATCGGTTTACACCTAACTTAGATTTACTACATAAATGAAGTTTATGCAAAAATTCATAACACATATTCTATATCCCTTTCTGTCAGTAATGGCGATTTTTGCCTTTTGGTTAATCGCCATAGAAATACAAAAAATGAGAAAGACTAAATAATGGTCAGGTGGCGCAGGGGTAGCGTATTGGTGAGTAATCCGTTTCATCGGAACCAAAAGACAAGGGTCACAGGTTCGAGTCCTGTCCTGACCGCTTAAAATATTATTGACAATTTTTTTGTTAATAATTTTTATTTTTGTACATTTAACTATTAAACAAAATTCAAAAATGCAAAAGGTTCTTTTTTTATTTACATTAATGCTTATCGCATTTTCGTCATGTGTTTCTGAACAAAGTGACGATTTGGTACAAACACCAAACAGGAACAATTCAATTGAAGTCAAAATTGAAGTAATCCATCAAGGTAATTTGGATATTCTCAAGACAACTAAAGATGTTTGGGTAAAAAATACCTTAAAACATTCATACGTTAATTTTGATACCATGCCTACCCTTGGTGATACTGTGACAATGGTTCAAGATGAAAAGGGAGATGATAAGTATGTAAGATTACCAAAAGATTACGAAATTTATATAACAGTTAAGTAATATGAAAAAGAGCAAAATCGTAAATTTAATTCTGATAACATCTGCTCTCGCATCTTGTCATCAGAAACAAGAAAAAAAGAAGAATGTTTACATGAGAGGTGATTCTACCGCTTCATATTCAAGAAGTCATGGTGGTAGTAATGCCTTATTGTGGTATTATGCCTTCAGACCATATGGACACTATGAAAATGGTGCATATCATAGAGCAGGGTACTACAACAATGCAATTCCCGCAACATCAAATTTCGGTAGGAATACATACAAAACACATAGTTCAACTCATCGTGGTGGGTTTGGAGGACGTTCAAGTAGTTCATTCAGAGCGACATCATAAATAACATGAAAAGGGTAAAGATAACACCAAGAAATGGTTGGCAGAAGAAGGTTGAATCTCTCGGATTCGGATTTCATTCAACCAATGTTCCATATTGGGACGAATCTGCATACTATCAATTTAGTATGGATGAAATACTTGCTATTGAAAAAGCAACCGAGAATTTATGGGAAATGTGTTTGAATGCTGTTCAATATGTCATTGATAATGACATGTATGATAAGTTCAAGATACCATCATGGATGATACCCATGATTGAAAAATCTTGGAACGAAGACCATCCCTCAATCTATGGTAGATTTGATTTGGCAGTAAAAAATGGTCAAATTAAAATGCTTGAGTTCAATGCCGATACACCAACAAGTCTATATGAGACAGGTATTGTGCAATGGTTTTGGCTCCAAGATTTTGATAAAGACAAAGACCAGTTCAATTCCGTTCATGAAAAGTTGATAGCATATTGGGAATATCTCAAAGATTATCTTTACAAACACAAAGTTCATTTTGCATGTGTTAAGAAAAGTCTTGAAGATTTAACCACGGTTGAATACATGAGAGACACCGCCATGCAAGCAGGATTGGATACCAAACTTTTATTTATTGATGATATTGGATGGGATTCCGATAGAAGAGTTTTTGTTGACATGGAAGAGGAGGATATCAAAAACATATTTAAACTTTATCCATGGGAATGGTTGGTTGAAGAACAGTTTGGTAGAAATATTGAAATTGATTCAAATCGAGCATTGTGGATTGAACCATCATGGAAAATGATTTTGTCAAACAAAGCGATTCTTCCAATTTTATGGTATCTCAATCCTAACCATCCACTTCTTCTCAAGTCATATTTCGACCAAGGTGATTTGGTTGATTATGTCAAAAAACCAATTCTTTCAAGAGAAGGTTCAAATATCCAAATCGTTAAAAACGGTGAGGTCATTGAAAAGACAGGTGGTGAATATGGTAACGAAGGGTTCATCTATCAAGAACTTTTTGAACTTCCTGAATTTGACAACAACCGAGCATTAATCGGAAGTTGGGTAATCGGACAAGAACCTGCGGGTATGGGAATACGTGAACAAGAATCACTCATCACAGGAAATCTATCAAGGTTTGTACCACATCTAATTCAAGATTAATATGGAAATCAAAACTAAATTTGATTTAGGACAAAGAGTTTATATTATTCAAAAATCAGGACAACTTATAAAACGACATTGTCCTGCTTGCAACGGTAATGGAAATATCGTAAATGAAAAAAATTTTGTATTTCATTGTGAAAACTGTCAGGGTTCTGGTATAACAGAAACGTGGTACAGCACCAATTGGCAAATAGCATATGAAAAAGCCAAAATAGGTAGAGTTGGTGTTGAATTATACAGAGAAACCTTTATAAATAGAGGTTCTGAGAAGAATCGTATAACATATATGGTGGATGAAACAGGTGTCGGTAGTGGGAGTCTTTGGAACGAAGATGATATTTTTGCAACTAAAGAAGAAGCATTGGAAGAATGTGAAAAGAGAAATTTAGTTCTTCAATAAACACAAAATATGATAAATTTTATAAAGAAACTCATTCCTGTTGAGATTAAAATAAAATCTTTATACTGGAAACAGAAAGAAAGAGAAATGGAATCTGATTTGATTAAAATATATCATAAATTGGATATTGATGAATATGATGGTGTACAGCAAATGATTGATGAATTTCATCAGAAATGGGACGGAATGAAAATGCCATTATGGTTGGGTCTCAAATCTGCAGAAATATCAAGAGCACAATCAATGTATGTTTTTTTAACCGCAGAAATGGAATAACATGAGAATTTTAGAACTTCAAAAGTACGCTGAAGATAATGGTTTTGATTCTGTAAGATTCAAATTTATTGGACCAACAGGAAAAACAGTAATCTGTCAATGGTTGGATGCGTACATGGGATTATTCAAAATAGATGGTGTTAGTGGTTTTACAACTGTTAACAGTTTCATTAATCATTTTGGAATGGATACTATTGAATTTGAACTTATTGAAAATTAAAAAAAAATTTCGTATATTTGATTTATAGGACCCTTATCGGCTCTCGCTCATAACGAGTTGAAACCGTAGCTGGTTACACGCAGGTTCGAACCCTGCAGGGTCCACTAAAATGTCTCCTTAGCTCAATGGTTAGAGCATTTCACTGTTAATGAAGAGGTTCTTGGTTCGAGTCCAAGAGGGGACGCAATGATTATAAAATTATTTTACCTATTAATAGGGTTAATTTATAGTTTTGGGATTCCATTAATAATGTTAGATATTGGTATTTGGTTTTCTGAAAAAAATGAAAAAAATATATGAAATTAATTATCATTATGTTGTTTATTTTGTTTATAATTGTAAAGGCGATGCCTTTATTTATAGACAAAAAAGATAACAATGGAGAACAATTATGATTCCTCTGCAGAAACATTAAAACACATTCGTAGGGTTAACGATTTAATTATTGATGTTTGTTACGAATTACTGCAAAGAGCGAAAAAACATGACCAATCAAAGTTGGAGGAACCTGAAAAGTCCACTTTTGATGAAGTAACACCACTCCTGAAAGATTTAAAATTTGGTTCAGAAGAATATACTGAAGCCACAAGGAGAATCAAACCAGCATTAGACCATCACTATTCCGTTAATTCCCATCATCCACAACATTATAAGGATGGGATTAACGGAATGAATTTATTTGATATAGTCGAAATGTTTTGTGATTGGAACGCTGCAGGTGAAAGAACAAAAGATGGTAACATTTATAATTCTATTGAAGTTAATTCAGAAAGATTTGGTATATCAAAACAACTCAAAAAAATATTAATTAATACTGCAGAAATAATAAAATCAAGAAAAACTATTGATAGAGAATTAACTTATAAAGAACGATATGATATATGGTTTTCAAATAACTATGAAACAGGAATGGAAAAAAATTATGATATTGTTCCTGACTTTGATAATCCATTTTACACTCCAACTCCAAAAAAAATAAAAATAACATATGAGTAACAAATTTAAAATTGGCGACAAAGTTTATAAACCAAAAGGATATAAATTTCCTGGAACAGTGGTTTCTATTTTTCAAACAACATCGGGAGACACAAGAATTGTAGCAGAAATGAGAGATAATGGTATGCTACATATTTTTAATGAAAATCAATTAGAATTGGAAATTGACAAACCAAAAGAAACAATTTATTGATATGGCAAAAGCAATTCTTGAGTTTGATTTAAACGAACCTGATGATGTTATTGCACATAAACGTGCGGTGATGTCTTATGAATTAACCGCAGCATTATTGGATATTGAACAATATCTTAGGAGTCAAACTAAGTATAATGATAACTTGTCAAAAGAAGCATATGACGCTTTGGATGCAACAAGAGAACAATTTTATAACATACTTAGAAATCGAAATATATCCTTTGATGAATTAATAAATTAAACTATGAATCTACAAGAAGCTAAACTTGTCCTTGATTGGGCAAAACAAAAATTAGATTATGCAAATGGGTCAAAACATTCAGACCCCGAAAGTTATCAAAAAAAATTTGATAAATATAAAATGATTCAAATTTTATATGACAAAATGTGCGAAGATTGGATTGAAAATAATATTGAAAATAAACAATTGAACAACCCAAGTTTATGAATAAAGAAAGATACAATCAGCTTATTGATGAGGCGTATGAGAATTATTCCAAAGAATACGAAAAAGATAATTCAGTAGGTACGACTTTACTTATTAAAAGAGTAGATGGGAAATCAGTCTATCGTAAACCTGACAGAGAAATGTTCATAGCTATGCGCACCTACGATAAAACATTCTCAGAAAGGTGGGGACTGAAGATTGAGGAAAGAGAGTTGAGTGAAAGTGAAATATGGGATTATATACACAAAAATGATATTAAAATCAAACACCAACATGCGGTATTATACAGTCATGAAGTTGGAAGTGAATTGAGAAGTTCGTTTGTACAAACCTTAAAAGAAAATTATAACATCCCAACCAAACTAATTACAGTCACATATAAAAATGAAAAAACAGAAATTTATGAATAATATGGATAAAAAAATAGAAGAAGCCGCAGAATTGGCTAAAAAATTTGAAGAACAAACTAATCAAATTTTAAATGACAATAACACACCACAGGAATTAAAAGATATCATATTGGATACAAGAATTCCTGATAATAAAATTATTGATTTGTCTGGAGGTAAAAGAATAAAAAGAATAAACCCTGATACATTTGAAATCGAATATGAATAAAGAAAGATACAATCAGATTATTGATGAGGCGTATAAGAATTACGCATATAGTCATTGGACCCCACCTGAAAATCCTAATAGTAAATTATTAGCACCTCAATTATGGTCGTTAATACCGATGCAACATAATAAAGAGTCATTCATACATGAAATAAAAACCAATGCAGAGTTCTCAGAAAAATGGGGATTGAAGATTGAAGAAAGAGAGTTGAGTTTGGAAGAAAGATATGAAATACGATGTAAAAAGGAAAATATTAGAAATGATTGGGAACAATTTTATTCAACATTCGGTGGTTACAAAAATGAAATGGACTCATTGAAAAAATCATTGAATGGTAATAACATCCCAACCAAACTAATAACCGTCACATATAAAAATGAAAAAACAGAAATTTATGAATAAAAAAATAACAGAGATATTTGTTATTATTTCGATTATTCTTATGTGTATAACAATATTACTATTCGTTATTGGTATTTGTTTTTTTGACACAAATGAATTATTAGTGACTATTGTTAAGTTATCTATTGTTGGTACAGTAATCTCATTTTCTGTTTTTTTTATTTTGTGGGCATTTGATGTATTAATAAATCAAAAGTTATGAATAACGAATTTCAACCAAGAAAAGGACTATCTGAAAGATACAGTAAAAATTCTTTTAGTCCTGAAGAAATAGAAAATGCGAAAGATGTTATCAAGTTGAAAAATGAACTTATTCAAAAGTACTTGGACAAAGGATATACACAAGAGCAGGCAGAGGTAATAACTTATAGGGTTATGTACATACCAGGATTTAGTGGACCAACATTTGTAGATTAATATATGAACAACGAAAGATACAACCAAATCATTGATGAGGCGTATGAGAATTATAAAAAAATCTCTAATAATTTTCAATTAGAGAATCCTATTGATGATTTAATTATCAAAACTCTAAAAGGTGAAATGATTAAAATTGAAACTGAAGATGGTGACGATTATAGAATTTTATCAAAAGAAGAGTTCATCAACAAATGTAAAACCGACCCAGAGTTATCAAAAAGGTGGGGATTGAAGATTGAGGAAAGAGAGTTGAGCACGGAAGAAAGAAATCAATGGTTTCATATTAATCGGAATGCGAACAATCCATTAATGAAGGCAGATTGGAAATTTTATGAATTGGACCAACAAAATGTGCCGACTAAATTAATCACTGTTACATATCAAGAAAACAAAATAGAAATTTATGAATAAAAGAGTTTATAAACAATGGGAAGACATTTATCCACTAACCTTAATTAATCTACGGTATGGTGGATATGTTGCATTTAATGCTGAAGAAGATGCTGGTTTCGTTCAGGATGTAAACACAGAGGAAGTTAGTTATCATTTAGAAGCATGGTTAGAAGAAAATGTTGACCCTTGTCCGTATGGTGTTGGTGAAACAATAATGGACGCAATGAATAACCTTTTAGAAACAATGAATAAAATTTAGATATGAATAGCATTACCGATATCAACCAATCACAAGTAAAACAGTCATCACCGCAAATGTTATGTGAAGCTTGTTATAAAGAAAATTGTTGACATCAAAAATTAATAAATTGGTTAAAAAAAATTAAATTATGAATAACGAACCAAAGTTTCAAATAGTCACGCAAGAGATATTAGAAACAATGCATTTAAAGTATTATTCATCAGGTAAAAAATTAAAAGAAGGTGACTTAATAATACCTGGTCTTACAATATCATATGCAAATATAAATGGACATGCTCCACAAAATTTATATAGTCACGATGACGCATCTTCTTTAAACCTTAATATATTTGTTTGGGATAAAGAAAAAAATTCACTATCTCAATTATATAGCATAGTAGAAAAATAGAAGTTTATGAATATCGGAAGACACCAAGCATCTTGGAACGCATGGATAGAATCACCTAAATCTGATAATATAGAAATTCAGATAAGACAGTGGGCTACTCTTAATAATGTCAATATAATATCACTGTATTCAAAAGATTGTCACCGAGACTTTTTTGATAAATTGCTTGGAATAAAAAGAGAAACCATATTTTTTCATATAGAAGGTGATTTTGAAAAATTGAACGAATTGAAAAACATTTTTATGGAACGAGTTAATTGAAAATGTAAAAAATAAAATTATGAAATGGAAAATTAGAAAACCAAATGTGAAACCAATCCCATCTGAGCCAAATATTGGCGACACAAAAGTTATTAAGAAGTTTGCTTGGCTACCAAAAAAACATAAGAGCTATCAATACTGGTTGCAGTTTTATCAGGAAGTTTATGAATGGAAAACATTTGATTATTGGGAAAGAGTCCCAAATGAAAGGTTTGATATTGAAGGCGGCTGGAATCAATGGGCAATAGAAAAGTATGGTGTCTTGAAAAAGTTCACAAAAACTGATTGGAAACTGATAGAAACTAGATTTTAAAATTATGCAAAAAGTAGAAATTGACATTGAAACTTTAAGAGGGATATTTTTGATACTCTGTGGTGTTCCGTATAATCACAGTGGTGCTGAAGTTAATAAAAATGCAATACCTCTAATGGAAAAGTCTCACAAAGAAATTATTGAACTAGGAAAAAAAATGGGATTTGATATCCGTGGATATGACATAAAATAATAAAATCATGAGATATACAAAATCAGAAGTATTAGATATTATAAAATCTTGTTGCTCAGAAGATGCTGAGACAATTCTTATCAATTGGGAAAGAAAAAAAAGTAACACACTTTTGGACCTTGAAAAATATCCATATCCTTTATTTGTTTACTCTTTTCCCTTAATTATAGAGAGTGAAGAAGTGGCAACAATCACACTTGTTGATTTATATTATGGTGGAAATTTAGAGAAATCAGAAATGTTTTTAATGCCAAAGTATTTTGGTATTGAAGAATATGAAAAATCTTGGAAAGATTTTTCTCATGATACTTTAAAATTTTGTTATCTAACAATTCATAAAAAATTTAAATTAACTGAAATTGTAGAAGGATTTTTTGCAGGAACATATAAGTCAGTGGATGCTGAAGGTGAAGAATTTGAATTTAGAATATCTTATGGTTATCCTGAAAAAGAAAATGATGGATACATGTACGAGTCTTATGTGGATAAGGCTTATCGTTTCGATAATGATGTGAATATTCAATTTTTAAATGGACCAAAAAATGGTTGGTCATTGGGTAAAAAAATAAATGAAAGAATAAACGAAAGATTAAAAAATATGAATTATGATAATATTAGTAAAACAACCGACATTTCTAATTAATTTAAATAATCCAACTGAAATTAGTTACGAACCGAAAGAAGGTAAATGGAAAACAATAGTATCTCAAACATATCAATTTGGTATTCCTGAACCAAAAGAAAACGAGATTCTATATAAATTTTCAGATAAAAGAGGTTATATTTACAAAAAATAGAAGTATATGAATAAATTACCTGAAAAGATAAAATTAAATGGTTATGGAGAAACAGTTGAGTTTTCTTTGAGCGAAAAACGAGAAATAAAATATTACGGCAAAACAAAAACATCAAATGAAAGTTTATGGAGAACAGAGAAGTTAAAAGATAATGAAGTATTCTATCAAACCGAATGGGGTTGGGGTGTTTTTGTTAATACTGATAAAATGGAAACAATTAATGATGGCAGTGAATGGGAAAAACAAAAAATAGAAGTTTATGAGTAAAATAATAATAAACGATGGTGCTGCGCTTTTACAACATTTATCTTTTTGGCATAACAAAACAGACGATGAATGCGCTGAATTAGCAAAAGATGAGAATGGTAACCTTGATGCTGAACAAGCATTAATAAATATGTTAGAAAGAGATTTTTGTACGAGCATAAATAATAATGTTGTTGAGGAATTAAAAAAACAAAATAAATAATATGAAAGAAATAAAAACTAAAGAACCAACCTTTGAAGAGATAGCAGTAATCGAAAAAGCTACAGGTGGTAAAATAGGTACTTACGAGTGGTGGGTAGTTAGGGGAGTAACTGAGAGTTTTACAACCAATACAAAACCTTCTCATGAAGATGACATTATCTATCACGGTGTTTTAGAAAACTCATTTATGAGCCAAGGTGGCGAATACATCGGTAATTACGATAAGGCTAAATGGTATTTGGAAACACGCTTAAAGGTTTACGAGCCATATGCGGCAGGTGTTGCAATATCAATTGATGAGAATGGAAATATAGACGGCTATGTTGGCTATACACATAGAGGTGGAAGTATTTTCAAACTAGGAGAAAAGCTGTTTGATGCCTCATATGAGCCTAAAGAGGAAGACTACACCCCAGAAGAGTGGAAATCTTATATGGAAAAATACGATAGAAAATTAGCCGAAGCAGAGGTTGAGGGTGATGAATGGTGGATAAATGATGTTAAGACTGACGGTATAAGAGCTGTTATCCCTTTTAAAAAGAGAGGTTCAAAGCTAATTGAAAATTGGAATGATGCTATTCAGGCAGCTATAAATATGAGTAAATACTTAAGCTAAATCATTAAATGTTTATCCATTCGGTTCAAGAGAAATTATTGTTCAAGAATTTTACAAAATAGAGGGGTATGAACCACAACAAGATTAACGAATCGGGATACAACGAAGCACCTAAATTTGGTCCTTCACCGAATAATCCACCAATAGTAAAACTATCATTTAGAGAAAGATGTAGGTTAGGTAATTATACACCTTTTAATATTGAGAATTTAATGGGTGAAAAAATAAATGAAAGAATAAACGAAAGATTAAAAAATATGAATAATGATAATAACAGTAAAACAACCGACATTCCTAATTAATTTAGATAATGCAACAGAAATTAGTTACGAACCAAAAGAAGGTAATTGGAAAACAATAGTAGTATCAACGTATAACCATGGAATACCTGAAATAAATAAAGATGAAATTCTTTATACGTTTTCAGATAAAAGAGGTTACATTTACAAAAAATAAAATTATGAAACAAATTTATGAACAAATAAAAAGGGAGAGCCAATTACCTGTTGCACTTTTAACATACACATACAAAGATTTTGATGGTGTGTTACATCCATTTGGTAGTATTACTATAAATTTTAGAGATAGCGATGAAAAAAACATTGAACAAATGGAAAAAATAAAAAGTAAGTACGGAGAATTTTTTATGTTTTTTAATAATAGCACAGAAGGAAAAGAATTTTGGAAAAATAACCCAATAACAATAACACAGAAAAAATAAAATTATGAACCAAATAGATATTGATTATCAAAATTTAGTAAGAGACATTCTTGAGAACGGGCATAAAAAAAATGACCGTACAGGTACTGGGACTATAAGTGTCTTTGGTAGAACTATTAGACATTCTATGAAGGACGGATTTCCGCTTCTCACTACAAAGAAGATGGCGTGGAAAACAATGGTGACGGAGTTGTTGTGGTTCTTGCGTGGTGATACAAACCTTAGGTTTCTTGTAGACAGAAATTGTCACATTTGGGACGGGGACTGTTATCAAGCATATCTTAAAGAAACTAATCGTGAAATTGAGTTGAATAACGCTATGCAAAGCCATCCTCACTATGGATTATCACAAGAAGAGTTCATCAACAAAATCAAAACCGATGATGAGTTTGCAAAGAAGTGGGGTGAGTTAGGTCCAATCTATGGTAAACAATGGAGAAGATGGACACAATATGAAATAGATATGCCAGGTTTTGATGCTCATTTTAATGAAACAGAAACAGACCAAATCCAAAACCTAATTAACGAACTTAAAACAAATCCCGATAGTCGAAGGATGATTGTGAACGCTTGGGCAGTTCACGATTTGGAAAAAATGGTACTGCCACCATGTCACATGATGTTTCAGTTTTATACGAGGGAGTTGAGTTGGTACGATGACTTAGATAAAATTAAAGAAACATACGTTGATTGGAGTTTATCAAAACCTTCTGGTGGTTACGCTGGTGATATTAAGGCAGACACTATTGAATCAGCTAATCAGATATTTGTTAACGGGTGGCAAAAATACAAAGACCCATTCACAGGTAATCCTTTAATTGAACTTGAATGCTTTTCATCCATCCCTAAACGAGCAATCTCTCTACGATGGGACCAACGCAGTGTTGACGTTGGATTGGGTCTTCCATTCAACATAGCAAGTTACGCTCTGCTATTGGAGATAATCGCAAAACAAGTAAACATGGTTCCTGAAGAACTGATTGGTGATTTAGGTGATTGTCATATCTATAACAATCATATTGATGGACTGAAGGAGCAGTTAGATAGAATACCGTATGAGCTACCTAAGTTAGATATTCATCCAGGTATTTTAGATTATGATTTGGATAAATTAGAAAAAGATATGTTTACTATTGAAAACTATCAATCACATCCTTCTATAAAACTTCCACTTTCAAATTAAAAATAATGGAAAAGAACACATTTAAAGTAGAGTACGATGACCAACCATTTTTTGTCATTGAAGACATCAATGCGATTTTAAAAGAATCATTTGGGATTCAAATTGAATGTGTATCACCTGAAGATTCTGAAACATTAGAATATAAAATTTCAATTATTAAACCAAAATAAAATGAACAATTACTTTACGCATTGGTACAAAACAATTATCAGAAATGGACTCAAATCAATTAAGTTAGTTTTAGGATTAGGTATTTCATTTGGTGTTGGAACATCTGTAAATCTAATTCTTGGCATTCTAATTTTCGGATGGGTACTTGTTGATTCGTTGATTACTAAAACAGAACAATAATTTTGTGATTATATAAAAAATTCTTACTTTTGGTCAAAATTCACCAAAATGAAAGTAATTTGTTCAACCACAGAGTATTATGTCGATGAAAATGGTAATCCTTCATCACATATCAGTGTACGTAAGGGTTCTGTTTATAATGTTATAAACGTTATAGATTCAAACGAATTTAAAAATGAATTTATTTCAAAACACAAAAGACCCCCTGCGGAAGGAAAATGGTATGAACTATTGGAAATAGTTGGTTTGCACCATGAAAGTAAGTTTGTTGAATTACCTGATTACTTGTTTGAAGATAATGTCGAAACAAAAGAGAAAATAAATACTATATGAAATTAGAACTATTAAATAGTGAAGGACCGATTTTAACTGTTGTAAAAATAAATGAGGATAATACCGTATATAAATTGATTGACCAGTATAAAAAAGAATCAATAATTTCAAAACAAGATTTGTTAGATTTTATAGATGGTAAAATAAGTATAACAGACAGTAAAAATAAAACTTGGCATTATCCTTCTGAATCAGACGGAATGAAACAATCGTTGCATAAAATAAACGAATTTTTGAATAAACTTTGAAATGTAAATAATTTTGTTTATATTTATAAAATCATTATTTGTTTGTGCCCCTAAAGCATATATGGTGATGCACCTGACTTGTAATCAGGAGAAACAGATTCGAGTTCTGTTGGGGGCTCTCTTAAAATATCGGGTAATGGGCTAACTGGTAAGCCTCCACGTTTGGGACGTGGACATCATGGGAGTTCGAATCTCTCTTACCCGACAGTTGAATTTTACGTTCTAAATCAAAAAAATAAATATCATACCTCAAAAGGTATGATATTTGTATTTATTATAATACAAAAAAAATTACTATGAAAATTTTATTATTTATTTTTACTTTTTTATTAATCAATATTAATACGGGTATGATTTCACCTATGAAATCATTAACACATGAAAATTTATATGAACTATTGGTTGAATATGATGTAAAATATCCTGATATCGCATTTGCACAAGCATTGTTAGAAACAGGTAATTTCTCATCAAAATTATGTAAAACACAAAATAATCTATTTGGTATGAAAGTACCATATAGAAGGGAGACAACTGCAATCGGTAAAAATAAAAGTGGTTATGCAAAATATAGTTCTTGGCACGATAGTGTGGAAGATTATGTTTTATTCCAAAAATTTGTTATGAGAAAAAAAGATATGACAAAAGAAGAATATATGTCATATATCGGTAAACATTATGCGTCAGATAAAAAATATCTAATCAAAATCAAACAAAAAATTAAAGAGTATAAATCACTATTTATTTAAAATAAAATTATGGTCAACAAAAAAAACTATTTAGCAACAGTAATTACTTTAATTATCTTTTGGGGATTATCATTTCTTGTGTATTTTCATTTTGAAAACATTAAGAGACTTCAGAAAGATTACACAGAAAATAAAAGAATTGTCGATAGTTTAATGGGTGAAATAACGTATAAAGATATTGAAATTGGTAGGTATGAAATAATATTAGATAGGATACAAACTAAAAATCCAACTTTATTAGAAGAGGTTATTCATGATATAGAATAAAAAAAAAGGGTGACATAAAATCACCCTTTTTTTTGTATATGTGGTTTATTCACTTACTGATTTTTTCTTTACAATTACAGACCATACAGCACCTACTAAAGTGACAACCGCACCCATAACTTCTTGTACCATATCTACGTCCATCAACCCTTTGGTGACTAACAAACCACCAACAAAAGTTAGACCGTGTCTAACGATACCTAATACTTGTTCTTTACTCATAATTTTTAATTTTAAATTTGTTTATTTACAATAAATATCTTATAATTATGAATATAAGTCAAAACTATGTTCAGTTTATTCTTTGAATTACTATCCAAAATTGTTGAAATAATAAAAAACAATTCTGAAATGGATAGAACTAAAAAACTTGATATATCAGGAATACTAAGTGACATATCTTCAATTTTGTTAGATACTTCGGTGAAATTAAGTGAAGATAAGTATCCCCATAATAACTGTCAAATTATGGAAAATTTGAGTCATGCTTTACATGAATCATTAGATGGATATGTTGACAATGACACAAGAAATAAAATTAAAGAGTTATTGGTTGAGTCTTCTCAATTAGAAAAATTATACCAATTAAGAGAAAACAAAGAAATTATACGTGATTTAATGAGAATATCTGGCGAGTTTAAAGCAATGTCTATTTTAATTAAACTATAATATATGGTTAACAAATTTAGAACACTAAACGGAAGACACATTCCAAATATTGTTGAATATATCAAAGACTATTTGAAAGATAGAGATGATGTTGAATTATTAATCGGAGCAGATTCTCAGTCATTCAGTAATAGTATAACTAAATACGGTATTGTTATCGCCATGTATTCAAAAGGTAAAGGTGCACATGTTGTATGTACAAGAGAAACATTACCTATCGAATGGAATACACAAACAAGACTGTTAAATGAAGTTTGGAAATCAATTGAAGTTGCAGAATTTTTAAAAGAAAATGGTTTACCTAAACCACGATATATTGATGTCGATTTGAATCCCGACCCAAGATATAAATCAAATTCAATTTTAAGACAAGCGGTCGGAATGATTGAAGGCATGGGGTATAAAGCAAGATATAAAAAAGTGGGAGCATTAATACAATATGCAGCAAATCATTTAGTAAGAATTTAAAACTATAATTATGAAATGTTTAAAAGCAATCAGAGAAAGTAAGTCATCAAAAATTGGTGATATTGTCAGAGTATCAAATAATGATGCCGATGAAAGGGTATCAACGGGTTATTGGATGTATGTCCCAAAAAAAGAATGGAAGGAATATACAAGAAAATCTGTAGAAACATCAAAAGAAACCACTAAAACGTTAGAAGTCAAACAAAAAAAGGAAGTAAAAGGTAAAAAAGAAAAAAAAGATAAGAAAAGTTTGGATAAGTGATTTGGTTAGCTTAATTTTATATTCATATCGGAAACGATATTAGTTCTTTAAAAAAAAGTTAGAAAAAAAGTCAAAAAATATTTGTTATTTCGATTTTCTTTCTTACCTTTGTTAAAGAATCAGAAACGATAAGTTCTTTGAAAATAAATACGGGCGGTCTATAGTCCATTTCCCTCGCAAGAGGGGATAAAGATAAACCATGAAAGTGGTATAAAGTGACTTGTTTTGGTTAAGACAGGTTGCGGTTCATCGAAAGATGAACTTGAGTAGAAAAGCGAGATATCATTAGACCTTGATTACCGAGGGTGACACTGTAGGGAAAGTGGTTTGATGACCAAGCGATGTGGGTCGTTTGGTTGAGGTGGGAACACCAATAAGAATAACTCGTAGAACTGTTGCAAGAAATATGGTCATCCAACCACATAATTGCGGAGTTCAATATTAAGGTGGTCTTAAAACCGAAAGGTAAGACTTCGTACAGGTGGTGCTGTTGTGGTCCTTATCAAACACCTACCAAGGTGTTAGATATGAAGACAACCTAAAATATGGAGACAGGGATGTCTCAGAGAGTAGTTGTGTATTTTGTGGTTCAAAAGACTGCAAAGCACTGGTGACGGACCACTACTTTCATAATCCACAAACCAAAAACTTGCATTGTTATTGCAAAATAAAAATCAAGGAAAAGCGTCCGTCAGTTGTAATCGACAGGTCACTACTTAGTTACGAGATGTTCGTAGCCGTGAAAGGTCCCAAGCCTAACACGATTTTTATGAAAGTTCTCTAATCTCGCAAGGATTAATTGGGGAGGCATCCTCGAAGAGTAACAATTAGTAAGAGAGTGGTTTACAACTCAAGGATTGGTTAATCTAATTGACCGTGACTGAGGATTACTTCTCAAAAGGAAGTGGATATGAAGGGAACCAATAATCCTTCTAAAGATTCTCAATAAAACTTGTAATCTCAGAGTTTTTTCAAATTATTACCCAACCCAAAAAGTTGGGTTTTTTTGTGCATATATATATTTATTATTATTAGACCATATGAATAAAAATAAATCTTCAAAATTTAATGATATGTTATCCAAATTAGGTGAATATATTTTGTTTATTAGTGCGTCCTCATTTATTATTTATTTTGTTTTCAAATTTTTGTTTGGTACACCTATACAACAAAAATCAAATCATGATAACATTGTACAAGTACTTAATCAAGTTGATACAATAAAAGCCATGGAATCATTTAACATGGATGGCATTTATAGTATTAAAGACACATTAAGTCAAATGGTAATTTCGATAAATGAATTAAATCAAACAGTACAAAATCAAACACAAGAGATTAATAACATGAAAAAAGTTGTTAATCAAAAAATACAAACCGCAAATCGAATTATTAATATAAATGGACCAAAGGATACTTCATCAACTAATTATAATTCAAATAAAAACGAAAAATTAGATAGTTTTTTTAGAGCGAGATATAATATAAAAAATAAATAATATGAAAAGATTAATATTATTATTTTTAATTTTTAATATTAATCATCTTTTTTCTCAAGATTTCATAAAAGAAAAAAAATATCAAGGAGACCCTTTATTTGATTTTGTTACCGAATGGTGGGGTGTTAAATACCGTTATGGAGGAGAAACAAAAAAAGGAATAGATTGTAGTGCATTCACATTAAAGTTATTTGATAAAGTTTATAACGTAAAATTACCAAGAACAGCATCAGAACAATATAGATTAACATCAAGAATAAAAAAAGAAGAATTAAAGGATGGTGATTTGGTTTTTTTCAGAACAAATTATATGTCCACTTGGCATGTTGGTGTTTACTTAACAGATGGGTGGTTTATACATTCAAAAGGAAGAGTTGGGGTAACATTTGATAATTTGGAGAATCCCAAATATCAAAGACTTTATTATGGTGCAGGAAGAATTCAATAATTAGTTGACTTTAATTAAAAAAATAATTATATTATTATTGTTTCCTTGTTTAGAAAAATTAGGTGGTGGAACTGTGACCTTTGCTGGTCAACCCAATAAAAAACCGAGATAAAACTCGGTTTTTTTTATTATATCAATTTTTTCATCATCTGTTTAATCTCATTTATTTGTGAATTGACTTTTGTATTCTTTGCAATTTCAATTGCTTCGTCATAAGTTAAATTTGGATTTTCATAATATGCATCTTCAACTGCCGCAAGTGCAACTCCAATATCTTTTCCAGGTTTGAAACCAATATTTATTAAATCTTTACCATTTATGGGAAATTTTGGTTTTTTTGCGTCTATTTGCTGATTTAATTTATTTAATCTATCTCTAACAATTACAATTTGTTCAGGCATTGATGAATGTTCACTATGTGCAATATTATCCGCATGAATCAAATCTAAAATGTCTTCCAAGTTATCACCAACTGTAACCATAAATTTTCTGAGAGTTTTATCAGAAACATTTGATGCATCAGGTCCACCATGTTTCAATTTCATGTGTTGTTTTACTCCCATAACAACAGCATCAATCAACTCGTTTGGATATTTTAGTCGTTGCATTATTTTCTTTACCATATCCGCACCAACATCTTCATGTCCATAGAAATGTACAGTTCCCTCAGGTGATATTGTTTTGGTTAATGTCTTACCAATATCATGAAATAACCCCATTAATCTCGTTTTCAAATTTGCAGGTGTTTTTGACAAAACATCCATACTATGCATGAAAACATCATCTTTATGATGTACATTTTGTTTCATACCAACAGCATCATTGAATTCGCCAACTATATGTGATAATAATCCCGTTGCTTTTAATAATCTAAAACCTTTTTTAGGGTCAGGAGATACTAATATTTTATCAATTTCATCACGAATACGTTCTGAAGAAATGTTATTGATTAAATCTGCATGTTTTTTAATACTTTTTAGAACTTGTGTGTCAAACTCAAAACCATATTTACAGGCAAATCTAATCGCCCTCATCATTCTTAGAGCATCCTCCTTGAATATGACTTCAGAGTCCTGTGTTGTCCTTATTATTCCGTTTTTAATGTCCTCTATACCCTTACCACTAATATCTAATATTTCTCCCGTGGAAACGTTTTTAAGAAGACTGTTGATTGTTAAATCGCGTCTGTAAGCATCATCTTCAATATCCCCCGCAGTAACCATTGGTTTTCTTGAACCATGTAGATACACTTCTTTTCTTGGTGCAACAAACTCTAATTCTAATGGTGGTAAATTTTGATTATTATTATTTAATGATAATTTTGCAGTACCAAATTTTGGATAAACAACAGGATTACTTTCATTTTTGAAATTACCCAATGATTTTGCTAACCATGTTGCAAAATTTATACCCGCATCCAAACTACCAATAATTGTAAAATCTAAATCTTTGGGGGTTTTTCCCATTATTTCATCACGGACAGCTCCACCTGCAAGAAACACTTTATTTTCCCATTCTGTACCTTGAATTTTGTTTTTCAAAAATTCTAAAACAGTATATTCATCTGTTGATTCTAATAACAAATTTTTTAATCTCATATTTTGATAAATATTTGGTTAATTTATATTTTTTTCATATAATTTATATATGAGACTCGTTTGTATATCTGACACACATACACACCACAAAAAGATGAAATATAATCTTAATGATTATATTGACAAAAACAATTATAATGTCTTAATTCATAGTGGTGATATTTCAAGTAGGGGTTATCAGCATGAAGTAACCGATTTTGTATATTGGTTACAAAGTTTAGAAGGATTCGATATGAAGATTTTCATATCGGGCAATCATGACTTTTGTTTTGAAAAGATTAATCAACCACATCATCAAGGCGATTATGATTGGTTTAATAATTTGATTAATGAAGAAAACTTAATGCAATCTGATTGTGTTTATCTTGAAGATAACGGTGTAAATTTATTGACACCTGAGTTCAGTAGACCAATTAAATTTTATGGTTCACCTTGGCAACCTGAATTTCATAATTGGGCATTTAATCTACCAAGAAATGGTGAGGAATTACAAGAAAAATGGAATAAAATACCCAATGATATTGATGTATTGATAACTCACTCACCACCTTATGGTATTGGTGATTATACACTCAGAAATGAAAGAGTTGGGTGTGAATTATTAATGTCGAGAGTCGAAAACATGAATTTACTTGTCCATACATATGGACACATTCATGAAGGTCATGGTGTTTCAGTAAGAAACAATACGATTTTTGTAAACTCATCAATTTGCAATATTAGATATCAACCAATTAATGAACCTCAAGTAATTGAATTAAAAGAATACGATGGAGAAATTATCGCAACCCACATCTACTCAGAATAATGCATTATCTGTTGTTATTTCAACAAGAAACACCGAAAATGTTAGTTTGAAACATTTAATAGAAAGATTCGCACATCCAAAAACAGAATTTTTGATTTATGAAAATAATAATCAATATTCTTTAAGTGAACTCTACAATAAAGGATTGTCAGAATCAAAAAACGACATTGTAGTTTTTATGCATGATGACATTATTATTGAAACACCAAGTATAACGAGAAAAATAATTAAATTATTTCAAAATAACCCTGAATATGGTATTATTGGTCTTGCAGGTACAGATACCCTTGTAAGCGGAATGTGGTGGGAAAAACGGGATAGAATGTTTGGACAGGTCAAACATCAACACGAAGGGAGAACGTGGAAAAATACCTATTCTGGTGGGTTTGGAGACAATTTAAAAGAGGTTGTATGTGTTGATGGGTTGTTTTTTGCTGTCCATAAGAAAAGATTAAAAGAAAACTTTGATGAAGATTTCAAAGGATTTCATTTCTACGATATTCCATTTTGTGTTGCAAATTATTTAGAAGGTGTGAAAATTGGTGTTACAACTAAAATTATGGTAGTTCATAAATCAATTGGAATGGTAAATAAGCAATGGGAAAAAAATAAATTATTTTTTGAAGCCAAATATGGTGAAAAGTTGCCATTGACAATTTGAATAATATTTATTATTTATATACAAAAAGAAATTATGTTCAAGAAAGTTTTAGATTTCATTAGTTCAACATTCAAAAAATCACCTGTATCAAGTTCTGTTGTTGAAGAAGTAGTGACATCTTCTGAATCATCTACTGTACCTGTAGAAGTAGAACCTGTTGTAGAAAAAAAGAAAAGAGGTAGAAAGAAAAAAGATGAGTTGGATGACCAAATGTCAGAGTTAATAGATTAATATCAAAATAAAAAGGGGGTGACAGGAATTGATTGACGTATAGGTGGTAAATGGGCACGTAGTCGGAAATCATCTACGACTTTAATAAATGGTGATAAATACAAATGGCGAAGTTTATCGCAACATGGAAGTAGCAGGTCTCCTCGCAACTTCTAAGGTCTCTGCCTGATTGGTGGACACCTAACGGGTCGATGGACACATAACCTTGGAACAGAAGTCCCTACGGTGTAATACCACCAGTTAAGAGTGTTAAGGTGCTGTTAGGGGTGCTACCGACAAAAGTGAACTCCCCACAGTTGTAGGTTTTAATGGAAAAATAAAAACCTTCTATTTGTCAGTTGAGAACTAACTGAATAAACGTGTAGTCCATTTATTAGTTTGCGGACAAGACTTGGCTCTCAGATGCCAACACCTCCACCACATTAAAAAACCCCATCGATTTCGATGGGGTTTCTTTATTATCTGAAAGGTAATTCTTCTTCGGGCATTTCAGGTTCATCACCATAATGTTTGTCTAACATTCTGATAAATTCCGATTTTTCTAATCTACCTCCACGCATTTCTTCAATTTGGTCTAAACAACTAAAAAACATTTTTTCAATTTCTTCATCCATAGAAGTATCGTAATTTGACATCTCATCGGGATTGTCAATTTCACCACCATCGTACATTTCATTAATTCCGTAAAGTTTTTGTATTCTTTCTTTTTCCTCTTTTAAAATTTTCATATTATCTTTTTAAATAAATATCCATAAAACAACAAAGGTCCGAAGACCTTTGCCGAGATTGAGAATACCCCCTTTTCGTTTTTATTGATTTATTGTTTAGTGGCGACCAAACCAACTAAACTCTTATATAAATATCACTTAACTACTTTTTGTGCAATTGCTTTTAAAGCAAAAATTCCTAAACCTGTACCTAACAGACCAAGTAGAAAATTTGAACCACCACTCTTAGAATTATCATTACCCATATATTCATTCATTTCATCTTCACTCATGGTGTTTCCCAATAATTGTGTTGATAATGGATGTTGTGAAAATTTGTTTGCAAAATCATCACTTGTTGTTAAGTTTTGTATGAAATCTTCTACAGATGGTAAATTTGCCCATTCTAACAATCTATTAGTTTTTATAAACCACCTTACCCACATTCTTCTATCTCTGTATGGAATATATTTTGTGCGCCAGAATTTAAAAAATCCTTTCAATTGACTCGCATCTTTTCCATTTTTTTTCATCCAATTAGCTAAACTTTTTTCTCTTGAAAAACCTTTAATTGCTGTAGATATTGGTTTACTAATTTTAGGGTTCATTACATTTTTTGCAATTGCAGTACCATAACCACCTAAATCTTGTAAAATGCTCGATAATTTTTTACCTAATCTACTAATCAAAGGATTTTTCATTGTAGATAATTGGGCTGCGGTTTCGATGACTTTTGGGTGTTTAGCCAACTCACCTATTTTTTTCATTTTGTCCATAGGAATTACTTTTGCCAAATCATCTGCAGATTTTAATCCGATTTTAGATGTTCCTTTCAATCCTCTCAAAGTTTTAATTATCGGGAAAGCAATAACATCACCAACTGTTGGTATTAATGCAATACATGTTAAAACAGCATAAATATATTCTTTTCTATACAAATAATAACATATCAATGCAATATCAGCGATTTCACCAATTACAGGTACAAATCCTAATACCAATGCAATATTTTCAAACCATCTCCCAAACCATGACCTATCATCTTCTTCAGATAATATTTGTTTTTTCGTTAATACTAAGACATTTTCTTTCATTTGTAATCATTTTATGATTTATGCAACATAGGACATACCTTTTTTGCAATTATTTCACCTGTATCGGTTTTTTGTATTATTGAACCTAATTCGTTACCTAATCCAACAGATAATATTTGTAACCAAGTTTCATTTTCAGGTTTTGCTCCTGTCACTTTTTCCATAAAATACCTACCAGCAACTTCTAAAATACCATCAATTAATTCTGGACCATATTTGTTACAATATTCTAAATTTTTAAAAGGTCTCAATAACATAAATGGAGTAATATTGGTCAAAATTCTCGAAATGTTCATTGCTGTAGATTTATCCATATTTTTAAATATAAATGTCAAAATCCAATACACAGACATTTCCTTTATAGTTTCCCATAATGTACCTTCTAATTCACCAAAATAGTCAAAATTTTTAAATTTATCTAATATTGCTTCTTGTTCATTTAATTGTTCGTGTATCTCATTGATTTTGTACCCTTCCCTCATTAATTTTGCAGTAGTTTCTATATAGGTTTCAATCAATTGTTTACCCTCTTTATTGTGCAATATATTTAAAGACTCTTTTAATTTCTCTCCTCTCGTTTGTTGCAAATTTTTATTAACAACTTCTTTGAGTGTTAAATTAATTTTATTCATATAATTTTATTTTAATGGATTTGCTTTACCTCTTTTTAATGTACTACCGACAATGTCTGACCATTTTGTAAGACCTATTTGATTACCAGGTCCTCTTGTGATACCACTCTCCCATTTTCCTACTTGTGGGTATGCTGAACTTGTTGAACCACCAGAACTACTCGTAGACGATGTTGATGATGTTGATGAAGTTGTTTCTTGTTCATTCATATCCTCTTCATCGTTAAATAAATGACCAATAAAGTCATTTCCATAACCACTTGATGATATATCTTCAATACTAACTTCTATTGGGTCTATACCCCTATCTTGTTCTTTATAATCATCTAATTTTTCTGCACTTGTACCTACATACCAAACGATAGGTTTACCGTTTATAATTTTAGATGCGATTAATTTATCAATTTTTACTTTCCAACCTTCTTCTTCTGATTCTCTGTATGCTGCTTCTAATGGTGTTTCATTTTTTTCAACCTTACCTCCTGGCAAACCAATTTTATGTTTTTTAGATTTTTCATATGGTCTTGTTGTAGATGCAATTTTACCATTAGGTAATTTCACAACAACAAAAGATGCATATGCGTTTTCTTCATCCTCTTCAGATAATTCTCTAAATGGTGATTTCTCTAATTCATCCACTCTTTTAGACACTAACTTCTTTATTTGTTCTTCAGTTAATACCAAATTCATATTTATGTATATTATTCATCATAAATCTTATCGTTTATTTTACTATTTTGTATATATTCATAACTCCAAAAAAAACCACCTGATGATTTAAATGATTTGTAATTATTACACACCTTACTTATATGATTTATATTTAAACACTTTTGTGCATCATTTATCGAATTCCATTTTTTTATAAATATTCTATCTAATGTATACTGATAAACAACTTTTTTAGTTAATATCATCATATAATGAATCGTTTAATTTGGAATATTTTCTTATGTAAAAACCTGCTAATGCATGTGCTTCATTTTCTATTTCACTACCATCTGCACCGTCCTCTATTGAATTTTTTAATCTACCTTGTTCAAATTGTTTATGGTGCACGAGTTCGTGTGCAATACTTCTCAATATGTCAACTAATGCACGATTTTTACCACATACTTTTACGATTTTATTCTCTTGTCTATAATCATAATTTGCAGTCGTCTTCAAACCATTTCTATTATTTTGGATGACAATAGTTGGAAGTTTTTCTATATCAAGTTCTTTTTTAACAAACTTGATAAAATCGTTCAATATTTCTTTCTTCTCAGGTGACAAAAATTCCATAATAATAAATATCACAATAATCTTTCTTCGGGATAATTATTTTCACCAAAATATTCAATTAAAAGTTCAGAAACAAAGAAATCATCTATATCATACATATCATTTCTATTGATTAATGATGGTGAATAATATTCTATTTCTTTAAATGTTAATGAGACCGTCCTGTATGTATTATCGTCATCATCAGACAATGTAAATTCTACCGTTAATGTTTCG